GGGGATGCAGTAATGCCACTCCATACAGGGTTTGGGTATAACCCGGTTAAGAAATTTATTAACTAATTATACAAGTGTAAACTTGTATATAATTACCAAATGGATGATATGAATAGAAATGATATTATAAAAGAATTAGGTTCGTATTTTGATATAGTGGAATTGGTGTGTCCTCATACATACAATAAGTGGAAGGATAGATCGTGGCAGTTTCTTGATACAGCGTTTCTCCATAATCTTCTTATATTACGGAGGGATATAATCAAACAGCCTATGTATTGTAATAATTGGGACAAGCAGGGGCAGTTTTCCCAACGTGGTCTTAGATGCAACATCTGCCAGATAGTTAAGGATAAGAAAGATGTTTATCTATCCGCTCATGTGTTGGGTAAGGCTGGGGATTTCGATGTCAAGTCAATGACGGCGGAACAGGCTAGAGGCTTGATCTTGGATCATCAAGATATGTTACCATATCCTTTCCGGCTTGAAGGGAAGGTGGGTTGGTTACATTTTGACAGCCTTGATACGAGGAACGGTATACACGCCGTGGTGTTTTAGGTACTTAACGGTATAGTGGTTAACTTTGCGTATAGGGTATAAAATGAAAGACAAAGACATGATAGAGCGAGTGGGGGCTTTATGGAATATAGCGCTTGCGTATGGTGCTTCTTGTTGGGCTTACTTCCAGCCAGTGCATCATTTATTGACTGTATTACTTATAGTATTAATGGCGAATTTTTTGGCTAGGTTAGCGCAAAGCGTAAGGGGCTGGAAGCTCCGTAGAAGCCGTAGGAGGAGGTTTAGTTTCAAGAGATGGTTTAGGGAGGTCAGGTTTACTGATATTCTTAAGGAGTTCGCTTTGTCTTGTTTTATAGTAATGACATTATGTGTTATATATAAGACGTTATACCCGATCGAGGAGGAGGCTAGCATGATACTTACCGTTACCAAATATGGGGTGTATATAGCCCTTGTTGGATATGTGATGCTTTTCCTGAATACGATAGGGGATGCTTTCGCTGACGCTTATTTGGTTAAGGTATTCAAGGCCGTGTTTAAGAGGATAAACGTATTCAAGATGTTTAGTTTTTCCAAGAACATACCTGACGAGACGTTTGACGATATAAAGAAGATTGCTGATGATGAGGTTAAGGATAAGTCTTAGGGCGATTTTTTGTTTAGGTCTGTCGCTGTACCTGTCCTCTTGCGGAAGCAGGAGGCAGGTTAGCGAAACATCTATTGATAGCCGGTTGATCAGCAGGATAGAGACGATGATAGATGAGGTCATGGATCGGAGGATCGTAGAGATCAAGACATCTGATCTTAATGCTGATATCGTTATAACTGAGAGGAAATTCGATACGGATAAGGATATTGATCCCGCCACGGGAGAGCGGCCGGTATCGTCCGTGACTGACGCCCATATCGTCATTGGCCGGCGGGACAGCACGGTGACAGCCGATTCCCTTGGAGTTAATAAGACAAGGAATGATATAAAGGATCTGGATAATAAGACAAATATCAAATCTAAGGACGTAGATGATAGGAAGGAATCAAGATGGCCTATAGTGTGGATAGTAGCTGGTATCTTGATGATATTGTTGGTATTGGTGTATATATTGAAGAAGACAAAGATTTTGTAATTATATATCATAAAAAAAGGGCTATGATCTCTCACCGCCCCTTCTCTAATTAGTTTTTAAAGGATATGCAAATAGCATAGAGGTCAGTCCCGGATTCGAACCGAGGTATATGGTTTTGCAGACCACCGACTAAACCACTCATCCAACCGACCATGGCGCAAATGTATACATTCTTTTTGATAATATATTCATGTGGTACTATTTTTTGAATCTATTTTTTAAGATTCGTCTTTATAGTTATCTTTGTGAAAAAGAAATACGAATGAATCAGATCAATATCATACCGAAGATAATTCATGATAAGTTCGCCGCTAGGATTATCATGGATGATTACGATATAGAGAAACCTATCGTTATTACTGTCGTGGCTAGACGTAACGATGGTGAGTATAATACCCAGATATTGACATACCCGACATCGGGCGTTGATTATGAGGGTAATGTAAGGATGGTGTTTTTCGATGTTGCTAGGTCTCATGTTTGCCAGATAACATCGGTGTTTATCAACGGTCATGAGATCAAGACATATTATACCGATATCCCGGATCTTGATATGCAAGCTCGTTATGACGATAGCTTGTGCCGGTACGATAAGAAGGTTAATATGAATGATATTAGGCTGTCGTTTCAGGTGCTAGAGACACGTGATCCCAAGGTGCTTCAGGTATTGGATGAGTCCGAGTGGGGGCTGCTGGAGGATAGGAAGGCGATCATCGAGATCACTACGCCGGGCATGTCTGACCCCGTTACGTTGTTTCTTGGCAAGAATCAGGTCAATACCTTTACCAGTTTAACACTAGGTCTCAATTGCTTTAATTACGATGATTGTAATGTCAAATACCTTGACCTCCCAGACGGTATATATGATATCAAGATCATAGGTAGCCCTTCCACTTACAATTTTAGTCGCAAGTATCTTAAGACGGATCTTATACGCAGGCGTCTTGATCGGCTATGGATTAAGACTGATATCCTATGCGAGGACAAGGATAAGGATCTTATAAATAAGATACAGGAGATGGAGATACTTATGGTCGTAGCGGAGGCTAACGTTAGGTTGGACAATATAGAGGCGGCTCATGAGATCATTGATCGTGTCGGAGAGCTTCTTGAGATGGCTACCAATTGCGTGGATTGTTAAACATAAAAATATTTAGTCGTGGGTTGTAATACTTGTAGGGAAAAGGCATTAAGGGCCGAGAGAGAAAGAATTGAGAGAAGTATGATGAATCATTCTTCTTCTACCGTTGTTAGCGATAGGGAATATGCTTCTAGAAGCACCGCTGGATGTATGGTTATGCAAGATCCGTTGCAGACCATGGAGCGTGACGTGGTTAGTATATATAAGCAAGTTCGTACCAAGGGTGATGGCGTTGGTGTATCTTATCTTAATATGCAGAAAAAGATCCGTGAGTGGATCAAGAATCTGCCGTATGGATGCCCGCCTGACGAGGAGGTACAGGAAATGAGAAAGGAGATTCTGGATGGGCGCTCAAAGCATATCAAACCTTGATAGGATAGATCTATGTAAGGTCGTAGACGAATGGCTGTCCTGCCAATGGGGTAGATATATGAGATACCATAGGTATAGGATCGGGAATAAGCCCGATATATCCTATTGGGGCAAGATAATTCGTTTGCAAAGGTCATTATGTGATAATGATTGCGGGTTATGCCCGGATGAGGTGAGATCGTTAAAGGAACGTGTTAATAAGTTACTGGCATGAAAAAATACAGTTGTTTACATATAACTCCGTCCACTTGCGTACCTTATGAGGGTGATCTACCAGAGTGGTCAAAGCATAAGGACTCTGATGAGTGTGTTATGATCTCTGATGTGATAGAGGAGATATATGACGAGCTTACCCGTATCAGGGAGGCTATAGATGTCCGGGATCTTGGTGAGTCTTGCGTGAAGGTAAGTGGCGATAAGACTGTAGCTAAAATCCTTTACGCTATTGAGGATAAGATTTGCAATGGGTAATTAATGTCCTGATTTTAGGATATTAAAAATAGCCAATCGGTTTGTGTTTATCATTTCGATTGGCTATTTTTGTATGTCCACTGACTCTCACGAGGGAGTGGACATAAAGTAATTAATTATTAACTTCAAAATTAGATTAAAAAATGAAGACGGTAAATGTTTTGACAAGAAAATGGGTGATTTTAACGTTTTTCAAAGAACTAGTGATGGTTATTTTGATGCCAACAGTTTACTTAAGCAATGGAATGATAATCCCGATAGCACGAGAAGACGGCTTGATGATTTTATGAATAGTGGTAGAACTAAGGAATTTATTAGTGCTTTATCTGAAGATGAAAGCCATAGGAGAAAAATCGACATTGGTGATAATCAATTAGTTATAAAAGTAAAAGGTAAGACAACTAAGCATGGTAAAACTCCTGATAAGGTGTGGATGCATCCTCTGTTGTTTATAAAATTTGCCATGTGGATAAATCCTAGATTCGAAGTTCAGGTGTTGAGATTTGTACATGATCAACTTATAGATTACAGGGATAAGGCTGGTGATGCTTACAAGAGGATGTCTTCCGCTTTATCTAAAATAATTGAATCTTCAAGACTAAGAGATAAAATACAAGATTTGGCCAGATCCGTAAATATTATTGTCTATGGCCTTCATGAGACTATGATAAGAAACTCTGTTGGCGAGGAGGCCAAGGCTAAAGAATTGATGGAGCTGGAGATTGATATAGCCAAGATGATTGAGTTTGGATATATAACTACCGAGGAGCAATTAAGAGATTATCTATATAAGGTTTTGAGAAGCAAAAAGGCTCTTCCTTTGTAATTTGATTTTAAATTGTATCTTTGTGACAAAGTGAATGACAATGGTATACGGTAACAAAGAAATAGTTCGGACGTTCACCAAAAACAACCCGCCTGCCGGGTACGTGGGCGGCTCTGTTGACTACCGGGTCCCGGCCAACGTCTATTTTGGCGATACGCAGGAGGAGGCTGACAGCAAGGCTGAGGATGATATCAACGCCAATGGTCAGGACTACGCCAACACATATGCCGACATAATACCGTCCGTATGGTATAATGATCAGGTATGCGATGAGTTTATTAAGAACAATTGCGTAAGCGGTAAGGGATCTAAGGAACAGGTATGTGTAGAGAAAGGTAGGTTTGTCTCTTACGTATCCAAGAAAGATGCCAATGATAAGGCTAGGGTGGAGCTTGGGCGGATCGGGCAGGGGGAGGCCAACTCCGTCGGGGCTTGCTGCGAGGACTGGGTCTCACAGCCTCTTCGTGGCTTGTTTTACAAGAACGATTGCGAGGCTGGCACATCAGGCAAGGAAGGTATTGTATATGAATTGCCAGCCGGAGCTATCATATCCGATATATCCCAGATAGATGCCGATACGTTAGCCTATAGGAAGTTCATGAAAGAAGGTCAGGAGAAGGCTAACGCCGAGGGTAGTTGTTCACCTGTATTCTATAATACGAAGATCGGTGATTGGTTCGAGAAGATATGTCCGTTCGGATATAAGTCCGGTAAAGTATATTACTCTATCAAAGCCAACAGGTTTAGGTCATGGATATCGGTTGAGGATGCCAACGCCAAGGCTCGTGAGGTCTTGATGGTAGAGGGACAGGAGTACGCTGATCTTAATCTTGAATGCGAGAAATGGATTGAGAATATCGATCAAGAAGATCAGTGTTATTGGTAAGAATGCTTTTTTGTTTTTCCATAATTTATAGATTAGTGTTTGGAGGGGATTGCATATCTCCTCCATTTTTTTGTAAAAATATCAGATATAATAAGTTTATATATTGTAATACACTTGTTTGTATATTGAATATATTTTATATTTGCATACCTATCTATTCATCTCGAACCGATAGGTATTATGTTTAATTTAAAATATTGTTCAAAGTTATGAAAAGTAGAGTTGAAATCAAATCTTCTGATAGGAGATTGATGGGTGTTGTTATACCTGCGCTCAGTGATAATGGTTTTGTTAACATCACTTTAGCTATGAAAGTCTTATCTGACGATAGGCTTAAGAAGGGCTTATCTCCTAAGAAGCTTAATGATATTATTAAGTATGATGGTTTCCAGGAGAAATGTAGGGAAATAATTAGTAGATTGGAAAACAGGGATTTATGTAAGCGGATAAATATCAGCCTACAAAATAAGACTCTAAATCTTAGTGATTTAAATAAAATGGGATTAGCATGTCGAAAAGGTAAGGGGGATGGTCAAATGTGGTATATGAATCCATATCTTTTCCTTGTGGTGGCCATGGAAATGAGTCCTGAGGTTTGCGCTGATGTTGTAATGTGGTTTGTTGATAATGTTGTGGGGATAAGAAATGCCGCTGGTGATGCTTATATAGAGATGTGCAGTAGTGTATCTTCGCTTATAAGTGATAAAAGTAATTTAAAGGAGTTGTTATCAAGGATAGCTAAGGGTATAAATTTTGTTGTTTTTGGAGTACATGAAGAAGGGATAAGGAATAGAGCTTCTTTTGAGGAATTAGATATGATAGTATCAATAGAAAGGAATATATCTTATGCTATTAATGCTGGATATATAAAAGACTACAATGGTGTTATAAATGATTTGGGAAGGCAATGGAAAGAAAGATGGGGTAATCCTGTTCTTAAATTGAAATCTTGATTTTATTTCGTTGTTATAATTCTAGGGTACAGGGGATACGAATGTCGTATCCCCCTGTATTGTTTAATGAGGTGTGTTATCCTATTATTAAATCAAATCTGTATCTTTGCTAAAAACAATAATATTATTGATATGTGTAATTTAGGTGGTTGTTGTCATGATCATTCACGGGAACGTCCCGAAGAGTGTTGTCATGGCGTTAAGATAGATGGGTTTCTTAACAAATGCCCTAACGATCCTTGTGATCCTTGCGATCGGGGTTGTCAGGACGAACCTTGTGTTGGTTATGGATGTCCTATAACCTTGTATGATAAATGCGTCTTGTACTCAGGCGATGAGTTGGTAGCGGATGGCATAGAGAAAGGTGCTGATATCTCTGTCGTTATAGACTCATTGAGGCGTATTATAGCGTCTAGGGATAAGCAGATAGATTTATGCCATCGTGAGGTTCTGGATTTGAAGAGGATTATAAACGAGCTTGTCAACGCCGGTGGTAGCGGCGGGGATAGCGGAACTGAAGAGGAGGTTTGGTGATGAACGGTTGCAACAAAAAACAATACAGACCTACTGTAGACGACACGAAAGTACCGTGCCCTACGTACATGAGTACCGATTGTATTTACCCCGGTGATAAGGTACGTGTGGAATCATTGGGATTATCCCCTAATTGCGATATGTCCGATACCCTTAACGCTATGATAAAGGCTATACGGGATAGGGATGCCGAGATACTTGAATTAAGAAGAATGATCAACAAATTGATTTGATATGAGAAGTAATTGTAATCCATGTAAGCCGGAATATAGACCTGGGGACGAGTGTAGTATCTACAGTTCCCAGATCGTATATGACGGTCAGTCGTTCCCTGAGGCGGATATCAGGAACGGTGATAGCATGAATAGCGTAATCGAGTCTCTGGTAAGGAAGCTGGTTGCCGTATCTGGCGCCACGGCGTCCATCCAGCGTGACTCGTTCAAGGGCGTTCAAGCTGTCAGATTAAGATACGAGCCGTTGAATGTGCTCAGTGTTACCTATTGTGGTACTATCGTCCCTAATGATGGATATGTCGTTTCTGGCAGGTCCGTTAAGTTTAAGAAGAAATATTGCATGGGTGATGAGTTCACTGATGTTAATATCGTATATACTACATTGAATAGTAATATTTTAAATACCTCATGTTATGGCTAAGAGAGTGTACGATACGGTCTTGGCTTCCGAGTGCGATGGCTGGGTATGTGGTGAGACCCTCAAGAAGGGATCTCTCCCCGTGGACAGGTTAGAACTTGATTCTTTTTCAGAGGCTGTCAGGGAGCTTATAGAACGGTTTTTCGAGGAGGGATGGTTGCCAGATATGATCTGTGATCTTGGTTGTGGTGGCGCCAGCGTGTTTGAGATTAAGCCTACTAACTTCGAGTATCCTCCTGAGGGTGGTGAGCAGATTCTGGAGATTATCGTAGGTAAGAGTGATAAATGGACTATAACGCAAGCGGAGTGATATGACTAGTAATTTAAAAGATATTCTTGCCAAGATCGAGCAAGGCTCCTCATGGGTGTCCTACGACAAGATTTCCGGTACCGGTCCCGACAAGGTGGCTATCAAGGTAGAGCCGGGATGGATGGGTAGGTTGCCTAGGGAGACTTACGTGGCGGTCGAGAAAGGCAAGGTTACGAAACTCGCTACTATAACCCAGAAGGGTATAGAGCGGGTAAGCGTGGATCCTACCAGTATCATGTTCGACATGGAGGGCGGGACGGCGACCATCAACGCCAAGCTCAACTCCGCCTCAGTCAAGGCTTCCTGCCTTACCCTTGGTGGCTCGGTGAGCAAGTCCTATATAGTATCCATGAACGTGAACGGCTTATCCATGAAAGTCCCGGAAGAGGATAGCAGGTATATAGTGTATGCCGATCCTGAGGATCCCGGAGCCACTGATTTGTATGAGGCTAGCTTTGTCATAGCTATGCCTAAGAATATGGATAACGAACAGCATCATGAGATGTTTGTCTTGAACGGTAAGGTTGTTAATATCAATCAACAGCCTAATGATATACCTTATATCATACTTGATCATGACTTCGATAACGTGACTAGCGAGAACGGTCAGGTTGTCATCGATATCAAGTCCAATACCGAGTATGATATCGAGCTGGTATGTTGCACTTGCGGTGATGGTAGTGAGCCGGAACCGGAACCACCCTTCAACGTGGATCCGCAAAGGTTGACGCTTAATAAGGATGGTGATACCCAAATCGTGAGGGTAGAGGCCGGAGATGATGTTTCATGGAGAATAACTGAAGGATAATATGGCAAGGGAAATAGATAAGAATTGTGTCGAGGGTAATTGCTTTGCCATTAACGACAAGAGCCATGGGGTAGGCGATAATAAGCTTAATATCGTATACAAGGCTAATTATACCGGTCAGATCTGTACGGCTAAGTTCCGTATAACGTCAAAGGACGGTAATATTGTCAAGGAGTATATGATAGCTCAGGACGCCAAGCCCGTTTATTATAATATCAAGATGGTTCAGCCGTTCACCAAGGACGACTGTCTGGCCAACCAGCATGGATCGGTGGTGTTGTATACGGTCGAGGAAAGGACTTACAAGTCGTTTATCTCGCAGGAGGACGCAGACGCCAAGGCTATGGAGGATATAGCCCTGAACGGTCAGAAATACGCCAACGAGCATGGTGAGTGTATAACCGATATCTGGTATAACGAGGAGCAGAGAAAGACGTTTATACGTAATAATTGCGATAAGTTCAGTGACGGTCAGGAATATGTTTATATCATTCCTGAGGGCAAGTACGTATCTTCCATCTCTCAGGAGGACGCCGATAGGAAGGCTCTTGAGGATATTGAGAAGAACGGTCAACAACAAGCCAATTTGGAGGGTGAGTGTAAGCCTAAGGAGAATATCTATTATGGTAAGTTTAGTAAGACCTTTACCCGTAACAATTGTGACTCCACCCAATACGGTACTGATGTGGTTGTCGATGAGACGATGGTTATAGGGGACTTCAGATCCATCGTGTCTCAGGAAGACGCTAATAGCCTAGCCCAAGCCGCTGTCGAGGCTCAAGGTCAGGATATAGCGAATATCAAGGGTAACTGTGAGAAGATACCGGTATTTACCGGATCGTACTCCAAGGTATTCCAGAGAACCAACTGCCCTGAGGGTTCTACTCCTGTTGACTTCACTGTGGACGAGAAGATGTGTTCTGGATATCCGTTCACTTCTACGGTATCGCAGGATGCCGCCAACAAGCTGGCGCAGGACGCTGTCGAGGCGCAAGGTCAGGCTATCGCCAACGAGCGTGGCGACTGTCAGACTAACGTCTACTATAACGTAAGGATGGAGAAGACAGTCACTAGAAACAATTGCGATGAGTTCCATATCGGTCAACCTTATACTTATGTTGTAGCCGCTGGTAAGTACTTCTCTATTATCTCTCAGGAGGATGCTGACAATAAGGCTAAGGCCGATCTTGAGGCTAACGCCCAGCAACAAGCCAACCTAGAAGGTGAGTGTAAGGAGAAGACGATCTACTACGGTAGGTATAATAAGGAGTTCACTCGTAATAACTGTGATGAGACCCAATACGGCACCAAGGTTGTCGTGGATGAGACTATGGTGACAGGAGATTTCAGGTCTACCGTATCTCAGGAAGACGCCAACAATAAGGCTAAGGCCGCCGTCGAGGCTCAAGGTCAGGATGTGGCTAACGTGAAAGGTAAGTGCGAGAAGGTGCCTGTATATACCGGTACTTATACACGTACGTTTACCCGTAACAATTGTGGTGCTGGCACTGGTGGTACTTATACGGTAAATGATAGGATGGTTGACGGTTATCCGTTCACGTCTACCGTATCACAGGAGGATGCAAACAACAAGGCCAAGACCGCCGTTGACGCCCAAGGACAGGCTCTTGCCAATATCCACGCCCTTTGTACGTACACCGGCCGTGCTTCCTTGGAGTTCACGAGAAACAACTGTGGTGAGTGTAAGATCGGATCTAAGGTGACGATTACCCAAGATATGGTAGAAGGACACCCATTCCAGTCTAACGACTCCCAGACCGCCGCTGACGCTATGGCTATGACCGCCGTACAGGCTCAAGGACAGGCTTTGGCTAATACCAAGGGTACTTGTTCTGACGCTACTATGTATACCGGTAAGGCTAGCTTCGAGTTCACGAAGAGCAATTGTGGCGCTAATCAGGTAGGAGATCCGTTCACCGTGACACAAGATATGGTGGAAGGTCATCCGTTCCAGTCTTGTGTATCACAGGATGAGGCTAACTTAGTCGCTATGGCCGCTGTCATGAATCAAGGTCAGAAGATCGCCGATGAGCGTGGTACTTGCCATGAGGCTCCTAAGTACACCGGTCATTATAGCGAGGCGTTTGAGAAGAATAATTGTCCGTCTGGTCTTATCCCGTCTTCAGTTACCGTTACTGAGGCTGACGTGACCGGAGGTCCGTTCTACTCATACGAGAGCCAGTTCGCCGCCGATGAGCTTGCCAAGGCCGCTGTCAAGGCGCAAGGTCAGGCTATAGCCAACGATCGTGGTACTTGCGACGAACTGAAGATATATGTAGGTAATTATAGCAAGGAGTTCACTCCTAAGTGTCCTACTTGTCAGTATGCAGATCCTATCACCGTAACCCCGGATCTTATGGGTCAGCTCTTTACCTCAACCCGTTCTCAGGAAGAGGCAGACGCTTTGGCTAAGGCCTATATCGACAGAATGGGTCAGGCGTTCGTCAACAAGAACTATGATGATACGTGCCATACGAAGACCGAGCAACCGGTATGGGAGACTATAGAGACCGTATGTAAGGACTGTATCTCTCAATTACATCAACGTAACACCAATACCTGTTATACTGATCCTGATAATCAAGAGCGGTATATAGCTGGTGGTAATAATACATGTTTCTGGTTTGGTACGGCATCCAAGGCCTTTACCCGTCAATGTGCGGATGGTGGAGTTGGAAGCTCTGTTACCGTAACTCAGAATGATGTTACGGATCCAAGTCCTAGCTCTGATGGTAAGTTTAAGTCATGTGTATCCCAAGCTGACGCTAACGCCAAGGCATTGGCCGCCGTGAACTCTCAGGGTCAGGCCGTGGCCAACTCGAAGGGTACTTGTACTTGGACAGGAAGCTATACCGGTCAGGTTCAGAAGAACAATTGCGCTGATGGCGGCGTAGGCGACATGGTATCCGTAAGTAGCGACAGGCTGCCGGGACATCCGTATACCTCCAACATATCTTTGGCTGACGCTAATAAGAAGGCCGAGAATGCTGTTCGTGGAGCCGATGGACAGAACTACGCCAATAAGAACGGTGGATGTACTTGGACTTACGTGGCAAGCCGTGACTTCTATAAGAACAATTGCGCCGGAAGCGGGGTTGGTCAGAGAATAACGGTGACCTCTACGCAAGCCAACGGCGGTACGCCTATCACCAGCAAGGTTTCTTTGGCTGATGCCAGAAGCAAGGCCGAGCAGATCTTAGACCAGAAGGGACAGGATTACGCTAACCAACATGGAACTTGTGTATGGACCGGTACTGGAAGCGCTACATTTTATAAGGATAATTGTGGTACATGTAAACATGGTGTCGCTCTATCCGTTCCTTATAGCGCCTTAGGGTTGTCAGCGTTGACATCTACCGTATCTCAGGCGGATGCCGACAGCAAGGTTCAAAACGCTTTCAAGAATGATACGGCGACTAAGACCGCCGCTCAAGCTTACGCTAATAAGAATGGTGATTGCGCCGATGACGATGATACCCCATCTTATGATGATTGGAGTTACTATTGTAGTGGATGCGATTATCGTAGGAGTAGGAATCAGACCAATCCTTGCTCTTCAGCCCCAAATCAAGATGAGTTGGTTGAGTCCGATTCGAGATCTTGTGGATGCGGGTGTGATAATACATATCATATGGATAATAGCAGGTGTAATAATGGTAATAGCGAGGAGCATTATTCTAGCGAGTGTAATCCTACGGGACATTGGCAGAATGGCGGTGAGCATTGTTGTTATCCATATGACTACACTATCTATACCAATGAGGTATGTAAGGGATGTTCGGGCGAATGTGGTGATGTATGCGCTCCTAGTAGCCCTATGAAGGTTGTTTCTGCCGGAGAATATTGCAGGAGCAATGCTCAAGATGCGTATAGCGCCGCTTATGATGCTTATTCTAGCGCTAAGAAGGCTCTTCAGATTCTTGTTAATGCTAGTACATGCCCTTCTAAGGTTGGCAATGATGACCGATGGGGGAATGTCAAGGCTACGAACTGTCCTAGCAACTGTACTCCTAAGACTATCAGTTATAAGCAAATCGCTGGTAAATATGAGGCTTGTACCAAGGACGAGGCAAACAGGATAGCCGACAGCAACCTACAGTCAGACGGTATCTCTTACGCTAATGGCTTGGCGCAGGCCGATAGATGTGATTGCGTGGAGCCAACGAAGAATTGGTCAGCCAACGCTTATGCCGATGGTGATCCTTGCAATGGCGCTCCTTCGGGCACTTCAGCGCTAAGAGTAGAGGTCGAGATTACGTATAGTAATGAATGTACTACGCAGAAGAGTTTGACGGTAACAGCCTCAAGCTCAGGGACTACTATCGGGAGTACGACAGTGACTATACCTACTGGATCAGGCACTAAAAAGGCCACGATATATTTTGGTCGTGGATATCCATGTAATTCTATCAATATAAGTGGAAGAGCTGGTGGTCAATGTTAAGAGTCTGATATATAATAAAAAGGAGAGGCTAACTAACCTCTCCTTTTTATTGTATATACATTATCAGCATTGTCCACCTGTGGTACAAGCCGCATGCGCCGTTCCTGTTCTTATGGCCGCTTGAAAACACATTCTACCACTAGTAGATCCACTACCAGTACCTATCGTAACCGTAGTACTAGTGGTCATCTCCATACCCGTGGAGGTATTCGCTTCCGCTCCTCCTGTCACTGTTATGGTTTTGCTGGAACTACACGGATTACTGTATTCCACAGTAAAGTTAATACAACTTCCGCTTTCACTGTAGTCTACCACGTTGGCACTCCAATTTTGTGGACAATCACATCTATCGGCCTGCGCCAAGCCATTAGCGTAAGAGATACCGTCTGACTTGATGTGAGTTTAGCTTATTCAATGCGTATTGTTTATCTATTAATTAAAATCATTAATATTGTATCGTTAATATTAATACATTAAGTTATGGCTTGCAATAAGAAAAAGAAAATGGCTAATGGAGGCAAGGTCTCCGAGAAAAAGAAACCTCAATTGAAATGTGGAGGCAAGGTTAAGAAAAAGAAGTAACAACCGGAGGGGTATATCCCCTCCTCAGTATTTAGCATATGAAAAATTCAGAATTTGTATCTAGAATCATAAATGATATGAACTCCATCAATAAGGACGCTCATGTCAGTAGGAGATGGATATTATCCATAGGAAGACAAAAGGCAAGATCATATATAGCCCAGAAGTATGCTGATGGAACCTTGTTCGGCGAGGAATCACTGTATACTCATATCAATTGCATGGAGATGGAGAGGGTTCGGAAAATTGATTGTTGTTTTGATGAGTTTAAACTATGCAGGATACTTATGAGATCCAAGAAAAGATTGCCCGATATGATATATACCCGTATAGGACCTGCTATCATTAAGGTGTCAAATATTATGGATGATATTATATTTACCTCCATATCATTGAGAAAATATGCGAACAATAAGGAACGTAAATATGGGAATATAGATCAATATTATTACTATGTAAATGATGGTTATATCTATATACCAGATATTAACATAGAGGCTATAAACGTGGATCTTATTACCTTGGATAGAAAAGCGGCTTTAGAGTTATCCGGGTGTGGAGCTGAAAAAGATAAGCCATGTACATCTCAATGGGATTATGATTTCATATGCCCAGACAAGCTTCTTGAATATGTGGTTTCCGAAACATTAAGGGAAACTATAACCAAATTGCAGATCCCTACGGATGAGAACCCGGATATGGATATTAATAAGAAAACACAAAAAATTCAGTAAACATGAATCTAATAAGATCAATAATCAATTTCTTCGGTTTCAATGACGCCATAGTTGACGGTATAGGCGAAAGAGGGATGAGAGACAGCTCTATCATAAGATATAATGAGGTGCACGATATGTATGACAAGATTATAAAAGATCTGGGAGATATGTCGGCTTACGTATCCAAGGGTTATATCTATGATAAGATAAAGGAAAGAACGGGATTAAGTACCAGACATATTAGTGGGATATTAAATCATACTAAGAGAAAAGATCTTAGGTTTATATAAAAAGGAGAGGATAATCAACCTCTCCTTTTTGTTTTTAACAGTATCCACCTTGACTTGGATTAGATACATACATGCTTGTAGCATTGCTAACACAATCACTTCCGCCTGATATCGTTCCCGATCCGGATGGTATGGTGACTGTTTTAGTGGTAGAGAAATATTCTACATCTCCAGATGGTTCAGATCTAGTATAATACACATCAAATGATGCTGTTTTAGATTTACCACATGGATTATCATAACTTACGGATATACTTAAACATTGTCCATTAAAACTTCCGCTAGCGTAAGCGCTCCATGTTTCGAGGCAATCACATCTATCGGCCTGCGCCAAGCCATTAGCGTAAGAGATACCGTCTGACTGTAGGTTGCTGTCGGCTATCCTGTTTGCCTCCTCCTTGGTGCAGGCGGTGTATTTTTGTGTATAAATTTCTTGTATTAGGATGAAATCGTTATATTTGTGATATGAAAACAAAGTCATTTAAAATACTTGATCAATACTTTCTTCGATTCTATAGATCTATTATGTCTAAGAACGGGAAAAGGAGGAAGCATACGATCGTGGATAAGAATGATATCCTTGAGTGCCAGTCGTTGATCTGGAAAGTCATACGTGATAGGTATCTGGAGGATGAGGGAGGGGTTTATATAAACAACATCGGTTATCTATGTCATAAGATTAATCCTAACCGCAAGATATATCTGAATAAACTTACCGGTACTATTAATAGGCGTGGGACGGGTGGATATTCTTACGTCCATACGTGTATGGATTTTATGCCTAGGAATAAGTATTTTCATCTATATATCTCTCCGGCCTTGAATAAGGAATGTAGGTTGGCTATGGAATCAGGTAGGAGATATAAGTTCTTGTATCGGGAGGTTGAGTCGGAGAGTAAGGTATTTGGAGTTAAATGGGTTTACAAGCTGTAGAAGTTTTTTTGTGATCCAGTTAGCCCGTGAGGGTAGACTGGATTTTTTTTTGTATCACGGATTCAAATACATATCTTTGTGCAAAAGACTTGAATATGACTATAAAAGGGTTGTTGGCCGAGATCAAGGCCGATTTACATAAATACGATGATAGCGGGGCTATAGATACCTCGTCTGTTTATAGATGGGCTGAGATCGCCTTGAAAAGGTTCGGGGGTGTTATAGCGGTCATGTCCGAGGCGGTTGTCAAGACCAGCAACAAACAGGCGGTATTGCCTTCTGATTTTTTCGACATGCTTGATGCCTATAGGTGTGAGCCTCTTGTCTGTGAGATTCCGGGGGGCGATAAGGCTAAGGCTGACCTCCAACACGAGATCGGCTGGGTCGAGCGCACCGAGCGCGGCTTCCGTTGGAACTCCTGCACGGAGTGCTGTAAGGAGGAGTTTGAGAAGACGATCACGGAGAAGCTATATATCGGGTCTCACGAGGTTCGCTTCCATTACCATCACCCCGTAAGGCTGTCTATAGGTCGTGGGTTGAGACGTGATTGCGCCTCCGACAAGTATCGGGATAAATATGCTTGGGATAATTATGATATAACTATATCTGGCAATACTATGTATACTGGGTTTGATGGATTTATTTACATCATATATCGTGCTACACCCAAGGATGATGACGGTCTCCCGTATATACCTGAAACGGCGTTAGGTTATCTTGAGGATTATGTCGAGACGTATATCAAGATGAAGATCTTCGAGAACGCCGCCGTTAACGGTTTGATACAAGGGGCTGGTGATGCTTATAAACTATACGCCCAGCAGGAGCCGGGTAAGTTCTCTAGGGCCATGAAAGAGCTTAAGATGTCGATGATTACCTTGAATGATTACCGGGAGCTGGCTGAGGATAATAGGAGGAGGATGCTGTCTTATGAGCGTATGTGGCCCAACGCTTTTGATAAGTATATTAAACTGGTTTAACAAAATACGATGATATGGCTGATTGGATACATTTAGATAAGACAAGTGGTACCGGTCCTGCTGAGGTTAGGGTTACCGCTGATATCAATGAGACTGGAGAGATACGTCAGGCTACGTACAAGGTTATAAAAGAAGGCACCAAGGAGGAGAAGACGTTCGTGTGCAGGCAGGAGTCGGTCCCGGTGGTTATTATCCCGGAGTTCGACTACCTAGTGCTTAGGTATATCTGGGCTGACGAGGACGGCATTGACTTTGACACGGCTACCGGTTTCGATAACACCGGCCTCCCGGATGTTGACGGCAAGCTGGTTGGTTGGAGTAAACAGTACCAGACCACGCAGGAACGGGTAGGTGATTATCTCATCCATGGTGGTGATAACATGGAATCGGGTAATGAGGCAGCTTTGATCCAGATGGGACCGTTGTTGGATGGCGATAATTATGATAAATTACCTCTTGAGATCAGATGCAGTATATACGGTAACTGGTATGGTGGTCGTGAGAAAGGTAATATCACTATTAAATTCACGGCATATAAGGGCGGTTCTATGGAGAAACGTGGATATGATTTTGTCAATATCGGAGGCGAGGAGGTTTATACCGGTGATGCCCCTACCAACGTATCTGCCCATGGTGAGGATAATTGGCAAAATATAAAGACCTTGTATTCTAAGGTAGGCACGATGATCTACAACAAGGAGTCTCGTGACTGCATTGTAAGGATTGGCGAGTAGATTTTTCTTCATAATATAAACACATCGGCTCTCTTGTCCGTGAGGATAGGAGAGTTTTTTTATTTTTTAGTCCTTTACTTATGACATATTTGATCTTCTATTGTATAGGAATAATCTAGCTTTGCCGAAAACTAGCATTATGATCGCATTAAATGATGTCAATAACGAACTCCATGTCCGGTTGTATATATTGGAGGTGTTCAAGGATTATGTTCGGGATGATGATTTCGACGAGCTTTTAGATAAGGCATTAGATTTTGTCATGGAAGGCGTTTCTATGCCTAAGGTGCCGGTAAAAGATACTACTATGAGCGATATATCAAGAAGTATTATCGCCTTGACCACAGGTATAGGGTTTGATGGTAAGATAAACAAAAGTCCTCTGGAATTGGCTTATGACAGATGTAGGATGAGATATGTTTTCGATCCTCGGAATCGTGACATACATGGCGTTGTCGTTGGTTATTCCAATGATTTCAATAGTCTGGTGGTCGTGTGCGACGAGGGATCGAAGAGAGGAATAGACAAAGGATCTACCGATTTTGTGGATGTCAATGAGAGATACGTGACTAACGGGTTCTTCTACATATCCGTAGAGGACGCCGATAAGCAATCAAGCTACATGGGAAAAAATCCATAATTATTATGTTTTTGTATTTTCATTAGAGGTAAACGTTGCAAAGTGTTTAGATTTTCCTTCTGGCTTGTGAGAGTCAGAAGGATTTTCTATTTTTGTGCGATTTGAATGTTTTGCATAATACGTACGGTTTGTTAGAATCCGCCACATAAGTGATTATCTGGCGGATTTATTATATTTGCGAAAAAGATAAGATCGTGCAAAATAACTCTAACATAGCGGTTCCCGATTCCGGGATGAACAGGGATAAGCATCCACAGGACCTATCCCCGTCTGAGTACAGTTTCGCCTTGAACGCTACCATAGAGGGTGACGATGGGAGTCAGATTAAGATTCAGAACGAGCCTAGCACCCTTTTATGCAAGCGATTCGATGGCTATAAGGTTATTGGGTATAAGAATGATATAGCTGGTGATAATACTTATTTCTTTCTCGTGAATCCTGATAACAATACCTCTAAGATCACGTTCATGAGGTCATTGGATTATGTCAAGACCGTAGAGGATCAATTAGCAGGATCAGGGAAAGATATTCATCGTATCCTTGGCGAGAGACTTGAGGAGTCGGATGGTCGTTTCGATGAGATATGTGATTTGATGGAGGTGTTGATAGAGGATGGGACCGATGACCCTTGTCTTAACTTCTCCATTCATCACCCGATTTTCGATATAGAGATCAAGGATGAGAAATGTGGGAAGGTGATATACTGGACCGATGGATATAATCCCCAGCGATATGTTATGGTCGATAAGGCTCTTAATCCGGATGATGATGGTGACTTTTGGTATCATTACCATGGGTATAAGACATGTGGGGATGACAAGCCAATAGAGAGGTGTAGGCTGGCCTGCGAGAAGCTGCTGGTGTTCCCGTTGCTGACGGCCCCGTGCGTGGAGCCTGAGGTCGTGGAGTTCGGGGGAAGCCTGCGTGCCGGGACCTACCAGTTCTGCGTGGCGTTGTGCGATGAGTTCGGGATTGAGAAGACCGGATATTGCTCATTGACCAACCCAATCATGTTATTCGATCGTCAAGATATGGTTATCCGCGATGGTTTATGGGGTAAGTCAACCAACATGGGTATCCGCCTTACCGTGTCTAATATAGATAAGCAGGTATCTCATTATAAGATAGGTGTTATACAGAATACGGTTGGGTTTAATGGTGAGCAAAGCCCGGTTCTTGAGTATTTCATAGAAGGTATACATCCGATAACGGAAAGGACCATCTATTACCTTACGGATCAGTATAGCGAGCGTACGACCATGGAGAAGTTATCCAAGGAAATACCGGTATATAAGACAGCCAGAGGCATGACGTCTGTCGGGAATCGTCTTCTTCAATACGGCTTGACCGTGGAGAACGAATGGAATCTTCAACCGGTCGTTAACTTCTTGGGTCATTTCGTTAAATGGCAGACATCTATAGCCACGGAGAATTTGTATAAAGACGGTGTGGCTTGCTCTAAATACGCCTCTTTCATGCGTGACGAGGTATATCCGTTGGGTATAAGATTCTTTACCAATACAGGATACAGGACGGCTAGATTCCCGCTTATCCCTCGTCCGGCCACAAGGGAGGAGATGGAGGTTATCGTTGATGAGGACGGTAACTCTGACGACCTGTCGGCTGCGTCGGTGCTGGAGAACAACCCGCAGTGTGCGGGGAACAGCCGCCGTCATCTTTGGCAGTTTAAGAATACGGCAAAGATCATAAACGACCCGTCTTGGGGATTTGATGATTTTGGAGGAGAATGCAAGAATCAGCTAGATGTCAAGCAGCTCAGATATGTAGAGCAGGAATATGCCACGGTAGGAGAGACCCAATTCGTTATCAACACGATGGGGAAAGATGTTACGGTAGATGATGCTATTGATTATATCGCTGATAATATAGAGAACCTGTGTGATATCATAGAATCTAATGTAGGTATTACTGACGAGTTATGCGCTGCTATATCATTGCCAGAGGATCAAGACGGTATAAAGGCTCCCGATTTTCCTAGTGGATGTGATGATATCGAGAGGATAGAGACCAGGACTATATTGGATAAAAACTCTTTGGTGGATTCTAGGATTGATTTTACGTATAAGCTGGCTAGTGATTATACGGAGACCGAGCCTACCACCTTAATACAAAGTAACGCCGAGTCACAAAGGAAATTCTCTGTATTGTGTGATTTCGATAATTACTCCAGTGGAGGTAAGAATATCATAGATCTGGTTCAGGAATGGCTGGATGGTCAGGATGAGGATAAATTCCCGTCTGATATAGACTCCTCCGCTTTGGTCTTGTGTCAGGATATGTCTAATGTCCGGCAGTTATATGATGAGGGTATATGTACTAATGGGTGCTCGGTAGATGATCCTCATGTCAATCCTACTATTAATGATGTTCAACTTCCTACATTCCAAGGAGGTAGGTCATTGGGTAAGTGCACGTATTTGTTTCAATATGACGGATGGGAAGGTAAGCATCATACAGAGACGATGCTTGATAAGTTGATGGATACGATGGAGGCTTATTTTCCCCAATACGAGAGTCAGTTTGGTATCGAGAACGCCATGTGTCTTTTTGGCGATGGTGATAATTCTAAGTTCAATACCGGTATAACTACTGACTGGGAAGGTCGTGCGTCTGTGCAGAATGATATTGACGCCAAGACCAATTGGTTCGGTAGAAGCAACTTGACTTATTTCAGGTTCTATCCACATGTATCCTCATACGCCAGATGGGTGGAGTTGGATTACGAGAAATACATAAGTGGTTTATCCGATCCTGATAACGGTATTATGTACATAGAGATGATGGGTAACTATAATTATCCGATCGGCGACTCATCATCATACAACAAGGTTCGTATAACGTTTTTCTCGGACAAGGAAGGTACCGTGGCTCCTAATCCTTTGGCTAATGATGCCAAGAAAGGTGTTATAGTGAATTACGTGGATCATAAGATATTTATGATGCCAAAGTACTTGTTCTGGAATGATGACAAGACTACTTTCCATAAGATATATGTTTGCATCGAGCCTGCGGTATGCGTGTTCTTCACCGGTTTCGCCATGAGGCAGGACATGAAGGAGCTTGCCGGATTCTATACGGCCGGCACCGCCATCTTCCCCGCCCCGTTCTGTTTTGGCATTCGGCCACTGGAGGTGAAATACGTGTTCTTCTTCACGAAAGAATTGAAATTAAGGAGATTTGTTACCTATGAGGCGAAGTGTGTCTCATGTGGGGATAAACCCGCTGACTGCGCTCCCAGACCATATCAGTATGGTGATTTCGGATATTGGGAGTCTACTAATAAGTACCCGGCTAATTTTGAGTTGTATGATTCAAGTAAGATCGGGATATCATCGGGAGGATCAAAGAGGAAGGACATAATAGATTCTTTGACGAAATACTATGGGTCTCCTAAATCAGTTGGGGGTAAGTCTTATTTCACCGGTAATGGGGGTAACGCTGAGTACCCCAATACGTCAACCACGTTTTGTCAGAGACCTATACGTCATTACAAGTTCCCGGATAACTCTGTCGCTCCTTTTATGGGTAATCCGTCTCAACTGACCGGTCAATATGGAGTTGACTCCTATATTTATCCTATGGGGGTGATGCTTGATGACGATATCGTTAATGAGTTTTTGGATATAGCGGTAGAGAACGGTCTTATAGATAAGGCTAGAAGAGATTCTATAATAGGATATGAGTTGTATAGGGGCGATAGGACGTTGGATAAGAGCGTTATCGGGACCGGTCTGGCTTATGATATGTTTAAGTACGATGATCCCGACGGATCGGCTAACCTTTATCCTAATTACCCTTACAACGATTTGTCTGATGATATGTATATCTATAAGGATATTAATCGTGAGAAATTTATAACGCATCCGTTTAACAGGAAGGGTAATATCTGGTATTCATTCTTAAGTCCTGATATTGCCTTTAACAAGCCTGACGCTCCCACCGAGTGCCTTGTTGATGGTTATCAATTAGGTAAATCCTCAGGTATATTCAGGGAGGTGGAGGATCACCCTAAATGGACGATATTAGGGAGTAAGGCTTACAGTATGGCAACATCATTGGCTACGGTGGAGGCTATGGCTAATTTAATATCCGCTATAGCTGAGTATACATATCAGTCGGCTTCACAGCAATATGTCGGTGGAGGCGTGTTCTTTTTAGCCAACCCTGTCGGCATAGCGCTGACGGCTATCCGTCTGGCTACGGGTATCGCCAAGGCCACAGCCCAGTCCGTGGTGGATATAGGCAAGTATAGGTATCAGTGGTTAACGGCATTGATAGATAGGGGACCTAGACGGAACTATGCTTATTATTATACTTCTGTCGCTCATTATAATTTATTTTACCAAAAAATAGGGGCGTCGGAGCTACGTGGATTGTCAACGGCCAAATATATCAAGAGCGGGTTGTATCCGGTTACAGACATCTCGTCACAAGGGGGAACCGTAGGTGGTAAGCCTATTATCATAAACAACCTCGATCGTGAGCATTCGTTGTTCATGTCATTTGGTATGGATAAGTATATGCTTGAATATCCGGAGTTGGTTTCAAGTTACGATACCAGCCGTATTCAGGATGAGTGTAATATTCGTAACGATGAGGTGGCTGGTATGACGCCTCATTTTATGACACGTGAATCTTTTGTATCCTGCCCCTATATGAGGATAAAGAAATATTCTCCGGCTCAATACGGGCAGATAGAGGATATCAGGTGGGTATCGTTAGGTGGTTGCGGGTTGATGGATGAGGATAAGCGTAAACCTGTTTTTGGAGGAGATGTGTTTATATCAAGGTTCTCGCTTAAGAGGAAGATGCCTATGTTTTACTTGACTCAGTTTGGTCAGGGAGACATGATACCATTCCCTTATTACGATTATCGAAACATCGGGTATCCCCGTTATTTCGTCAATTACGATACCGGGGAGGATTATCTTAATAAGACCGATACGGATACCGGATCGCTATACTCTTTCCCTAGCCGGAAGAGCGCTTATGAGATGGTTTGCAAGACCGGAGATATGTATCTTAGCGGTCGTTTCTTCTTATACTTCTATGGTATACCTCAGTTCCTCGTGGAGTCTGAGATCAATTGCAATTTCCGTATAGCCGGGCCTGAGCCTTACGAGGGATTCTATCCGGAGGTAGGGGATTATATATCATGGACTCAAGAGCGTAATGTCCCTATATCAAGGGATAATGTGTTTAAGATGAGCCCTGTGTATAAGAATCGTTTTACGCTAGGCGGAAGGTCGTTGCCGGAGACGTATGATAGCAATTTTTGGGACTGCGCCTACCAAAGACCCAACGGCGTCATATGGAGCACCGCCGACGTGTCGGAGAACGGCATGACCGATCCTTGGCTGTCGTACAAGCCTATGGATTACCATGAGTTCAAGACCTCGTTCGGAAAGCTTATAAGCATGAAAGGGATAGAGTCGGATCAGATACTGGCTCGCTTCGAGAATCAGGTAGGGCTGTATAACGCCATAGACGTATTGGCGGAGAGAATATCCCCGGAGAATAGCGAACTAGGGACAGGTGGTCTTTTCGCCTCTCGTGGTATCGAGTATAATAATACGACGTTAGGATATTCCGGGACCCAGAGTCGGGATATGATCAGTTGCGAGTTTGGGCATTTTTGGGTCGATTTAAGGCGTGGTCAGGTGTTTAAGGTAGATTCTAATGGTAGGAATCTTACGGAGGTCACACCGGGGCTTAGAAACTGGTTTAAGGAGCATCTTCAGATGAAGATCATCCGTAGCCGGATATATAACGCTGATACGGACGCTGAGTTGTCTTATTATGATATTGATAACAAGTTTTTTGGTATAGGGTTGTCCATGGGTTGGGATAATAGGTTTAAGAGGGTTCTGATAACCAAGAAAGATTATATACCGGTAGGGAATCCGAGCGAGTACCAATTCCGTGGCGGCCGGTTCTACAGGAACGGACAGGCGGTGGAGTTGCAGGACACCAGCCATTTCACGGACGTCTCGTTCACCGTTGGGTATAACTGCCTGAAGGGTGAGTGGAAATCATATTTATCCTACACCCCTGATTATTATATCGAGCACCAGCATTATTTCCAGTCCGGAAAGAACTACTCAAGTGAAAGTCAGGAGATAGGTTTATGGTCTCATGGTTTGACCAACCAATCGTATCAAGTATTTTATGGTAAGCTATATCCGTTTGTTATAGAGGTTCCGGTACGTGAGCAGTACGTGAATAAGATCCTCACCAACTACCAATATCGGATGGATGCCAGAAGATATCAGGATGAGGTTAATTACCAAATTCTTAGGACTACTGGATTTAATAAGGCATGGTTTTATAATGATACCAACAACAGCGGTGAGCTTCGGATGGTTATCGCCGACAAGAACGATATGAGCCAGCGGTTAAGGTATCCTGTAACCAATGACGATAGCCGTGAGATACTGGTGACGGAGGTTGATCAGAAGATAAATATAAATGACTATTTTAACGAGGTCAAAGACGATACGAACAATCTTCCGATATGGGTTAAGGATGTGAATGACATTGACCGTAAGATCGACCCCAGGGCTGTCGATTATCATCGGAGGTGGCGGGATCGTCTTCGTGGCGATTGGTTCTTGGCTAGGTTCGTGAATGACATTGAGAGCCGGTTCAAGATGATAGTACGTTGGTTTAGCAACGATGAGAAAGTTTATTGAGGTGATTATATACCTTTAAATATTTGATGTTATGGCAGCAGGGAAAACTAGCAGTAAAAAGAAGGGCAAATGCCCGAAATCAGGATGTATCAAGAAAGTAGGGAGTGATTGGCGAGTGGTCAGTAACAAGACCGGTAAATTATGGCCGGCTAAGTACAAGTCTAAGGAGAAAGCTAAAGGAGCCTTGGCTGCTTATCACATGCATTAGCGTATAAACGGGTACATGATTTATTATGTACCCGTTTCGTGTTTTTAGGCTTATGATATTATGGTTATCTTTGTGAAAAACGTAATATATGTCTAAGAAGAATAAACCGGAGGAAATCCCATCGTGGATAAAGGATTTATATAAGGAGGATCTTAACCGGGTTGTCAATGGCGAGCGTCCTATGTATTTCAGAGGTATGGATGATAGTCCTTTGAGAAACGTGCCCCCGGAGTTTGATATCCTTAGCAGAGGAGCCGCAGTTAAAGGCATGAATGGGATAAGAGGTACGTTGTCCCCGTTGAATAACGGTATGGGTAATTATAATTTCAGCCTCAGGGGTATAAATAAGAAGATAGGTGAGTTGGTTGATGAGGCGGGATTATATCTACCTGAGAAATTAAGACCTGTATATCGGACTGTGGTGGATGCTATGTCGAGTTCCAAGGATAAGGGGTTGGGTCATATCACGCAGCCGTTGGCCAACGCCCTATACCCAGCGGACGAGCGGCGGAACCGGCGCATGGACGGGGAGCATCCCGTTGGTTACGTGGATGCCATAGACGGTATATGGCCCAGAGAGAAATATGGGCTATGGGGAGAGAGGATGGATAAGAAAAAAGGGGGTGGATATGTGGCTTCAAGGGATAACACCTCCGTTGGATCTAGTGGCATAAATCTTAATACTGAATATGGTAAGAAGATAAATGATGGAGTTGACATTACCGAGATTATAGCTGGAGGTATCCCTATTATCGGGGATGTTATGGATGTGAGAGATTTTGTGGAGTCATCGAAGGCTGGGGATGGTTTAGGAATGACATTATCAGCTTTAGGGCTATTCCCGGTATTAGGTGAATTTTTTTCTTTCGCTAATAAAGTAAAGAAGATTCCTCTGCCAGAAGATAAACGTAAATTGTATGATTTTCTTGTAGATAATGATCTTGTGGATAAATATGTTCATGATGAACCTTTGGTTAGGGATTTTTTTAACAAGGATGTTCATGATAGAATTTCAAGGAATTATAACAATCTCCCTGATTCTTATAAGGCGGCTGTGGATTTGATGATTGATAATGGTGTTGATCTCCAAAATATAAATGATGTGTCTAACAAGCATATTAAGGATAAGATAGATTCTATGCTTGATGATAATGGGAAACGGTTGGAAGAAGCTTACAATCTAAGGGTATCGGCGGATTCTGATTTCGATGATTTTAGATATGAGGTATCCTCCGCTTTGGATAATAGTAATGCTAAAGGGTTTTATACTAGTAAATACAATAAGGTTGTTACTAGGAGCGATGAGAGTTTATCTAACCTATCTCATGAGTTTAGGCATAAATATGATTCAAGTAATAATTATAATAAGATTTATTTATCCGAAAATGATAAGTCATTATTAAAAGACGCTTATAGGGCTGACCCAAACTCATCAAGTAATGAGATATCAGAGAAAATAGCTTTTAATACTCAAGCTAGATTTCGCTTGTGGAATAAATTTTATAATACATATGGAAGGACTCCATCTATTGATGACCTTGATAAGTATATCGATAGTATGGATGAGATTGATGTGTACAACCTTGTGAGTGGTATAGGTAGCAATTATGCTGAAGATTATTCCAAGAACATGTTTGGAGCTACGGGAAAGGTATTGAAAGAATCATCGGATAAAATAAAAAAAGCCATTAAAAATGTTCCTGCTATTTTGCCGGCGGCTATAGTTGGTAAGATGTTGATGGATGATGATAAGGAGAAGAAAGATAAGGGAGGGGCCGTAAGCACAGGTAGGGCTTATGGAGATGGTAAATATGTAATTGATCCTGACAGATCAGAGGATAATAAGATGGTTGTGTATGATGAGATATGGGATTATCTGACCGATAAGAAGGGAATACCACAAACGCAAGCTATCGGTATCCTGTCGAACATCGCCGCCGAGTCCGGAGGGGACACCGAAGCCCTAGGAATCGCCGGTGATTTTGGCATCCAACAATGGCTTGGACCGAGAAAGAAGGAGCTACAGCGCAGGTATGGGAAGAAACCGACATTGACACAGCAGTTGGATTATCTCGTGGATGAGTATCAAGGCAAGGTCCCGGGGTTAGGTTGGAATTACATCAATCAAGGAAAGTTTTTTGACAAGGACGCTCAAGGTAATGTATATAATTACTATATGTATTCTAAATCCGATTTCGATAACGCCGTCAACTACAAGGACGCTACCGTGGCATGGAATCAAGGATACGGTAGGCCTCTTGGATCGACCTTGAGAAATGAGAAGAGATTTGAGTTCGCTGATATGTTCGCTAATAGGTATGGTGTCCCGGAGAACGAGCCAATGAGATACGAGTTCGGACAGCGGGATTCGGGCACGGGGGACGGAGGTCAGCAGCCCGTGCCTGAGACGGTAGCCCCCGCCGGCCCTTCTTTGGCTTCCCATCCTGCCGTGGATAGCTGGTGGGAGAAGGAAGGTCAAGACCTGTTATATAAGATGCTAGCTCAATCAGGCGCCAACAAGAAAGCTATAGAGGATATCGCTAACAACATCAAGAACGATCCCCAATCAGAGGCACAGGTAGCGGAAGCTGAGCGTATGCGTAGAGAACAGGCAAAAAGGCAGCTGGTGCTTAATATGATACCGGGGTTAAGTCTTAACATAAAAGGTATGAGTAGAACTCGAAATTAATACTACATTTGTGAAGTAATTAAACGTTTTAGATATGAAAAGATTGTTATTTTTATTTGCTATGTTATTGACGCCATTCGCTTTGATGGCGCAAGAGGTAATCCCATCAGAAGGGGCTATCACTATTGATTTAACTACCTTCACCGGCATCATGGCTTTCGTCACGATGTCAGCTACGCAGTTAGCCAAGGTTGTGCCGTATATTGACACCCATAAGTGGGCTAAAGTCCTATCCGCCGTAGTCATAGGTATGCTGGTTTGTATATTAGCGTGGTTTCTAAAGGTGTCTCCATTGCTTATAGGGAGTGAATGGTGGGAAGCTTTATTATATGGAGTGGCTGTAGGTCTCAGTTCTGCCGGTTTCTATGATTTGGTTAAGGCTATAGGATCACTGTTTGTAAAAAGGATCTAGCATCTTGTAATTATTTGAGATATGTAAAATTTCAAGATTTTATTATCTATGATATAGGCTATTATATTTTGTAATAATATTGGTATTGCTTATATTTGTGCGCCTACCTACTCATCACGAGCGGATAGGCGCATTTATTAATTAAAAACTTTTAGTAAAGATATGAAAAGTAATTTGATTTTATCATCAGAGAGCAGGGAATTATTAGGTAGGAACATTTCTGTTATGTCCAAGGACGGGTTTGTATGCATAACGGAAGTTATGGAAGCCTTGAATGAAAAACGTAAATCTATGGGGTTGGAGTCTAGAAGGCTTGATCATTTGTTTGCTACTAATGGATTTCAGGAAAAGATGAAAGCTCTTGTTAGGGAGCTGAGTATTAATGATATATGTACTGTAAGAAATCTTACGGTACAAAACCATGAATTGAAAATCAATAAGATAACCGATCTCAAAAAATACGGAATGGCTTACCGAAGAGGAAAGGGAGAGGGTCAGAAATGGTATGTAAATCCGTATTTTTTTGTTATGGTAGCATTGGAATTGGATCCAGAGATATACGCCAAGGTGATAATATGGTTGCATGATGGATTCATAGAGGACAGGAATGCCGCTGGCGAGGCTTATATCAAGATGAGTTCGGCCGTCGCCAGGTTGGTTAGCGACAAGAGTCAGTTGTCTGATAAGATATCAAGGGTAGCTAAGGCTATTAATTTTATCGTCTTTAACAAGCATGAGAGTGGGATAAGGAATACGGCCACAAAGAATCAGTTAAACGACATAGTAGCTGTAGAGAATGTTATCACCGGGGTTATAGATGGTGGCTTTATAGATACTTATGATAAACTTATAGATTATCTTGGTCATGAGTGGAAAAAGAAGTGGAGCAATCCTATAACGTGTTTAAAAGATTGATATTAAAAAGACTCATCGTTGTGAAATGATGAGTCTCTATTTTTTTAAACTATCTTTGTGTCAGAACGAAATTAATTTGATATGAGCAAGTATGTAATCAAGAGGAAGATACCTAAATATCAAGAGGCCGGGGAAGTTGATCCTGTCATGCCCGGTAATGTTGTTGGTCTTCAGGGTATTGGAGTGGAGCCTTTGGTTTCGTCTACCCAGATAGGATTTGATATTCAGTATCCTGATATTAATACCATTGATACAAGTGATTTGAGCGCTTTGGTTGAAAGTAATAAGAAGGTTGATAAGTCTGGTAGTACGGATGTTTTTGATTTTACCACCATCCCTTACTATGGAGCTGATGATATAGGGTCTAGATTCACTCAGATGGGTCGTGGTATAGGTCGTATGAGAAGTGAGGGATATGGAGATTTATCCACTAGGGCTAAAACGGCTAATACGATAACCACCATAGCCTCAGGAATTAGTGGTATCATGGGATTGGCTCGTAACGTGGTTTCTGGGATAGCGTCTGAGAAAGGTACTCGTACCAATATCAGGTTGGCTCAGGAGCGTGAGGCCAGACAAAGAAGGCAATCCCAGATGCAGTACAAGGATGGCGGGGGCGTTTATCTAGGACCTAATAATAGGTTTGATAGCGGAAGCCTTACCGGTGAGTATCTGTATCCGTTACCTAAGTCGATGGAAGATCAAGCCAACGTAGAGGTCGAGAAGGGTGAGTACGTGACGCAGCCCGGAGAGGCGCCGATGGAGGCTATGGGGCAGAAGCACGCCGATGGTGGAACCCCCGTTTCCTTGGAGCAGGGAACGAAGGTTATTACCGACGACACAACCATAGAGCCGGATTTCGCTAAATACATCAGAGATACGTATGGGATCAAAGCCACGCCTAAGGATACGTATGCTACGTTAATGGACAGGTATAAGGCTAAGATCGGTCTTAAATCGGCTTACGATGATCAGAAAAAGGCGCTGGAGAAGCTGAAGAAAAACGATAAGATAGATGACGAGAATACAAGGCGTTTAAACGCCTCCGTATTATCTAAGGCTATAAATGATAGCAACGATACCGTTAATGGATTAGAGGGAAGATTTACGGACTTCGCTAATGTCATATACAAGGAGCAGGAAGACCGGAAGATGAAGAAGGATGAGGATACGTATTTCGCTAAGGGTGGTGAGATAGATAACATCATATCCAGATCTATGAAAGAATACGGTCTTACGGAGGAGGATATAGCTGAGGCTAAGAAAGAGCTGCTTAAGAAAGTGGCTGGTATTCGTCAGAAGATGGAGAAAGGTGGTAGTTCTTTATTCGATTACCTACTTACTTTCCGTCCCGTAGAGAACAAGTACAATAATAAGGATAACACGTTTGGGTATCAGCGTCAGGGTCAGGATGGCTCTTATGGAGGCATTAATACGGATGAGAGGTTGAATTATTATAAGACATTCAATCCGGTCGCTTACGATGCTTATATGAGAGCTTCAGAGGGCACTAGGGCTAGGGCATTGCAAGACGTCATATACGGACAGAATAAAGGATGGATGGGCTTGGCCACGGCGGAGAACCCGATTATCGCCAACGCCGAGGCGCTTCGGGATTACACGACGCTCGTTTCCTTTGGCGGTGAGGATAGTCAAGGCAATTACCCGGAAGATAAGAAAGCCGCATATCATGATAGGATGAGAGACAACAAGTTTGGTCAATACTCCTCATCTCGCCCTATGATCGGTCTAGATGTTGTTACAGAGGAACAGCATAAGGCTCTTAATGATGCTGGTATCACTCATTTTAGCCAACTATTCTCTGACAAGAACAAGGATGTCGTTAATAAGATACTTGGCGAGGATATGCTTAAGATGCAGGCATTGAGATCCATGAAAGGAATGGAAGGTCTTGATTTTATACTTGATCCTCATAAGGTGGCTCCCGGTCCTATGGATATAGGTGATGTGGAGGAACCTGATGTTAAACTGGATATGCCTGAGCTGATTGATCCCAATACGCTCCCTAAGACCAATACAAATGCCGGTAAGTCGAACAGCGGCAATGGAGGCAGGAATATAGTGGGTGGCGGTCTTGACTTCCCCGAGGTATTTAGGATGACCCCGGGAGCCGTGACAACGGAAGGTCTGGAAAGGCATTACGCTCCTACCGTGGATCCGGTGTTGAGATCGGCTGATCAGTATATGGTTGAGACCAATCGTGCTTTCCAATCACAATTGGATCAGATGGGTAATGTCCCGGATTCCCAGAGAGGGGCTTTATCATCCAACTTACAGGCTATCATGAGTTCCAATATAGGTAGATACATTAATGAGGTAGAACAAGGGAACGTGGCTCAAAGGGCTTGGGCTGATAATGTAAACGCCCGTACTTGGGCTGATACGTATGATAAGAATATAGCCCAACGTCAAGCTTACCAGCAACGTATATTGCAGGGATTGGCTATAAATGACGAGAACTGGGCTAGGTATTTCGATAGCGTAAATGACGAGATCCAGCAGAAGTGGAATACGGCTACGACCATGAATACATTAAGGTCTATATTTGGGGATGTAAAGATTGGTCCCAATGGACAATTAATCGCTGATCCTCAAGGAGATATATTGAGTTATAGGAGATTATATCCTGCTCAGGAAGTAACTAAAGGCAAGAAAGGATAAAGGATGGCTTCACAATATAGTATATTAAGGAATTACGGCAAGTATGTATCGCCCTACAACATGGATGTCATGATGCAGGGGATGGGGTACATGCAGCAGAAGATAGATACCAATCGGCAGGCTATAAACGAGTATGCTGATTATATTATCAATTCTGACATTATAAAACCTCAGGATAGGGAATATCTTCAGAATAGGTTAAATGGGCTGATACAGGACGTGAATAACGTGTATCGTAAATCTAATTTGGCTTCCGACGGTATAGCCAGAAGCATACAGGCTCGTCTTGGAGAAGCTCTGGATACCCGTGTGTTGAATGCTATTGCCGGTACTAGGGAGATCCGGGCTTTTAGCGAGAAGATGGAGGATATGAAGCTGAACAATCCCAAGATGTATAGTCCTATAAACGAGGCTGAGGCTTTTGCGGATGCCGTGGCTTGGATGAATGACGGTCAGGTAGGGACACGTCTTAATCCTATACATTATACCCCTTATACGGATTACCACGCTGAGATTGATGAGAAGATGAAGAATTTCATCTCCCTTAACAAGGGGAAGAAAGTCAATGTACCGGTGACTGATGCCAATGGCAACAGGACGGGCGAGATGCGTGAGATGTATATAGATGAGATGAGTTACGCTCAGGTCAGGGATATAGCCATGGCTTCTATATCTGAGAACGGTAAGGCTCAGATGCAATTAGAGGGAAGATATATGGCTAGAACGAATCCTGACTTATTTAATGTTCAAAGCACCTCAGATTTCCTTAAAGGGTATATTGATGATTTCAGTGTCAAGGAAGAATCCATACGAGCCAAGCTAAAGGGCGTTGGCAATGACAAGGCCAAGAGGGCTAAGTTGGAGTCGGAGCTGGCGGATATTATCAAGCAGAGAAATGATTTCGTGGAGGAGGCCGAGGGCGTTATCGGTAGCAACTACAGCCCGGAGCGAGCCGGCATGTTCATGGTACGACAGCAGTTCCTTCGTGGCGTCGGGCTGAGATGGTCTTATAATAACTCATACGAGACGTTGGGTGTTGATGATTATTATTTCAAGGCTAATCAGCAGATGATGGAGAGAGCTAAGTTTAATGAGACAAAAAGGCATAATCTAGCCATGGAGAAAGCAGCGTTGATGAGAGCCAGCAAATCGGGTAAGTCGGAGAATGGAGGTGGCGGAGGTGATGACACGACCGGGCCTACCGTGGTTACCAAGAGCGCAAACCTTGACGATGTGAGCATAAGCGATGAGTTCATGAACGGGTTCATAGCCAACGAGAAGGCGGTGACTACCGGCATGGGTAATTTCGTTAAGTCATTATCAGATGACGCTAGAAGGAAGATCGACGCATGGGCGTCTGATCCTGAGAATAGTAACGTGGTCAAGGATATGGATAACGATCAGGTTGTCATGGCTTATTTCAAGGCCAATGGAGGGTCAAGGAACGAGTTGCTTGATTACAATGGTCAGGATAGTTATTTGAAGCTTCTTGGATTAAATACCCGAAGAGGGAAGTATAATAAGATCAATGATGGATTCAATAAGGCGAGCAATGCTGTTTTGGATGGTATTGGTACTATAATTCAGAGAGAAGCTAGATCGGACAGTGGGTCAGGTATAGATATTAGTTATGGATTCGGCACATTCAATCTTGGAGATATTAATAACAATGGCGATAAGGTTTTTGATATAAATGGTATAAACGATATAACATTAAATGATTGGAGTAAGTTGTCCGCTTACAGCTCTTTGTTAAATGATAATATAAATACTATTAATTACGGTGTTGAAGGAGAAATGCCTCATGTATCAATGGATTCGGGTCAATCAGGTGTCTTATTGGATCGTGTGAATGATTTAATGGGAACGTCTTTTTCGCTTGATGATATTGAATCTATAATGTCTCTTGCCGTATCTGGGGCTAGTAAGAATAAGCACATTGAGGAAATAAGAGATAGGTTTGCCGGGGATAACAGGGCGATCGCTGTCGCTACCGCTATATATGATGAGGCTCATAAAGAGAGGAATGATTTATTAAGACATAAATGGAGTCGTGGGGATTTAGGTAGGATCGCTGATGACGCTAAACGTGCTGGCGAGGATTACCTGAGACAATATCGTCATGAGTATGCCGAGCGTGAGTATATCTTCTCCGGTGATTATCCGTCTAAAAGTCAAGAAGAGAAAGATTATATAAAGGTTAGTGACCTATTTACCCGTGGTGGCGGTTTTATTCCTAAGGATAAGGATAATGCCAATACGAAGATAACGTTTACCATATCCCCTATAGGTGATGGTAATTATCAGATCATTGGCAATAATGGAGGTGATGGTCGATCTGTTGTTGAGGTAAGCGAGGCTGATCTGGCTGCGAATGGACTTACTTTCTACAAAGAGGATGTAAGCATCCTGTCCGAGACCTATGATTCCGGTGTCGTACCCATATCTTTCGCCAGCTCAAGCAACAACGCTTATGGGAAGATGGCTAAGTCATTGTTGGTAGCTCCATTCGCTTACGCTAGCGGGGCCAAGGACACGGTAATGCCTTATATAGATATGTTTACGAATATAAATGACGGTAATATCAGGAAGAATCAGATGATGATCGCTACTGACGTGTTGTTCGATAACGCTTCTATGTACGAGTTAAGGGCTTCCGGATATAAGTATAATAATGGTTCTTCTGGGATAAATGTTGATATATATAGCAAAGGAGGGGCTAGAGAGGGTAATACCCCGTTGTATTCAATTGATCTGGATGGCGTTAACTATGCTGATGAGGTAGCAAGGAAGATCGACTTCTGCCCGCAGTATTATTTGGTCATGGCATGGCAACAGATACTTAGCAAGGAGAATGAGGTGTATTGGAGGAGCGAGGGAAGATCTACTACTGATGATTTCGAGAGCTTCATCTCGCCCATAGCTGATATGATTGATCAGGAGATAAGAAACAGGAATAACGGAAATAGTGGAAATAATGGAAACAATGGAAATCTATAATAATACCTCTAACGGAAAGGATCTTGCCGAGAAGTACAGATATCCTACCATAAACGTAGATAATATAAAGGCTATTGGTACGGATCCCTATGATATACCGGATCGTGACCTGCCTCCGGTATTGGATCCGTATTCCGCTTCCGAGAGATCAAAGTCCCAGATACCGTCATTGTCGGAGAGGATCAAGAATACTGTTAAGACAAATTATTATGATGATATGAAACATATGTCCCCATTAGGATATATGGCTTCTGATCAAAGCTATAAGGGCAGGTTTAATCTTACTGGTCCGGAGATATCGTTGGAGGATTCAAGGTATCGACTTAGTAGCGGTACTTGGATACCTAAATACGAGTCTTATATCCCCGGTGTAGATAACGACACACGTTTATCTAGGAGTCAAGGTAGGACTGAGAAATGGATGAGAGGTTTGGGGAAATTTGTAGGTAAAGCCGCTTTGTATGGATTAGGTGGTGTTATTCAGCCTTTTTATGGTATTTACGCCGGTGTATCCAGAGGTAATTTTAACGCTGTTTTTGATAACGATTTCACGAGATGGTTGGATGATCAGGACAAGAAGATGGATTACGGTCTTGCTCATTATTACAATCGTGAGGAGCGGGATATGAATTTCCTTCAAAGCATGACCACGGCTAATTTCTGGTCTAACGATTTTTTATCCGGTCTTGCTTTTACCGCTGGAGCCATGTTATCGTCAGCCGTATATTCCGGCGCTGGATTGATGAACTTAGCTCGTACGGGAGCTAGGGCGGGCGTGGCTTTGGCTAGGATAGGCAAAGCGGCTTCGGATACCAAGAAAGCGTTCGGCGTCTACCTTAGGGCCGCCCGTACGGGACGGAGGATAGGCAAGGGACTGGACACCCTCGCTTTCCTTGGCACATCTACCTCGTGGGAGGCGTCTGTCGAGGCCAGAAGCATGCTGATGGAGGCTGAGGAGAATTTCAGGCAGTCTTACCGTAACGCTTATGGAAGGGAAGTCCCATATGAGGAGCTTATGAAGTTCAGAGCTGACAATGCCAATGCCGCTAATGCCGTATTTGCCGCCAACGTCGGCATATTGTCATTATCCAATATAGTTATGTTCGGCGATATGTTCGGCATGGATCTTGGTGTGGATAAGTTCATAAAACGCAATATATTTGGCGTAGGTGCCGAGAGGATGGATAACGGTACGTTAAGAGCCATAACACCAAAGAAATGGCAGAAGGTAGCCGGAAATACGTTCAATATCATCAAGCGCCCAGTGTTAGAGGGTCTGTATGAGGAAGGTCTTCAGGGAGTGGCTAGTAAGTCCGCCAAGGATTGGGTAGAATCAAGATACAATCCTATGGCTATCCGGCAGAATATAGGCTATATGGAGGCTATAAAGAATGGGTTCAAGGAGACGTACGGGTCTAGCCAAGGATGGAAGGAGATCGGTATCGGTATGATTATCGGATCGATTATGGGTGGAAAGACTATTGGGGGTATAAAGGAATGGAGCCAAGACATGTCCCGGAACAAGGGGATGGTGGAGGCCTACAACGCCAATGCCGGCGCCTTGACCACCGCCGCTGTCCGTGCTATTCGTGGCAGTATGGCTCTTAACGCTCAATTATCTGGTGTAGACACATCGTACGAGAGTGATGGTAGGATCATAAATAAGGATTTTAGTGACGCCGTATTCAATCGTCTCCGTTATGATTCGGAGATGGGGATGTTGGATGATACCAAGGAGAATTTCAGGACGGTAGTCGAATCTATACCTAATAGCGATATAGCGTCCGATATGAATATGACGGATGAGCAGGTTAATGAGTATAAAGCCGATCTTGTCAACGAGTTTAATAAGAAGGTGGATAATTTTACCATGGCCAATAGGTTCGCCGACTCCCTTACCGATGGTATATCCAATAGGTCGTTTAACGCCTATATCTCCAATATGGCTTATAATGGCCTTGAGGCGAAGGATAATTTGAACGATATAGCCAATCAGTTAAGAAGGATATACAATACGGATATAGGTCCCGCTCTTGATATATATTCTCGTCTTAATCCTGATTCGAGCAGGGATCTTGAAGAATTAAGGAAGCTTACGGATGATATACAGAGGATGGAGAAGAATATCTTGAGGCTTCAACAAAGTGTCGCGTCGAAGGACGCTCTTGAATCTGATAAGGCTAGGTTGGTCAAGGAGAATGATAGGCTTCTTAAATTAACAGAGGATAGGATCGCATTGGAGAGGAAATTAACTACGTTAATTAACTCAGAGGCTGATATATCTAAGTTGTTCTTAAATAGAAATGATTCAAGGATCAGTGCCGCTGATCTTATGGCGGCTTATGATACTATAGCTGATTTTGAGAACGTCGTATCTATCCGTGGGGTTGATAATTATAAGGAGGCTATGGCATTGCTTAGTGAGTATCGTCATAATCTTGTGGCTTATAAGAATATAAACGAGTCTCTTCGTCGTATGCGTGACAGAAGATTCATCCGGGCGCAGGAGCGCGGGTTCATGAAGATATTATCGAACGTATGGGGTAAGACTTATGAGGAGGATGATAGCAAGTATGATTTCAGGAATACTGATAATCCTGATGCCAATGATCTTTACGCCAACGACCAAGCTATAGACAAGGCTTACCAAGATGGTCTTATAGGGGAGGATGAGGCATTTATGTTCAAGACATATAATCATATGATAGCCAGATCTATGGAGAACGAGATTAAGACCGATGAAGGTAATATAGTCGAGAGGGTTCCTGATGATGAGGATATCATAAATCCTTCTGACGATAGAATCAATAATATAGCTATAAAGATATGGAACGGTAATGAGGATGTCTTATCTCCTAGGGAGAGACAGATATATGATAATAACAAGCCTCGTGTCGATAGTCTAGTTAACGGGTTTGGGGATAATCCTATTTCAAGGATCAATAAGGCTAGATCGATAATAGATAGATTGAAGATCCATGATAATATTTATGATAATATCAAGGACGCTGTTGATGATATTGTAGATATGAATATCAATGGTCTTGATCAGGATCAGATCAAAGAAGCTATAAAGACTTATAATGATCTTATGAATGAGGCTGACAATGGCAATGAGATTGATCAGGATAAGCTTAATGAGGCTATTGATATTATCAATAACTATTCTGATGATCCTCTTCTTCAATTCGTGGAATGGATGAGGTTGTATGATAACGGAAGTATAGCTGTCAAGGATTACGATAAATCCATACCTATGGGTGATGTCCTCACAGAGAGCGAACCCGGGACATCCACCGGCAGGACGGAAGTTAACGCCGCCCAGAACCCAGTGGTGTTGATGGCCCAGAAGAGAGAGATCGGTGGGGTTATGTATTATGAAGTTGGCGGAATGAGACTTGACAGGTTTATGGACAGTCTTGGGCTTAAAAGATCTGATGCCACTGATACTGATAATGGAAGGGTGATGGATTTCACCAACGGAACCGACATATTTACTGTTATAGAGTCAGATAACCACTCAAGATGGATGATTAGCGAGGATGACGCTCAGGCTTTCGAGAACGCTACCGGTGTCATATTGGGGCGGCAAACCGCCTTGTCGACCTCCATCTGGTTCATGGTGTATCGCAAGGGGCAGGATGGATCTATTGTCCCTTATTATACGGGTGATACGTTTGGATCTAACAACGAGTCGGTGAATCAGGAAGCCGTAGCTAATCTCCGTAAGGATAATATCGTAAGGTTTAAGATGGATATGTCAGATCCATATACCAAGGAATTGTATGATAAATACAATAGCCTTAACGCCGTTGACCCTAATTCTGATGAGACTAAGTCAGCTTATCGTGATTTGGTTGATAATATGGTTATTAAAATTGTGGATAGTGATGGTAATTTTGTCTCGGTGCTAAAAGCCAATGATCCAGACTCAAAAGGGAGTAACGCTGATTTAAGGAGTATGGCCTTTGAGTTGTATAGGGATAATGTAGGATCTGTCGCTGGCGAGATTGATATACCGTTCGTAGGCACAGTCACCAGTGTTTTGCCGGGAAGACCTAATTTTAGCGTAAGTGATGATAATGGGACGTTGATGGTATCCGAGAATGATTTTACCAACGAGACGGTTGGTAAGGTCGAGAGCGTAGGGTATATAGAGAACGGAGAGGTTACGATGAGGGATAATATTAAGTATAATATATTCCCGTTCTGTACGGCTATCGTCAGGGACAAATATGGTGACTATAAAGATTCACGTATCCCGGTCGTAGCTATAAAGACAGGAAATGGAAGAAATTACCTATATCCCGTAAGATTGAAAAATCAGGATATATCGTCATTTTCATCCATGATCGGATCGATGGCTGATAGGATTACGGAAGGTCTAGGCGGAGGCGTAAGTATTGATGATATAATGGATCTTAATAACGCTATAGCCAGATCCGGGTTGGATAATAAGACATATATGATTCCGTTGACGGGAGACGTGGATGTTATCAAGAAACGGCTAGGGGCTGTCAAGGAAGCGGCTAGTAAGATGCCTATGACTACTGACGTAAGAGGATGGATAGGCGATTCCAGGACTAAGGAGGATATTTTGATGAATGACGTTACGATTAATATTGATCTTAACAACGATCCTTTCATAGCACCTAAGTTCAGAATGAGTATTAGGAGGGATGAGACGTTCTTCGAGGATACGGAGACCCCGTTCGTCAACCCGTCTGACCTCCAATCGGGGCCCGCCTCGCCTGCGAAGGCTGCCGAGGACAAGTCTTTGGTTTCCGACGGTAACGTAGTATCCGGAGAAAATGAGGCGGAAAATCCTTGCTAGGTAAATTTATTCATCTTATCTTTGCGGTGTCAGTCCATCACCTGACGAGTAAGATATTTAAAAGTTGGTCCCTGTCGGGTGTGTGATGGCCCCGGTGGGGACTCTTTATATTATGCAACTAGATTCTTTTTTACACCGGAAGATCATGCAAGACCTACGTATCCAGCGAGTAAAGGTCTTGATGATGTTATACACCAGTAACTATTTTGTCAAGGTCAGACAAAAGCAGTTACTTGATCATACATACGCATTAAGCAGGGATCAGGCTTTTGATTATATGACTGAGTTCAATAAAAGACTTAGTGATAAGGTTGGTATAAAATGTACGATGGATATCCTTCTACCTACCGATGATGATAATGCTAACATCATAATTGAGCACAATGGTATTATCAAGAAGTTAATGAAGGAAGCCGAGAAGCTGGAACTTGATACTGATGCTATCAAAGCCATGATGTGTGATCTTCTTGATGAGTTGAAGGATGATATTGATCTTAATATCCTGATATTTGACGTAAGCCAGTTGCTTATAAAATACAATTTATTTAGGTTGGAGGCTATAACCGAGCAGGAGTTCAAGAACTCTTTTGTCAGAATGGATAGTAGGAATATGGAGATAAAGAAACTAACTTTATCTGATATCAAGAAGGTGGTGATGATGATAGAGACCAGATATAATCGCTTTGTATGGTGATGGAATATTATAGATTACAATTTTTGTAAAAATATATCCTATTTGTTTGTTGTTTTAAAATAAGTGTCTATATTTGCGGTGTCTATCCGTTGCTAGACCAGAAGAAGATATTAATATCGCTTAGGCGTAGGCGATAAATGAGAGCTATCAGTGGGGTAACGGACGCTGGTGGCTCTCGTTGTTTTATATTATGGATGATAATTTAAAATTATTTGAGAATCCTGATTTTGGGGATGTGAGAGTATTGTTGGATGAGAAACATGAACCATGGTTTGTCGGTAATGATGTGGCTAAATGTTTAGGGTATGCAGATCCTAGGGATGCTGTAAGAAGGTTGGTAGATGACGAGGATTGTAAAATGCTGAGATTGTCAGAAGATAGGGAGGCCTACGATTCCACCCCTATTCACAATCAATATGTTAGCCAGATAAAGATTATTAATGAGTCTGGTATGTATACTTTAATTATGTCATCTAAGAAGGAGTTTGCTAAGAAATTCAAAAGATGGGTAACATCGGAGGTTCTCCCTTTTATTAGGAAAACAGGTTCCTATTCTATGCCATCTAACAATATGCCATCAAAGAATGAACTTCCATCTGATTATATAGAGGCATTAGAGGCTTTGCTTAAATCGGAAAAGGAGAAGCGTGCGTTAGCTGAGGCGAAGAAAGCGGCAGAGGAAGCCAAAAGGATATCCGATAATATCATTAAAGAACAGGCTCCTATGGTTGAGTTTGCTAAGACAGCCGAAATAGCCCAAGAGACAGATATGTTGATCAGAGAGGTTCGGGAAAAGCTAGAGGCTCATGGATATGATATAGCGGAGAAGAATCTTCGAATATTGCTTGAGGATAAGAAGTTCTTCGCTAAGACCGGTAAGAGGTGGTTGCTTTCCCAAAGGATGATAGACAGCGGTTATGCTCGTTACAGATATCGTAATGATGACGAGTTCTACGGCACTAATACTGTCTATGTGACTCCTAAGGGATTTCAGTGGATCGTGTCTAAGATATCTAAAGAATGGATGCCTAGGTTCTTGGAATTGAAAGGCAGGGTTCTGAATAGATCAGATAAAGATATTTTCGCTAAACGATAAATTCCATTTTTTTTGTAATTTAGGATTGAGCTTTTGCCTGTTCGTGAGGATCGGCAAAATGATTTGTACTTTTTCAGAGTAAACATAAGGTTTGTTATTATTGTTATTTGGCTCCCGTCCGCTCGTGAGAGTAGGCGGGATTTTTATATCTTTGTGTCAAAACGATTTAGTAATGGGAAGATCTTGTTATGTTATAAAAAATAAGGAGGGTGGGGTAGATAATGTCCTTGCCCCTAACAACCAACCATCCGGATTATACCAAAGAGCGATGGAGGTGCTTGGCGACCAGAAGCAGGCCTTATCGGTCTGGGGTACGGCCTACTCCCCCGACTTCGTGTCCTTCTTTGGCGACTGGATGTCCATGTCATCAGAATACGATTTGGATAGTAACGGGGAACCTAGGTATGATGATGTTATGTCCTTTATCAAGCGGAAGAACTATTTCGTCGGTAATTTCATGGCCGATGAGGTTAAGGATATCAATAATACCATTACTTCCCTGGGCGTTGATAATATCAATGATCTTAATGATATGATCGTATCTAATTTCCTTTCAGGCGGTGATATATTCCTCAATAGGTACAATCTTGAGCGATCTGGGATGTATGACGCTGATGAGATTGATAATATCATGACTAACCGATCGGAGTATGAGCGGGTAAGGGATATGATGAGGAGGATTGTCGATTTTATGTCTGAGGGGAATCTTAATGAGAAGGATATGTATTTCCTGTCCTCCGAGTCAGGCCTTGGTGATGATTATATGATATATGAGGATACATATGACTCGTTAGGAAAGAGAAGGGGCTTGAATCCAATAGAGGTAAGGGATACGATCATGAGGGCGGTAGGCGGTATCAGCGACCGCCGGGAGTTCGATCAGGCTTTCGCCTCCATCCCATACCCTTCCTTGGCACTCCGGTATCAGGAGGATCAGGATTACGCAGATCGGATGTATGACACGTATCGTAATATGACCCGTATGGAGGTTCGGAGTCAGGACGGAAATACGATTACCGACTCGTACTTCAATAGTACCACACCGTATATCAGTATGCCTAAGGATATGAAGGGTCTAAGGGATAAGGTTGGGGAGATAATCGATATGGATGATTTTAAGGACATCAAGGACGTTGCCGGACGTCTGCATGACATAGCCATGGATCTTGCCGACATGGGCGTGGATATAAGCGAGGCGATCAGCGATGAGATGGTTATATCCAGACCTGAGGATATCCGTGATCTTATGGCGTCGCTGGACGTCATGTTGTCTTCCATACAGGCCGGCAATTTGGTATACGATAGCTTTATCTCCGATCTTGATAGGATAACAGGAAAAGGGAATCCGATATACGAGGTTCAGGATACTTACTCTACCGGTGATAGAATGGTGTATGTAAGGTCCGGGAATACATCCCCTTCCGATATGTATGATAGGAGCATGTTGTATATGGGTAGGAATACGTACCATAACACGGCTCCGATAACCGACACCGATCAGGCCTATGAGATGTTGGCCGATATCGGGATAGAGCGGCCCTCGTACTTGCCGGCTGGCGTGGTCCCCGCCGGGGCTTCCCGTTCCGATATTGGCGTGGTCAAGGATAACATAAAGAAGCTAGTTATGTCCAACATCTCATCCTCGAATACCGAGAACATGATCCTTACCAGATTGATATACCAGCATCCCGTAACCCCTAAGATGGATGATGTCGATATTGATCGGGAGTTCAGGAGATACGAGGCTAGGCAGGGAAAGGATCGGGATTTTATCAAATCCTGTACATCGTTGAGGAAGATCCAGATCAAGGAAAGGTTAAAAAAATCGGATTTATATAATAATGTCTTACGTTTCCTTGATTTTAATGGATTTTATAACGTATCTTTGAACCACCATGACAGAGGTACGTTAAAAAGCATGGAGATGTCGTTGCCGGAAGGTCAGGTAAGGGATCTTCTGTTTGACGTGGCTATCGAGTCCGGTGACAGTAGCATGAGAAACCTTTTCTATCTGGATGGTCAGGATAGGATGATGGATGTCGGGTTTTACAGGTATCTGTACCAAAGGAATCCGGGCCTGCTCCGGGAGGTCAACGGCGGCGTCGAGGTGAGACCGGACGGTTCGTTCTTGGCTCGTGGGAGGTATGATGATTTCGTGTCATTCCAATCCGGTTTATATGAGAAGGTAGGTGAGACGGTTGATGGTGCGATATACAGGTTCGTTGATGATCTTATATACTCCGATCCATCATCATATCAAGAAAACATGGTACGAAGGATGGGTGACGTTACGGTAAGGAGTGACGATAACCGCCTGTCAAGGATAGAGGATAATCCCTCATCCAGTAAGATAGTTAATGAATACACTGCTAATACAAATAAGTTGATGCGAGATTTTTCGTGTAGTTAATCTCTCTTTGACGTCGTGAGACGTTTTCTTTCGAGCATTGAAACATTGGATTTTATAGATTTGCGATGAATCCGGGTCGTAGTGATACGCTCCGGATTTTTTGTCTCTCGTCAGTCGTTATTAATACCATTTACAAGACATGACGTACTTTGATGATGACACATATCACGATTTTAGGACTGTTAATTTTTGAACTTTGTAACGCCCGCCATCAGGTGGGGTTATTATTAATTCAAAAATAAATAGACATGGGTACAAGTGGAGACAAAATCGTTTTGTTAGACGGTATGGGTTCCGGTAGTGGAAGCGCCACTAACGGTTTATTATCTATGATTCCGGGGATGTTCGCCAATTTAATAGGCGGAAATAAGATGGATCCGAACTTGGTAGCGGCCTTGATGAACGGTCGTAACAACCAAGACGGTTTCGGCGGGGCTAACGGTTGGTGGTTGTGGATCATCGTCCTGTTCTGGTTATGGGGCGGCCGTGGCTTTGGCAATGGTTTTGGTAACGGTGGTGAGAATTGCGCTAATGGTCTTCCCGCTCAATTGAATAACGACTATGGTCGTGAGTTGCTGATGCAGGCCATCCAAGGTAACAGAAGCGCTATCGAGCAGATCGCTAACGCCTTGAACTGTACTACCACTCAATTGCAAAGCGCTATCTGTAACGTACAAGGCGCTATCGATAAGGTAGCTGGTCAGGTAGGTATGACCTCTCAGGCTGTTATTAACGCCGTACAGCAACAAGGTTGTGAGATCGGTAATCAAATTAGCTCTTGCTGCTGCAATTTGAGTTCTTTGATCAACCAAAGCACGTGCGCTACTCAAAATATGATAACGCAGCAAGGCTTTGACAATCAATTACGGACGTTAGAGCAAACCAATGTTCTTCGGAGTAACATCAACCAAGGATTGACAAACAATCGTGAGCAGGCTACTACGCAGTTCAATATCTTGAGCGCTAAGATTGATGCTCAAACAACCTTGATTAATGATAAATTCTGTCAATTGGAAATGCGTGAGATGCAGAATACGATCAATCAGTTGCGTGATGAAAGGTCGGCTTACCAAGCCTCCGCGTTGACTCAGCAACAGACTCGGAATTTGATCAACCAGTTGAGACCTACCCCTGTGCCGGCTTATCCTTCATGCTCTCCTTACCAGACTTATGGATGGGGTCAAGCATTTTATGGAGGTAATTACGGATGTGGGTGCAACAATGGATGCTGCAACAACGGAAACGCCGCTATTTAACTCTATAAAGGAAGGAGGCTATTATGGCTTGTGTTTCTAAAATAGGGTCTCTTTATGAGTTGGTCACGAAGAACGTGGTAGTGACTACTACCAACACCATCTTCGGCATCAACCCAAGGATATGGCTGTCCTTGCCATGCGAGGGCCTTCTGCTGCTGAAAATCCGGCAGGTGGTTCCGACAACAGGCGAGACATTGCCAGTACAGATAGCTGTCCCAGCGAATAGCACCGTATCCACGGTAGGTGATGACACATGCTGCCCGGTAACCGGCGTGGCTGTGGTGAACCCGATCAACGTGGCTGTGACCGGAGCGGCTATGGTTAACAACACCGAACGCCTTGTTTATTTCAATAAGGTAAGGGGTGTATTGAGGCTCATGGATTGCTGTGTGCCTACAACTTCCGCCTCGGCGTCGGAGACGACTGTTGATGAGGAATAGGTTAGATTGGATGTCTAATGGGAGGGTATTCCCTCCCGCTTAAAAATCGAGATATGTTTAGAGACTTAAAGAAAGGATTTCAAGTATATACGCTGGATACGTCCGATGTTCCGGTGTTCAGGATGGGGAATGTGGTTAACGTGTCCGAGCCTAGGTTCCAGCAACCCCAGATGGGTCAGATGGGGCAATATCAGCAACTACAGGATAGGGTGATAGACCTTACCGTGGAGATAAACGGGTCTTCCATGACCTATGTCGTACCGGAGAGCAGGGATGTCGCTATGTCCAATAACATAACTTTGGCCTGCTCGGTCGATCCGATCATGAACCAGCTTAACGCCGCTAAGAGAACCAGCTCCGATATTCTCGATAGTATCGATAAGCATAGGAGGACGCTAGAGGCTTGTGATTCGATCCTTGAGGAAATCAATCCGGCTTTTAAGCAGACTAAGGATCAAGACCGGAAGATCAAGAATCTTGAGGAGAAAGTCGATAGGATGGGATCCTCTTTCGATGAGCTAAAAGAGTTGTTAATTAAAAAATTAGGTTAAGATGAGAGTTATAGATTTAGGCGGCGGTCACGATGAGGACTACAATGACGAGATCTACGATCGTAGAGGCGGCCGTGGACGTAGCAGACGTTCGGATGGGACTTACATGGGTTATGGTGGTGGAATATATGACCATTATGGCAAGGAGCATGACGGTAGGATGGATGAGCTAGAACGCCGTGAGCGTGATCTTGAAAGACGTGAGAGGGAGCTGGAACGTGACGAGCGTGAGCTTGAGAAACGTGAGAGACTCCATGAACGTGAGGACGAGATGTATCGCAGGGGATGGTTCGGTGAGCGCGGCATCCGTGACGAGTACGAAGGTACCGAACCGTATATGCGCAGGGGACGCAGGAGTCGTTACTACTGAGGAGCAGACGCCGATGACCCGGATTATAAGCGGTATATAGACACCCATGGATATCACTTTTCCAAGGAGCTGGCTAGGGAAGCCGCTGACAAGATGCTTAACGCCGACGGGTCCAAGAGAAGATGGACGATGGAGGACGCTAAGCAGATGTTCGATAAATGCGGGGCCAAGAAACCTGATAACGCCACTTGGGGAGATATCCAATATCTGTTCGCTATGTTCTATAGCGACTACTTTCCTAAGGTATTGGATTGCGACCAGAAAATAGTCAAGGCTGTCTTGGCTTATCTGGAAGACCCTGACGCCCCGGAAGGGACGGCGTTCGTAAGGTATCTGGCGGTGCGGTGCTTCGTCGGTGACACAATCAAATGGAGTGATATGATTTAGGTTTGATACAACGTTGGAGAACCCTGTCGGCAATAGAATACCGATAGGGTTTCTTTTTGATCGTAGCCTTATTATGATTACATTTGTTCGAGGTAGATCTTTTGTTCATAGGAAGGGTGGGCGGGAATGAAAAAAGGCATCCTCACGGACACCCTTCCCCTTTGGTTGAAAATCACTTAAAACATTATGAGTTACTACACCGCAAATATAGATAATTAAATACAAACTGCAATGGGTAAGGGGTATTATTGGATAGAGCCAGTGGATCAGACGTTAAATGATTTCCAATTTTATAAGGCACGTATCGTAGGCGATCCTGAATATGACGAGAAACATCATCGTGTTATATTGAGGACTGATAAGTATTTCCCTGTCGGAAGTATCTTCCATGTCTTAAAAGACCCAGAGATGTTTGTTATAGAGAGGAAGTTTAAGACATGGGGGAATAAGTATGTCGTTAAGCCTTGTGAGGGTGAATGGGAATGGGAATCTGTCCAGAAACTTAAAGACAAGGCTATTATATTCCGTAGCGGATTCCTGCACGGGGACGGCAGTTTTTGACACTTACCCGTATCTCCCCCCCCCCTCGATTTCTTGGTATTTATGTATATAACTATATTTGAGCAAAAAATAAGTTTGATATGGAAGATTTTCAAGGTAAATACAATGGTAAGCAGATAGATCAGCTTTTGGATAAGGCTAATGATATTGATCTTACCAAATATGCTCTTAAGACGGATAATGCCCCTACCGCCACGAAATTACAGGCGGCTAGGACCATAGCGCTGTCCGGGGCTGTTACCGGTAGTGTCTCATCGGACTTCGGAGGCAACGTAACTATCTCCACGACATTGGCCAATTTTGATGCCTCTAAGATCGCGTCCGGAACCATCAGCATAGATAGGTTACCTAAGGCGGCTTTGGAGAGATTGGTCGTGGTAGCTGATGATACGGCTAGATTCGCCCTTACCACCGCTACGGCTCAAAGCGGTGATACGGTAAAGGTCACGTCTACAGGTAAGATGTATCTGATAAAAGACGAGTCTAAATTGAACAGTGAGGATGGGTATGAGCCTTACACGGCCAGTCAGGCTTCCTCCGTGCCTTGGTCCGGGGTTACGGGCAAACCAAGTACCTTCACCCCTCCCACGTCCTCCGCTACCGTTCTTGGCGGTATTAAGGTAGGATATACGACTTCCGGGAAGAACTATAAGGTACAGCTGGATTCGTCCGGCAACGCTTACGTTAACGTTCCGTGGACGGATAATAACACAACGTATAATGAAGCCACGGCCGACACCTTAGGATTGGTTAAGATCGGCTATGCTTCTAATGGAAGGAACTACGCTGTGCTATTGGCTAATGGCAAGATGTACGTCAATGTCCCTTGGACTGACAGTAACACGACTTATACCCAAGCTACAAGCGATAATCTGGGTCTTGTTAAGATCGGGTATTCAGCTAACGGAAAGAATTACCCGGTAGCTCTTGACGGAAATGGTAAGATGTATGTGAATGTTCCGTGGACGGATACCAACACGACATACACCAATATGGGAGCCGCTTCTGCCTCAGCGGCGGGAAAGGCAGGTTTGGTCCCCGCACCTGCCGCCGGAGCGCAAGCCAAGTATCTTCGTGGTGACGGGACATGGCAAACCCCTCCTAATACCACATATAGCAACATGGGTGGAGCGACGTCCTCAGCCGCAGGATCGGCGGGATTGGTACCCGCTCCGACTGCCGGCAAGCAAACCTCTTTCCTTCGTGGCGATGGTACGTGGGTGGTTCCGACAAATACCACATACGCCAAGGCCAATACCACGACATTAGGATTGGTGATGATCGGATATACTGAGAACGGTAAGAATTATCCGGTAGAGCTGGATAGTAGTGGTAAGATGTATGTCAACGTGCCTTGGACGGATACTAATACAACGTATGGTGTTGTAGGAGCTAATGGGTCCACAGGATTGGTCAAGAACGGCAGTACCGTGACAAACGCCTCTGGATATACGGCTTGTCCTATTGTCGGTGGTATCCCCTATTATAAGGATACGAATACTACCTACGCCAATATGAAGGCGGCTACGGCCTCGGCGGCTGGTGCTGCGGGATTGGTACCGGCCCCAGCCGCTGGCAAGCAGGCATCTTTTCTTCGTGGTGATGGAGCGTGGGTAGTGCCTACCAATACCACATACGGATTAGCCTCTACTACAGCTAACGGCTTGTTGAGACAGCTTAATGGCAGTACATCCAGTTTCATGCGTGGAGATGGCACTTGGGCTACACCTCCTAACACGACATATGCCGTGGCCAATGAGTCTACTGACGGTTTGATGGCGGCCGCCGATAAGAAGACCATGAACAGGCTTATAGGGGTTAATACGGTCACGACATTAGCTAACCTGCCTATTAGCAAGAGAAGTATCACGGCTACGTTATCAGCCGCTACCACCCTATCCGTGCAGTCAGGGATGCAGATAGGGGAGGAGCTGATGATCAGGTGCGTCCCGTCGGCGGCCTTCACGCAGGCTATACCCAACTCCGGGGCTTATGTAAGCATGAGTGGTACTTCTATAACCACTACGGCTAACAAGCCTTTCGAGATAAATATCTGGTGTTACGCTTCAGGTAAGTATAGTATCGCCGTTAAAGAACAAGATTAATGATATAAGATATGAGCTACGTATATATAAACAGGGAAATATATCCCAATCAATTAGTTCAGGACGATCCGCTTGATGATAATTACGCCAAGGGCTATAGTTATGATGATTACATTAACGGGAATCCCGCCCCATGGATAGAGTTTGGGGAGGAGCAATTGGCGTTCAAGGAGGCTAATCCTAAAGCTACGGTTAAGGAGATTATCGAGGCTAAATTGGATGACTCAAGGCTTCTTAATGAGGAGAAATCGGCTAAGTATGAGGAGATCAGGACTTATGAGAATGAGAATCTTCATGAGTTTTTCTTGGATGACCAAAATATCTATATCCCTGAATATGATAGGCGTAACGCTTTGGCTGATGGGGCTATAGCTGGTAAGATAACGATCATAGGTCTGGAGTTCGATATGACGGAAGGCAAGATCTTGATCGGGATGATGGATAAGTATGATAATGATCTGATGTCGGCGTTAGGAGCCAAACAGAGGGAAGTAAGCTTAGCCACTACCGTAGAGCAGGTGAGGGCTATTGACGCTCAGTCCGGCTATCCAGATAAGGTAAATATCACCATGACTTATGTCCGGCAACAGGCAAAGGAGAAAGATGTCTCCGATCCTCAGAAAGTGGCTGTCAGATTCTCCAGAATGGTGGTTAATAACAAGACTATATCTTTATCCCCTAATGAGAAACTGGATGTTAAGGTTCTATTCCCTATATGGGGACAAGAAGGGGCGGAGTTCGGGTTGTCGGTGGATGCCGGATTCTGTCTCAGGGTGGTGAAGGACGATACGGATATCCTTTATGAGGTTATTCAACAACATACATTATCAAAGGAATGGGAACCCGGATTAAATACGGCTTCCTTATACAAGGTCATTGATAAGGAGCATGCCGGGACCATAGGGGATCCTATCCCGTATTTCCCTCCAATGGAGATATTCAAGGATAAATATTACATCCAGAACGCTGATGTATATAAGTGCACTAGGGATAGCGGAACTCCTCTTAGTCATAATCTAAAGGACTTAGTAGGGTTGTATGTTGAGGTTGTACAGGGCTAGTCGTATCTACCCCCCCCCTATATTTGGCTTGTGATATGATACAAGTTATTTTTGGCATAATAAAATGACATTTGTAAATATATTTAAGTATGGCATCACAAAAATTCGGTTTCGTAACCGTCGACCCGGTATCAGGATCAGGAGATCAGGCGGTTAATTTCTCCGGTGAGAAACACACCGGTCGTCTTCAACGCACTATCAACCTTACGGTCACCACGAACGGCGGGGCTAAGAAGGCGTTGGTAGTTAATCAGGCAGCGGCTGCTGAGGTGGTAAGATCAGACAGCCCTAACGCTTCCGTACAAAAGACAGGCGGTAATGTTACCATCACCGGTAAGTCTAACAGTACTAAGCTTACGTTCGCGGTCACGCCGGCTAAGGAGAACGGGCTTACGTTACAGCTCCCGGCTAACTACACGGCGGCTGGAAAGACTACGGCTAACGGAGCGGTTATCGCCGACGATCCCGGAGCCGCTGGCGAGTTCGTTTGGAGCATCACGATCTCGGACGTACCGGCCAACGTCACGATCGAGGAACTGACAGCTACATTGAAGGTAACTGCCGCTGGTGGCCAGATAGCCAACGTGACGGTAACGCAAGCCGCTGGAGACTCTACTATCGAGCTTGACAAGGAGACTATTAACTTGGATGTAAATGGTACTCAACAGACGGTTAACGTAACATCTAATGACAGCTGGACTTGGGCGCAAGCAGCGACTAGGACCGTATTGAGAATGATGGGACGATAATCAGTTTCTTTTCTCTTACTCAGACCCCGATCGACTAAAGCCGGTTGGGGTTTATTTGTTTTGCTATCTTTGCAATAGAACAAAAATAATACAACTATGGCTAATGATTTGAATATTAATTGGAAGGACGGGGTAGGCGAGGTAACGGACCAGCCTCTGACCGTCAGCCCGGGGTCCGGGACCGGAAGCGCCCCCGTTTCCTTTGGCTCGGTGATGAACAACGGTCTTGATCGGACTCTTGAGCTGGAGATAACAACTCCAAAAGGTATTAAGAAGACGCTCACGGTGAATCAGGAGGGATGCCGGCAGGCTTATATTACGAGTGACGGCAAACGATGGCTGACTAGCGACAATCGGGTGTATGGGGTTTTGAAAAGCGATGCTCCGTGCGAATGCATAGGTGATTGTCCTTGATATTTTGTTTTTACGAATTTTGTAATTACATTTGTGGCGCATGTCCATCACCATGCTTTTCGTCGCTAATTTATTATAAGGGATACCGGTCTGTGATGGGATCGGCATCCCTCTGTTTTTTAATATGGAGAAGATAAATGTTTTCGATGTTCAGGTTCCTGATGGGAGACAAATCCGTTGTATGTCGTATAATAAGGTTACTTATTTTGATCTTGACGATATATGTAAGTTATGTTTTGACTCATACGATCTACATGATGTGGCTGACACTAAGGTAATGAGTGAGTTCCTGCACCGAGAGGGTGGTCGTTATTGGACTACGATAGATGGCGTAAGGCAGTTGTATCGTAGGATTGAGTGTAAGATGTGTTTTGAGGTTATAGAAAAATTAAAGGGATTATGAGAGAAAAGAAATTTGATTTCGTGATATATCCGTTGGATTTGATTATCACGGTTGGATTAGATTATAAGACGTTGTGTGATCGTTTCGAGAATATGGAACCTGAACACGAGGGGAAATGGGGAGATGAGGATGATATGGACAAGGAGGCGTCTTTCGCAAATTTGGTAAGGGATAGGGACGATGATGATAAATTTGCCATACTTTGGAATTTTTCGAGCGACGATGATTTAATAATGAGAAATATATGTCACGAGTCATTCCATATAGCAATGAGCGTATGTCAGTTTTGCAATATGTCTCTTGGTTTTAAGGTTGGAGAGGATGAACACGCAGCGTATATAGCCGGCTTCGCTGGTGATTGTGTTAGCGAGTTCATCAATAGCAAGAATACGGATTAAGTAATAAATTCTATAAGGAATATAAGAATATCAGCCTCCGCTTATTTGTGGGGGCTTTTTGTTTATCTTTGTCAAAAACATGAAGTTATGTCGAGTTGCGTAATTAAAAGGAATAAGGAAGGTAAGATAACCCGTGTCTTGACCCCTTCCGGCGAGGTATCTACCTTGTTCGATAAGATAGCGGGTATAGCCGCCGTAAGTGACCTTAATAAGGCCGCTGAAGCTTATATGACTATTTATAACGATAAGTTCAGGTCCAAGTTTGGAGACTGGACGAGATCCGTGCCAAGGAATAAGGAGGCCGCCAGATCCATAAGCGCCAGACTTAACGCTAGCGAGTGGGGGCAACTTATGTCAGCCAAGGTCTTGTCCGCCATAAGCGATATGGATGCCCCGGCGTTGGCCAGAAGTCTCGGGAATAGCGACAATGTCGTGGCTTATCTTACCTCCGGAGAGGTAGGTGATGTCAATGATATGGCTGTGGTAGATACATCTACGGTACAGGAGGTGGATCTGGATTCCATAAACGAGGATAATATTGGCGATACGATACTGAAAGAGGCGTCATGGGATGATATAAGGGCTATCAGGGAGAATATAGATATTAAAGAAACAGCCCGTATGCTATGGAAGGCCGTGGAAAGCGCTTTTACCGGTCAACGACCTAATATCAGGGTGAAGGGCGGAAATATAGATGGGGAGATTATATTCTCCGGGAATGTCTTGCCGTTAAACGATATTGAAGATTATACGCCCCCATCTTCAAGATTGGTGTATGATTCCGGTGAGCCTCGCCTGTTCTTTAAATCGGATGACGGCAAGATACATGACTCTTACGCCAACGCCATAAAAGGCTCGTCCGGCGGGCGGATCGAGGCCGGGTTCTTGGCCGGCAGTGTCGAGGAGAGTGACGTCCCGTCCGGTACGGCTGATATCTCCTTTGGCTCGTCCTCCATAACCCTTAACAACAGCGAGTCATTCATACCGGTCCTTGGTATCAGCTCAGGCTCTAATATAAGCACTCGTGGAGGGTTTGTCAATTACCTTATCAAGAAAGGTCTGTTGAGCGGGGAGCGTATAAGGCTAGGGGATAGGTATTATCTTACCGGGGCCGGCAACTCCGATGGTCTTAAGATCTATAACGCTATGGATGCATTGTCTAGGCTAAGGAATAGGTTTGGAAGTCAGTCCTCCGAAATGAACGTATTGGGTTCTATAGGTTTTGATACGGAGGTAAGTAATGATCTTGATCTTATCACGACATCAGGGGAGAAGGTTACGGTAAGCAGATCGGAGATCAAGGGCATGTTAAGGCAAGGCAAGTTCGAGGAACTTAATAATAAGTATGATGGGTTCATGGAGCTAGCCTTGTCGTTGATGATGGAGGATAACGCCTTGTACGGAAGTAATGTCCGTGGGGTTATTGAGAATGAGAAGGCGGAGGATCTTCAGAACAGGACTGATATCACCAACATCTTATCCACGTTAGGTATCCGGGTGATGGGTATGTCTGAGTATATGGATAAGTATAAGATGCGTAATGGTATTGAGCCTTCGGCTAGGGCCTTATCCGATATGGCCAATGGGGTTATCGCCTTGGCTGAGGGAGCTACGGTAGAGGATCTTAATGAGGAGGTAGCCCATTTCTTGATCGATACTTACCGTAACCAACAGGAGATTGACGAGGTGCTGGATTCTGTTGTCGGCACGTCGTTATGGAATCAGTTCGCTGGTCGTTACTATGAGGTGTATGGGAAGGAATACCAAGGAGAGGAGCTGGATCGGATGGTGAAGCGGGAGATCCTAGGTAAGACATTGGCCCAGCGGTTCGTGCCGGGCATGGAACAGGCGGTAGAGGATCTGACCTCGTCCGAGGACGCCCAGCTCTCCTTGTTTGGCAGGATGGTACGAGCTATACGTAATTTCTTCTCCAGCCAAAGATCGGATTTAAATAAGGTACTTGACAGGATAAAGGAGTCGGCGTTAGCTGATGATCCAAGCGCCTTTGACGTGCTTCTGCTAAAGGATAGCGATCATCTCATGTACTCGTTATCGGACGTTGACGTGGCTAATAAGTTGATCAAGAACGGTAGGTCATTGGAAAGGCTATACACCAGATTGCAGAGGATGAGATCAAGCCAAAGCCAGAGGATCGGTGAGAGTATCTCCCTTCTTCGTGATATAGGCGAGAAGGTGAGACAAGTCGGGGGTGAGCTTAATAAAAACAACAACCTGTTATCCACCAAGAGCGTTATAGCTACAGCCAAGGCCGAGGTGGAGTATTTGGTTACGGTTGCCAGTAGCTTGCGTAAGAGCGACAAGGGATTGGATTATGAGACGATACAGGTTATCGATAACGTATATGGGGAGATAGTACCGTTAATCAGGAATCTTCGTGGATTCGTCAATAATCAGGCGGCGGATTATTATGGCAACAACAAGGTTGGCATGGTAGAGGATATGGATGATATATTGCGGATGGCTGAGACATCTATGTCTGATATAAACGCCCTTCGTAGCGATCGTAACGAGGATTGGCTGGATGGACAGCTCCGGATGTTTAATATCCCGGAAAGATATTGGAATGGGATAAAGAAGTTGATAGATAACATCCATAAGGATATCAATGTCATGTCCAGGTTTTTCGGGACGTTAGAACATAGCGGGAACGCTATCTTGGGCATGTTAGGGCAACGTCTTGCCAAGGCTTATAACGACGCTCATGTTGAGGGCGTGGCTAATATCAATAAGATGACGAAGATGATGAAAGAGCGTGGATGGGGGATAAAGGATAATGAGGATCTTATACAGAAGATAAACGGTAAGAACTCTGATTACCTTGATTCGTCCCGTGATTTCGCCAAATACGATTTACTATACAGGACCGAGCAGGCTAAGGCTATTATCGATATATATGATCTTAAGAATGTCATGGGTAAGACCGAGAAACAACTTATTGATCTTCTTCTATCCGATAGAGGTCTTAAGGTGAAGACCCGTGACGACATAGTAGGATATGACGGGGATAAGCCTATTACGAAGGAGATATATCATGTATTCAAACCTACCATCCAGAATTTTGATATCTCGGACATGACGTTCGAGGATCAGCAACGATATCTCGACGCGATAAATAGGTGGTTGGATGAGAACCGAGAGAAACCTATGGTGCAGGCTTATTACGATAAGATCGAGAAAGTTAATAAGAAGGTCGAGGAAAGACTGGGTCGTAGGGTATCGCAAGCCACGTCCGATTTCATGACCCGTATCCGCAGGAGCCGGTATGTGGCTATGGATAAGTTCGTGAGGAACGGGAAGGTCGATTGGAAGGCGTTTCAATCCGATCCTATAGCTTGGAGATCTTATCTGGATATTTTACGTGACAGGGCTATAGCCAAGAGCGAGTGGTATTCCGATGGGACACCAAAGGAGGAGGGATCCGAGGCTCTGATGATGTCCGAGGAGATCAAGGCATGGGACGAGGCGTGGGCCGAGGAGTTCGGGAATACCAACGAGGGTCGTAAGGCTTCCGCCGAGTTCAAGGAGATACTTCGTGGGATAGAGCGGTCCGAGGGTGGCAAGGCTGCGTTTGAGTTCCTGCTAGCTGGCGGTCATCTTGGCTTCTCCAAGGATATGTGGGGATCCGAGGAGGGTGATTATTACGAGAATCTGGTTGATAAGATCACGGAGCAATCTGTATCATCATCAAGGATAGAGAAGGTAGAGGAGGCGATGGCGACAATAAACGAGATCAATGACCAGCTAAGACCTTTGCTTATTCAGTACCGGGACAGTACTAGATATGGCGAGTATGATTTCGATCGTCTTCGTGGATCATCGTCATTAAGAAAGATAAACGAGTTATATGATCGTCTGGCCGAGGCTAAGAGTGTCATTAATGCCGCCGCTTCCGCTGAGGCTATTGAGATGGATATGCCTGATACGGTGGAGAGTGGAGTCACGGATTCTTACCGTAACGCTTTAAGGGATGCCATGGCATACGACAAGGGTATGGATGAGATTAAATTCGCCAAGGAACATATGTCTGCCCGCTCCCGGAGTCAGGTGGATAGGATGGCCGCCAAGTTATCTCGGAAAAACCCGTCATGGACGACCGTGGAGGTATCGTTTTTGAGAAGGAAATACGGTCCTGACTTCAATAATAAGCTAGCTAACGACATAGCGATGGGTAAGACTGATAAGATCCTTGTCGAGTACGCCAGAACCCGGTTGTATCCTTATATGAGGAAATATTCTCCCAAAGGGTATTCTGATTTCATCAGAAAGATAAATAACGGTATATATAAGGTATCCGAGTTCTTTGATGCCATAGAAAATGGTATATCCGAGAAAGAGAGCGTATCCCGTTTCGGGTTCGATATTAATATGATTGATCTGACGATCAACAACCAGTGGCTTGATGAGGCCGATGCCGAGAGTTCTTTCCGTAATCCTAATTATAATCCCGATCTGGGTTATGGGTATCATACGCCTAGGTTCGATAAGTACAAGAACGAGGCTTTTTTCAAGAAATACGGTATTACCAACGAAGGGGAGGAAGCTACGATCAATAAGGATAAGTGGGAGATGAGGAAGGAGCTGCTTAACATAAGCCGTAAGGCTATGGAGGATTATGATGAGCGATTCCGGAACATCTACCAAATACCACAGATATCCAAGGGCGGCGTGGAGAGGATGGTGCAGGCCGGGGTTGACCCGAAGGCGGCCATCGGCAACGCCGTACGTGATATCGTTGGCGAGAGGGTGGATGACCCTATACATGGTCAGGGGCAAGACCTAGGAGGGATTGACGAGAACGATAACAAATATCGTATGATCCCCAAATACTATCTTAGTAAGCTGGAGAACGCCAACGACGTGTCCCATGACTTCGCCTACTCCTATTCCATGTTATCCTTGCAGGCTACCGCTTACAAGTATAAGAGGGCGGCCTTGGATGATGTCATGGGATACAGGAACATGATGCTGGAGACGCAATACGACGGCGGTAAGAACCCGGAGGCCACTCACGCCTATAGGATGTTTCAGGACTGGGTTAACGCCAGTATCTATGATGTTAGGATAAATAATAAGCGGGCAGAATGGAATATAGGTAATTATAAGGTCGATCTTAATAAGCTGGCTCTTATGTTTACCAAATTCGTATCCAAATCCAACTTAGGCTTCTCCCCATTCGTCGCGGCTACCGGCGCCCTTACCGGGCAGGCCAACTTCCTTTTGGAGGGTATGGTAGGGCAGTATATAAGCAAGGACTCCATGAAATACGCCTATGGGGAAGCCCAGAAGCAGTTAAGTACGTACGTGTCGGAGATCGGGGATATAAACCGCACCAACAAGCTATATGTCGTTGGAGAGGCTCTAGGCGTGTTCAATGTCCGTAACCGTGTACGATCGGCAGCGTATAACAAAATCTGGAGAACCTTATTCCGGGACCTGCCGTTTAAGATGATGGAGGTTCTTAACTCCCCGTTGGATCCGCAGGTCATTATCTCGGTCATGGATGATACCCGCCTATACGAGGGTCAGTTCTGGTCATACTCCAATTTCAAGGAGATGATGATGAAAGACAGAAATATGTCCGCTAACGAGGCTAAACGCGATTGGGAGCGTTTAAGGGATTATTCTATGTGGAACATGGTAGATGTCAAGGACGGAAAGATCGTGGCTAAGAACGAGGCTAACAAGGATATTATAGACCGATATATACCCACCTTGTCCAGTAGGGTAAGGAGTATGGTGCAGATCTGTAACGGCGCCTTGGACGAGCAGAACCGGGTGGGGGCTAGCCGGAACGCTATCCTTAATATGGTGCTGCCTCACCGTGGATGGTTTATATTGGCCGTACAGCGGGCGTATAAGAAAGCCGGTTTCAATTTCCAGACCAACCAGTTCGAGGAGGGATATATGAGAACGTTATGGAGATTGGCCGGGAACGTCTATGGTTCGATGTCGGAGGGCAGGATGGGAGAGGCATATGACGTGCTTAAGGAAGAGTATGATAAGCTTACCCCCTACGAGCAGATCAATATCAAGAGATCGATTATCAATATGGCGGTATTCGCCACGATGATGGCCATAGGACGGGCTTTGATGGGATATAGGGAGGATAATGAGGATAGCTGGTTCGGGCAGTTCATTACCTATATCGGGTTCAGGACGATCAATGAGATCGCTTCCCAGACATCCCCGTTCATGGAGCTTAACGCCATAGATATGCTGCAAGATCCGCTGGTTACCGCCCGAAAGTTAGGCGATCTCACCGATCCTCGAAACTGGGATCCGTTCGCTACCGTCCAGACCGGCGTGTATAAGGGAGAGAGCAAGCTATGGAGGCAGCTCATGAAATTCTCGTTCGGTAAGCAATGGTATAATATCAAGACGGCTAGGGATATTAAGCAGACATCCGACTACTGGTCGATGACCAACGGCATGACGATGGGATTCTTTCTAGGTGGTAGGAATAAGGATGAGTCCGGAGAGGACGCTAATTGGTATTTTGACAGGGGAAGATAACTGATATGGTATGACAAAAAAAAATAGCCGGTCAATTGTTTAAGACAATTTGATTGGCTATTTTTGTATTCCCATCTATCCATCCCGGACGGATGGGAATAGGTAATTATTTTATGAATACAAATGTAGATCTTTTTCATGATTCCACGAACAATAGTAATGGAATTTTGACGTCCGAATCCAACGAAATGGATTTAAATACATTAATACCGGTAGTAGATAATAATAATCATAAGGTTGTAGACGCCAGGCTTCTTCATGCGTTTCTTCAAATAAGAAGAGATTTTACATCATGGATAAAAGATCGTATATCAAAATACGGTTTTATTGAAAATCAGGACTTTGTATTGATAAAATATGATTATTTAGGTAACTTACTGAATGACAGACTCCCCCATTTTGGTGAGTCTGATACTCAGGTAGTTGCAAAGACTGATTACCTGCTATTGATGGATATGGCCAAAGAGCTATGTATGGTAGAGAATAATGATAAAGGGAAGAAAGCTAGAAGGTATTTTATCGAGAAAGAAAAAGAATTAAAGAAGTTGGAAAAGTCGAATAATGATCAAGTAAGTCATTTGCGTATTCCCGACTTTTCCAATCCAGCGGAAGCCGCAAGGGCATGGGCTGATGAGTATGAGGCCAAGGTGAAGGCCGAGAAGGAAGCTATGTTGGCACTAGAAGCCAAGAACAAGGTCGAGGAGGAAAAGAAGATTGTCCAAGCCGAATTAAATACGGCTATAGATACGATAAAGGAGAATGAACCGGTAATTGATATGTTTAAAAGGTCTATTCCAAGAGAAGGTGTCCTTATCCGTGAATCATCAAAATATTTTGAGCAATTTGGCTATTATATCGGGATTAAGAACATGTATCCGTTATTACAGGAATTAAAATATGTTTTTAGGAATGAGAGAGGTAGGATAGAGGCATATCAGTCCGCTCGTAATTCTGGATTAGTTACATATGGATCTGATCCTGGTGATGAATATTGGGAGGCTAAGGCCGTGACTGTTATGATAACATTAAAGGGATTTGTTAAACTGGAAGAATTGTCAAGAAAAAAAAGGAGCGTTTTTTGAGAAATATGGTCGGTTCACGATATGATGCCCCTCACTGCGATTATTCTGATAAAGGCAAGGCTATTAGAGCGCTTACTGGCGATAATAGGTTCACTAAAGATATTGATTATAAAGTTTTTACCCAAAATGGTAAAAACCCTACTGAGGGAAGATCAACAATTGTATATACGATAACTGCATTTTGCGTGGAATGTTTGATAACAAGGAAAGAAAGATGAGTATAAATAAATAGTTATACCATTGATAATTAATGTAATCCAAAAATGGATTTACATAATAAGAGAAGGATAGGCGATTATCATCCTATCCTTCTTATTTTCGTTATCGGTTATTATATTTATACACAAAATCATCCACATCCATATACTCACACCCGAAGTTTTCCGCCGTCTTCTTATCGGAGTCGGAGAACTGCCCTTCTTTTCCGGAAGCGTCCCCGATCATCATGATAGTATCGTATATGATCTTATTTTCCTCATCTACATTATCATTTATGAATTTGATATAATCCATATACTGGTCTATCATCCCCGTATTTGGTTTCCTATTGATGTTATCTTTATCATTGTTGTCGCAATAAAAGTTGTATACGGATATATTGGTATAATCCTCCAATGCGCTTGATATATAATCGAATTTATATTCAAACATCTCTTTGTCTACGAAGCCTTTTTCTATACCTCCCTGATTTGATATGATTAGTATATCATCAGGAGCGTAATTTTTGATAGCCTCAAATACGTAGAGTTTGATTTTCATATCCCATATACCTTTAGGGAATGTATCTCCTGACAATGTTTCAATCAGTGTCCCATCTAAATCTGTTATTAACAATTTATATTTTTTCATGATTCAAAATTTAAATGATATATAATTACCTTACTTTATTCATATACTACTCGTCCCATTGCTCCTAATAGCTCTTTATCATCCTGCTCCTTTACCTCTACATAATAATATCCCTTGAAACAAAATTTCTTTTGATCGGGATCTGACAAGAACTTTTTATATTCCTCGAATCCTTCATCTGAAAGATGATAAGCCTTTCTTTTTTGTTGAAGTAATTCATTTGATTCTAATATCTGTTTCTTAGTAGCCATAATAACATCATTTTTTATTTTACGGTTCTTAGACGATGAGGTATTCTGCCTAATGATATTTCATCCCCATATTATTGATTTGTTTAATTTACGAGCCTCTGATAAGGCTCGTGTTAGTATATCCTTTTTCCTTATAATCTCCTTATATCTTTTGATATTCATTTTTATTGTCTTCATAATAAGTTCTTTTGTCTTAATAGCACCAGCATCTTATCCCAATCCACATATCCTTTATCCGTAAGTGGAGTGCCGATATTCCTATCATCTATATAATAATCACAATACACTTTTGGTGATGATGATACTGGCTCAGGATTGTAGTTTACCGAATACAGATTGATATGATTGTATCTAAACCAGTCTACGGCATCCTGTAGATATTTACCATCTCTTACCGTATATAATATCAGAAGATTCTTATCAGCCAATTCTCTCAATACTTTAGCGGCTCCGATATTGTCTCCTACATAAGGGAATGAGTCTACTACGCACGTCCCATCAAAATCTATCCCTATTATTTTCTTCATATTATATATCTTGTAATAAATACTCTTCTATTTTCTTAGCCATATCAATAAGCATCTCACATCTAAGGTTATTAAACTCCTTACAAAACCTCATGTCTTCCTCATGCTTTTCCTCAGGCGATCTGTTATCAATTACGCTGTAGCATGGTGATGAGTGTATCGGTATGGTCTTCATGGCATCTATGGCTAATTTGATAGCCTTTTCTTTGATATCGCTCATACTATTTTCTTTTTGTTCCCAGATCATGCCGCTATGAAGGCAATTAGGATCATCAGCATGATCTATTAAACAAATCCCTTTGTCGTAAAAACAACATCCCGTACAACTCTCTTCTTCTATCTCAGGGATAGCTATGTATTCTTTCCCTTTATATATTTTAACTTCTCCTTTTCTTATCTTATTCATCTTATTAGATTTTTATATCCTACATGTTTCAACTGCTCTTCGGTAGCTTTCTCCTTCGGGAACTTCCCGTGCCATTTTCCGGGCACCACGACATCACGGCCGTCTGGGGAGGTAGTAAGCCTCCCGCATTCGCTGCACAGCCCCATGCCCTTGTACGGCTGTAGTTCCTTGGCATACTCGAATTTGTCCACCATATACTCGTTTGTCAACATCCAGTAACTAGACGTGGCGGTATTGTCTACACAACCGCATTTAGCGCATACAAACAGGCTCATAGTAAGTTCTTTTTTGCTTCATTAAACAACCATTCTACCAGATTCTCAAATTCTCCATCAGGCATATCTATTATGTCTTTTATCTGCACTTGTATTCTTTCTTTTGCTAAAGAATAGCAATTACTATTGACAGAGTAACGAACTACAGTGCCGTTTACGAAAATAAAATCATCTGGTTTTAAATCAGTCGTATAGCCATTTTTAGAAAACATAGGGATATGATGTATATCATCTATTCTTGTTATAAAAGAATCATTATATTTGGCATATTTTCCAACAATCCATTTATACTTCTCCTTTAGGTCAACTTGTATCTTGCTCATTTCTTCTTTTAACTGTTTTTCCAGTTCTTCAATCTTATTCATATCCTATCTATTTTAATGTTATTGTTATTAAATCTGTTTATCATCTCATCAAAGAATTGACGGTCTATCTCCACAAGCAGGAAGCCCCCCCCTCTCCTCGCCGCAAGGGAAAGGGTAACGGCTACCGCCCCGTCCGGCACAGTGTTCATTGGATTGCCTTCCACGCCATATTCCCGTTAAACATCCTCATCTTTCTTTTCATCATCAATCCTCTCCACTTTAATCGTCCCCATATCACCTGAAGGTAACGTAATATCGCTATACACGTTATTCCAGTTCTCGTCAATAGCTAGCTGATGCAGTATAGATCTATATATCTGGTAGGTATTTCCGATAAGTCTCTTTCTATTGATCATATCTTTACTACCTCCATCATACCCTATATGTTCATAGTCTTCGAGATCCGGGAACAACCTTCTTCTTATCGCTCGTGAGTTATTGATTATAAAACTTCTTATCCCCAGCGTTTCCGTTCTATCCATATCATTTATCAACGTATCTGTCGTATGTTGTAGGTCCATGTCTCCGGCTGCGTATCTGCTTATGTCCTCCACGCACTGGGATATCAGCATCAGTTGTTCCCTTGTCAATGTTATTTTATAAAGTTGTTTGTTGTTCATATCCTTCTATTTTATTTATCATCTCGAATATTTTCACCGCTATCAACGGCACTATGGCATTACCATAAGCCTTTATTGATTCTTTTCTCCATTTCCCGTAAGGAATGGTAAGGTTGTCCACATTAAAGGGTAGCCCATCATTTCCTCTACAAATAGGGGACTGAGTTGGAAAACTCTTCCATTGAGTCGATCCCCGTCCATCCCAATCACGGCAGGCATATTTCTTAAAGAGTCTGTTCTCGGTGCTCCGTTGCTTTTTGTCATCTTCCTTATCGTACAAGAACCTGTGTGATCTGAGGCCACTGGTGTCGGTAATAAGTCTCCGTATTTTATCCCTTGTTTGGGAAGTGAACTCAAATCCATGAATCTTGTCTTCCCGTCCTTGTCGCAAACCTTCAACCCTTGCGTCTGAACAGTCGGAAGCAATGAACCATATCCTATACCGTTTATGTGGCGCTCCGACACCGCAAGCTGGAACAATGATCGGTTGGACGGAATATCCTTCACGTTCAAGATCGTTGCAGATGGTATTGATGATATATTCTTGCTCAAGTATCGTTTCCTTGTAATTTTCTTCATCTTGATCACTTTTCGTTTCCACGTCAGTTTCACTACCGGGTTGAACCATATTGGTGATTCCAGCAACATTCTCGCCAATAACCCAGAGCGGTCTTGTCTCTCGTATGACTCTAAGCATTTCCGGCCAGAGACAACGGTTATCATCCGCTCCCTTTCGTTGTCCAGCGACGCTAAATGGTTGACAAGGGAAACCTCCGGTGAGCACGTCGATTTTCCCTTTCCATGAAGTGAAATCAGTTCTTTTAATATCTTCATATAATACTGTTTTTGGAAAATAATATTTTAATACACTTTGACAGAATGGATCTATCTCGCATTGAAAGACATTGTTCCATCCTACCTCTCTAGCGGCTAAATCAAAGCCTCCTATACCTGAGAAAAGACTAGCGTGATTCATTCCATCTTATTTGATATTAATTTTTCTTTTATATGTTTAGATATATCAATTATCTCATCTTTTATATTGCAGTCATCTTTTAATAATGAACCAAATATACATGATATGGCGCCCTTTAGGCCTAGCGCTATCCCTATCTCCAATATTTTTTTATCGGTATTAGAGATTTCTACAGGTTCATATAATATTGATGATATGTTGTTAACGACGTATATTATATCATCTTCATTCATTGATGTAGATTTATCGACAATAGCTATAAAATCTTTTATAATCATAATATAAGCTATTTTTATTTCTTTTATCGTATCATCGCTTAGATGTCTATCTCTTATATGCCTTTCAACATACTTGTTTGCTAGATTCTCTATTTTGTTTGATTTGTCCATTTGTACTATCAATTATTTAGTTAATAATAGATCATAGTCCTCTTCATCTATACTCCCATTATTGTTGACATATATAATGAAATCATTTAAAGGCACGGACTTATCCTTGGATAAGGCTTTTATAATAAGCTCTCCATCATCTTTCAACATCACATGCACAGTATCCCAGATAACATATTTTTGACATTCTTTCTCAATCTTCTTGATTGTTTTAAGTATTATCTTATACGTCTCCTCATATCTTTTTACTATTCCGCACAGTTCAGTCGTATTATATTTACGTATAGCCGTGAATATATATTCCTTTTTACAATCCCAGCATTTTATCAGTTTTTCTGATCCGCACGCCTTATTCTTGTAGAAGAAACAGCCCTTACATGGCTCATTATGGTCGTAACTTAATACTACAAGCAGCTCCATGCCATTCTTGTATATCACGTCTCCTTGTTTCATCTTGTCTATTTTATTAATCTCATTATCAATATAGCAAAGTTGGATATTATCCATACTATAGATATCCAGAATGTTATACTCAACATAAGACCTATGTTCTTAGGTATAGGATCTACTCTCCTGAATGTAAGGATCATGAATACAAATGTCTTGAAGTTCATAATTTACGATATTTTTCTATATAGTTAACTATTAGATCCTTGACACCTTTAGGGACATTAATTAGCTTAAGGTTACCTTGGAATATATCCTTACCGTACTCGTCCATGATCACCCCGAATGAAGGATTCATGATTCTTGTCGATATACATATCGGTTGGTCGGTATCGAATCTGATAACGGCTACCTTCTTCTCGTTTATCGCCTTCTTTAGGGCTATATAAAGCTTATGACCTTTAACAATGTCACAATTACCTTTCATGATCTTAGACATATATATGATATGCTCTTTCTTCACATTGCTGAGATTGTCCATCAGTTTAAGATCTCCACCAACAGATTTCCATTTTTTGAAGCAAGATATGCATAGACAATAACTGGACTTGGCGTTCCTCGGCATCATCCTGCTGCTACCAGCGGGAACCGTATCGCCACAGCAGACGCACGTCCGGTCTTTGTTGGTGCGTACTGGGCCATAGCTGTTTATCGGGTATTCTTTTTCTTTAAGCATCTTTTTCTGTTTTCAAAATTATCATCACCATATTCATAATTAGGACAAGCCTTATTGCTTGGGCGTCTCGTATAAGTCTTTTGCTCCCTATCATATTTCCTGTTAGGGTTTATATAATGGTCGCACACTTGCCAAATGGAGCAGCATACTTTCCCGTATCTTTTCGCCCATTCCCGATCATGTAGATGTACACAAGTGGCGCAAGTTGGGTTCTTGAGCTTATCCTTATTCTCATCTATGATCTTATTGACCCGATCAAGAATAACATGCATTTTTTCAATATTTATGACGTTAAATGCGTCTGGGCATGGAAGATATGTCATTGAGCTTATATCTATGTCCATTTCCTTGGATTTATTGTAAGCTGATTTGTATTTCCTTCTCATCAAATCCTTTAATTGATTTACTTTTCTCTCATAAGTCCCCATATTTCACTCAGTTTTCCATCCTTGTTTTTTCAATAGATCCACCATCATCTCCTTTATCTTAGGGCTAATGGCTTCGGTAAGTATATCAGCGGCCAAGTTAATAGAGAAGCTTGTCATTCTAGATTCTCCTATATACTTCTCGCTGGTAACTTCTTTCACATAGTCGTGAATATCCTTGATCATTTCATTTTGAGATCTTAGGAGATCCAGTATCTTATCGAGTTTATCATTCATCTTTTTTCTCAAATATACCTGATAATAACCAGATAACCACTATCAAAAAGAAACACAACCCAAGCGCCTCATCCGGGTAATCATGCATAGCCTCTAAAATTCCCCTCATAACTTAACATCCATTTTGTTGATTATCTTATAAAATATATCTCTAGTCAGCTCAATATCGTAAGTAGCGTCATGGAGCTTATTCTCGTCGATCTCAATACCCATAGTTCTGGCTACGGTCATCAACTTAAAGTTCTCCATATCGTTTCTTACGCCCATCAGGAACGGTGTCACCATAACATATACATCCATACAGTTAGGATAGAACCATGATCCGAAATACTTATCCCCACATTGCTGGAATAAAGCCCGTAGGAAGCTGTTATCGAATCCAGCGTTGTTATACCCCACTAAATACATTTTATCCCTCTTATCGAACTTATTCACGTATTTGGATAATATACCAACTAACTGCCTGTATCCGTCTTCCATAGGCTGATAAGACTGCACTTGCTCCAAGGTAACGCCGGCCACGTCCAGCGCCTCCTGCTCTATCGTGGCGGCAGGGTTCGGGGCTAGGCGGATGTCGAACCTCTCGACCTCCTGCCCGTCGATATCCACGATCCCTCCTATTTGGTGTATCCCGTTTCTCCAGAACTTAACCCCGGTTGTCTCTAAATCGAAAAATAGTAATTTCATATCTATTGATTTTTAAAATGTTCCTTAATCTTCTCCAATGCCTAAACAATTAAACGCCAACCATCCACTTACAACTCCCATCGCAAAAATAAACAAAACCATAAGCGAGAACAGCGCCCAATCTTTTGTATTTAGTTTATTGCTCTCCTTCTTTGCTTTTATTTTTTCAAGAATATTCTTGTCAACATTGAAATCGAAATCAAATGTCGCATTATTAGCTATCTTCCCATCGATGTTTTTGTTATTAATAAATATCTGTCTCTTATCACTCATATCCCTAATATTTCTGCTACATAAACAAATCCATAACATATATAATTATCAGCGTCATGCTCACCCCAATTCACATGCCATACGACGGCGCACGGGAAATATAATGGCATATCCTCAGCCATAGGATCCTCTTTGAAGTCATCAATGTTTATCTTCTCCCTCCACCTCCACAGGTCTTGGATATCGTTCAAGATCAATTTGTTCATAACAATCTGGTTTTTAATGTTGATACAAAAGTGCGACTTAAACAAAAATAAAAGTATGAATAATATTAAAATAATATTAATCATGCTTAAATATAAATATATCCCTTCTAATTCTCACGGATATACGTATTCGTACTCATCTGGAGGGGATGTCTTGTAGTTGTAAATTTCATAGAAAATCATAGAAATAATTAAGATATTCTACTCCATTTTAGACGCTTCGACACAACTGGCAACCCGGCTGCTCTGCGTCCGTATAGCCGCATCAACTCCTACGGCTTGTATGTTTATCGCGGCGTTGAGATCCCTGTCGATCTCCATGCCGCAATCTTTGCAGACAAATGTTCGATCCGATAATTTCAGATCTTTATTCTTCCAGCCACATCTTGAACAGGTTTTCGAGGATGGGTAAAAACGATCTATAACAATCAGTTCTTTACCATACCACCTACACTTGTATTCAAGTTGGTTACGGAACATCGAGAAAGAAGCATCATATACAGAACCGGCAAGTTTGTGATTCTGTAGCATACCGGAAGCATTTAGATTCTCAATACAGATAACATCGTAATTATTTACCAGCATCGTGGTCAAATTATGCATGTACCATGAACGCTTGTTGGCTATATCACGATGAAGTCTTGATACTTTTAGCCTGCATTTGTTTCTTCGATTACTTCCTAATTTCTTTCTTGATAAATGCCGTTGCATCCTTTTTAACTTCGCTTGGTTCTCACAAAGAAAATGGGGATTCTCAACAGCAATCCCATCAGATAATGTAGCTAATGTCTTAATCCCTAAATCAACTCCGACTGTTTTGCTAGTTTTCTGTTTGTAACACTGTCCTGTTTCTACAAGAACTGATACGAAATATTGACCAGCACGGTTCTTTGAAACGGTACAGGAGATAAAACGAGCGTTGTCTGGAACTCCACGATCGATAACAATCTTAACCCATCCGATCTTTTCGATCCGGATCTTATTGTTAGTGATTTTAAACTTCGGGAACGGCAATCTAAACGACTGGTTGTCGTGTTTATTTTTGTAATTCGGTTTACCGAGTTTTTCTTTCCTGTTCTTGTTGAAGTATTGTCTGGAGAACTCAATAAAATCACGTTGCTTCTGCTGCAAGGTGGCTGCCGATACTTCATTTAACTAAGGTTTTTCAATAACAAGATCCGACTTTGTCGGGAATTTCGGATTAGGGTTTGTTTCTTTATCGTATGAGTTAAATGAGTCAACACAAGCATTCCATACAACACGTACGCATCCGAATGTTTTTGCAAGAAGTTCTTCTTGTGTTTTGTTCGGATACATACGATATTTATATGAACGCTTTATTAGACTCATCATCAATTCATTTTAATATATTAAATATACAAATAATTCTATGATTTTACAATGGATTACTATCGATTTTGTAATTATTTAATCATACTTGTCTCCTCTTCTGTATACTAACGCTACCCAACAGTCGTATTTTTTGCTGTATCCTATAAGAGGGACATTGGCCATAGGCGGATTATCCCCCGTTTTGTATCTTATTCTTGTTACTTGTTTCATGTTCTCATGGATATAGATATTCGTATTCTTCCGGTGGATATGTTTCAAATTCGGTGTCGTACTTCATACAAGTGTAGTACTTGTCTTTGCTTCTGTACACTACTGTCCACGGACAGTCATATCTTTTGTTGTATCCTAAAAGAGGAACACCTTCCATAGGAGGCTTATCTTTCGTTTTGTACCTTAATTTTGTTATTTGCTTTATGCTCATATAATCTTATGTTTAAGTAATTCCATCATCATCGAAAACAATGTGTCTACAAGAAGTTTCTCGCTACTCCAATATATAGGGATCTCGTCTATATCTCTATACGCTACAGACCATGCATGTTTTAGCTTATAACATTCTAATGTACAACCCTCTATCTCATATGGGAGCAAATTCAGTAACGTCCCTACATCCCAAACAGGGTTGGATATATCCGGGGTAACGGCCTCGATCAGTCCTATACGACCAGCGTCATCCTCCATAGAATGTAATTGATCCAGATACTTGTCTCTGAAACCGATGGCGGTGGAGATAGGGAGGCCGGCCTCAACCAGCACTCTCCCCTGTTCTTTTGTGGTGAATATCCTTTCTTTCATCTAACCTTTGATCTTTTTCTCTACAGTAACAATCGTATCATTATGCCATCCCCCATGAGCCACAAGAAGAATCTCCTGCTGCTCGAAACCAAGACCGGCCCCTATACCGCCGGAGTTCCATGCGCAGGTAATGACCACCCCGCCTTTCTTGGTGATCCTAGCTATCTCATTCTTCTGCCTAGCCCAATAACTAGATTGCGTTGTTTGCATATTAACAGATCTTCCAAGTCTTTTATACGACTCAGATACCTGCCTCGAAGAATATGGTGGATCATATAATACCATATCAGCCATATTATCCTTAAGACCACGCAGGAAGTCTGTGGCGTCTTTATGATACATAGCTTTAGTATCAGGGTCAAGATCGTTGGTGATTGTCCCTATATCGCTGTTTCTGGCGAATGGATCCACTATAACCATCCCCTCTTCTCGATATTTATCTATAAGTTCCCTTATCGGTTTTATGCTGAATGTCTCGCTGTTCGGCATTGACCATTTCTTGTTTATAATCATCTCTTAACTCTGTTTTAAATTTAAGCTTCATAGTACTTCTAGGTACAGGATCGCATATGTCATCCCACCAATTCTTGTGCCCTTTCGGTGGATGTATATCCTTTTTCCATAAAGATCCCTTAACTGTCTTGATTCTTCCGTATGGTCTCATTTTGCTCGTGTTTACCTTCACATGTCACATTATATCCGTTTCTAATGACCCGAACATAAGCTCATCAGTAATCTTGCGAAATTCCTTTACAATATCATTTATCTGCTTACGTTCGATGCTCCTTAGCAAATGGGCTATCACATCCACTGTCCATCCATTGCCCGCTAAAGACATGGCCGTATTTGGGGCTATCCCGTCAAGGTAATCATCCGGCAATGTCTGTAGCCTACACATCTCCACCGGGGTCAGGTATCTGAATTTGTCTTTCATGTCAAAGGCGTTAGGATATCTTCCGGGAGGTAGTGATGAGATCACGTTATCTTTCATGACTGTTGTCAGGCAATTACTTTTCTTGATGGGAGTGGTATTCTTATCTTTTCTTATCTCCAGACATTGCGTTATTTTTATGCCCATGTCACAATCCTTTCGATACCCGTCCTCTCCTATCCTTCTACCGACAATGGTCCCTATATATCTCCCTCTTATGGCTCCCGGATTCCAACCCTTGTCATGCTCTAGAATATCATCCAATGATATATGCTTGTCTTTCGGCATTTCTACCGGCCAATTACACCAATAAAGGCGATGCCGGGTCTGTGCCGATACCAAGGCGCTATCGATCTCCACCGGCTCCACGCCAAGCTCCTCGGTGATCACCCAGCGGTGCTCGTCCCGCATCCGGACGTTCTCGCCCAAGAACAGGACCTTACCTTTGGTCTCCTTCCTTAAATGCTTTACGATGTCCGAGAAGCAAAAGAAAAGCCTTCCACGAGAGTCCATAAATCCCTTACCCTTACCTGAGCTAGAGAAGCTCTGGCAACAGAACCCTCCCATGACCAGATCTATATCTTTCCAAGGGATATCCCATGTTCTCCAGTTATTAACATCCCCTAATTGAATAATATTAGGAAAATGTTTTTGACTTACCTTTATACATGTCTTGTCTATCTCCGAGGCGTAGTAAGTCTCGATAGGTATGCCGGCTCTTTGTAATGCTAGATACCCACATGATATCCCGTCAAATAATGATAATACCTTCATATTGTCTATTGTTTATCTATACAATTCTATAGTAATTATATTATCAAAATGATCTTTGGCTATATCTTCCCCTTCTTTTATAGACATATCAAATAAAGAAGCAGGGTATGATGTTATATAATCATTCGTATTTACAACAACCCTTATTTCCTTACTCTTATCCTTGACAAGCATCAATTCGTCTATCAAATCTTGTACTGTCATATTTTTCTCCGCTTTCATAAATTCCATTTTTATTTACTTTCATGGCCAAAAATATCCTTTTCGGCTATACGTAATATACATTTGTGTATCCCCGGCAAGACCTTAACCAATTTTATACCAAAATTTTCTCCCCTTTTAACAAAAGTCCATTTACCGTATATGACCCCATGTATCATATGTTATATTATCTCCTTGCTATCTGTCAAAAATACTTGATAATAGATACTGTTGACATAATTGAAATCCTTCCCATGATCATCTGCCGGTCTTAATATCATTACGGCGGAGGAGCATCCACGGACGAACCCGTATATCTCAAGGCATTCATCAAACTCATAATTATTGCGTTCCTCATCATGAACATCCTTAACCCATTTACATGGTCTCCCGTCCTTAAACGGGATCTTTAACTGTTTCTTTGCCATAATTGTTTTAATTATTAAATAATTCATATCTACCCTTCATCACCTATATTGCTTCTTTCTTAGCGTCATGCATTGCTTTAAATCTGTTTCTTTATGACAATTTGGTTCCCGTATTGAGGTATAATGCATAAACCTTCATTCAATCCATTTATTTCCAGTTCCCCAAAATTATTTAGATTTATAATAAACTCATTACCAACCCAATCAAAAACTCGTATGCCATTTTTAACTTCTATTTCATCGTCACCGCAGCGATGATTAATAATATGCACTTTCATTACCTTCGTCCCTGTTGTCCTATATTTATAACTCTCAATTTATCATATTCCTCTGAAAGAATCCCATGATCAAACAATTTGTTAGCGTCTATCTTAAGACTTCTATAATTGTCAGTTATATTGATATCACTCCACAAGTTCAATCTTCCCTTATCATCCAATTGCATATGGATAAAACCTTTTGTCACCTTCTTCCCGGCTTTAAGAGCCTCTACGTCTTTATCGGTAATCTTTTTCATACTTTCGATATTTTATCATTATAGTTAAATTCATCTTTCATTCTGATCTTTATACCTCCATATGATAATTCCTTATGAGCTGTAACAAAATAATCAACCGCATCTTCATCTAATAAACTATGCGGACACCTTTCCCATACAGGGTTTTGATCTAGATGATCCCATGTGGCTACAAGTAACCTATTCTTGTCATTATCAATAGCTATTTTGTATGTCCCTGTAGTAGCCTTACGTTTAATGATCGCTCCATTTAACATCTGTTTCTTAGCCCAGCTCCATGAACCTCTCAACCCAAATGTTTTTATAACCCAGTCATTTATCTTCTTCATTTCAAGTTATTTGTTAAAAGTGTAATATAAATATAAATACATAAATTGGATAGGACTATTCACCATACCCTTATCAGTAGGATCATCGTATTTTTCAAGCCAAAAACGAAGCGCCTCCCAATCGATATCCTTACGGTCACATACCATGCAGGCTAGGTTAGCCCCGAACAGCTCCCCGCCGCCGCTCAACGACCTGTTAAACCTCTTGGCTAGTCTTCTTTTGAATCCCTTATCATACCATATCCCGGAGGTAGCGGCATAGCAATAATAAGCGTTGTACTTCATTTTCACGCCCATCCTATCAAATAAAGACGTATGCCATATCCGATCCAGAAAGAACACTATTCCACGATATATGAAAGTCCGGAGATCCTTCCTGTATTTCTTCCCTAAGAAGCTATCCACACAAGATATAGTCCCGCCTGAATAGTACCAGTTATTGGCACCTCTCTTGACCTTATCCGTCATCTTGAACTTATTCTTTCTATCCTCTACCCTATCCCAAGGCTTTAATTTATCCTCATTAAATGTCGGGCAATAATGATAGTAATGATTAATCCATGACAGATATGGGTTGTATATCGTGTATCCATTATCGCTGACATATGAGTTCATATCATACCCAAGTTCCTTGGCTAGAATAGATCCCTCATCAGCTAATACCTTTAATATCGGATTTAAGTTCCATATCTGATCTTGGCTAACAAACATCGAATAGCATGGGTCTTCATCCTCTCCATACCATCCACCCATCCCGCTCACTATTTTATCCAAATCAAGTGAATAATCTTTCCCGGATGAAAAGTCATCTCTAAGAAAAAAACCTCTATATGGGATCATATCATGTATGCCGGGTTGGTCGTCAAATATGAACTTAGCGTTCTCGGTCAATCTAATCAATGTTTGCAAGACAGAGGATATATCTATGGGTGCATATTCACACCCATAGACCTTATTATTTATCCAAAGATATTGAAGAAGCTCGGCTATATTAATAGTCCCGTCCTCCACATATCCTGTCTTGTTATCGAAGTTTATTTTGGCTAGAGGTATATTACTCCCTTGTGGTTGGTCACTTTTTTCATTACAACAATGCACGAACCTGCCAAAGAATATATCCTTCCAGCCAAAATATTTATCCCTTATCGTCATAAGCCTATTTCTTGTCGTATAACGACATGACGTTAATAAGATCAGCTTTTCTGGCCATCCCCTCAAGTTTATTAAAGCCATCCATGTTATCACCGCTGACGATGATAGTAGGATATACCTCTATACCGTACTTGGATATTTCCTCCTCCGTGGCTTTGTTCTCCGGGATCTGGTTTAACGTGACCTCACCCTCATACTCCTGTAATGTGTTGGCGATAATATATCGCATGTAGTCGCTGTATCCAGCGTCTTTCTTCGTGAAAAAATCAATTCTTACCATCTCAAATAGTTATTAATCTGTTAATAATCAAATCAGCGATAAATATAGCATTATCTACCTCATCTATACTCATCTTTCTCCCATCGAAATTGTTAGATAATAAATCCTTAACAATCTGATATCTACGCTGCTCCCAATTTACGTCTACATCAAAATCCAGATTCTTTACATAATCATAATTTAATTCATTATAACTGTAACTGAGATACTTAACTATCGGGAATAGGCTATCATCAATAGTGCGCTTGATTACATTAACGTATTTACCTGTTCTTTTGTCGATAGCTCTTAATCTCTCATCTACTACTCTTTTTCCTGACTCTTCCATTCTATAAGCCCTTTGTTATGTTTATCGTAATATAATAACGCTATGGCGTTCCAGCATACGGCGGATAGATGCATGAATCCCTCCTTATCATATCTCTCCCCTTTCGTATAAGCAACCAAGTGTCTCATGAGTGCACCTAGATAACGATTGAACCCATCAGGTATATCCTGCCATGAGTTATCAGCGTACTTCTTGGCACCTTCCGTATATACCCTCACGATGTCCTCTATCTCAGCCAAAGGAAGGAGATCCCACCGGAGTTTACCGTCGGCCCGGTCGTCCTTCCCCGTCCCGTCCTTGCCTGGCAGCCCACCTCCTTTATTGGCGTCCTCATTCCCATCTGGCTGGATGATCTCCTCCGATAAGGCCTTATTGCTATTCATTACTATCTCCTCCGCCTCATCCTTGTCTATAAGCCGTTCCCTTATAGCTATATGTAGCGGCAATACCTCATCCTCTCCAGCCCACATGAAACCATATCCCTTTGGATATAACGTTGATAATTTCATCGTACCTGTATTATCCGCCGTTCTTTCAACCTCCCAGATCTCACCCTCGCAAAAGACCTTGTCAAATTTATTAAATTCGTATTTCATATCCTTTCCCCTCCCTCTTGGTGTATTCTTATTGCTACATCATCATCAAGTGAGGATAATGCTTTAATATGTAATAATATATCTCGTTCATCGCTCTTATTTTTCCCTGCAATACATGATAAAATATTACCATTCATTTCTATTGTAGCCCATCCTTTTATGACAGGTTCGTGCCTCTTCAGCTTAGCGGCATCTTCTCTCGTTATCCAATATTCTTCAAAGATTATGTCTGGATACATAGCTTTTATTTCCTCCCCGGTTTTATACCACGTTGCCATATCTCATGTTTTTAATTAATAAAACTCGCTTAAATCCCTGCATTCTGGTGTCTCTCCTGTCATAGAGTAAAGCTCACCAGATGATAGATGCACGCAATGAACGGTCTTCCCGTCTATATACTCACTTCGCTTCGTGATCCCACAAATAGCGCAGCGTTGGATCCCCGGACCCGCCTTTATCCATGAGTGCCGTACGCTCCTCTTCCTTGTCCTGTTGGTGTCATTAAGCTTTCTCATGATCAATCCTCCAAGACCGTTACAATCTTATCTTTCCCGATAATAACCTCATTTCCGCTTCTCACATCAAAGCATCTCCCTTCATCTGCCTCCTTGAAATAAAGAGCGCCATTGTACTCGAATAAACCGAAACCGTAATCATCTAGCTTCATCTCGTTAAGTTTATTAAATTTATACACGTTTTTCATATTCTCCATATTATATTGCATTACTGGAAATATCATTATGATACTTATGCCTATTACAAGCAACCCTGTGTAAAACTTTTGTGAATCATATTTTTCCCATCCCTCCATCATCATGGCAAAGGAGATTACTGTTATTATAATAATAGATATCAACCCTACCATATCACATCCTCCTTTCTTTCAAAAATCCCATCATATCCTCCACGCTAAGCTGGAATCCGGCAGCCGCCTTATGGCCTCCTCCACATGGGTTGGCCTTGCGTGCCAGCGCCGAGACATCCACCTCCTTCTTGGTGGTATAGAACGAGCATCTGAAGAATCTGCCGTTCCAGCAAAATGGCATCATCAAATCATGTTTTCTAGGATCGTACATAGACTCGAATGTGGTGGAGTTAAACTCCGTAGTATTCATACATATCGCCTTGTATCCAAATATATCTGCCTCGAATGAGAACATCTTCATTTCTCCTCTGTTTTTCTCGATGATATATTCTATTATGGCCTCGCCATTTCTTATCATATCAGAAACAAACTCGCCATTCGCCTTGTTTAGCACCTCCCTGACCATGTCAACGTCAAGCCCGCAATACCCTCTCATCCCATATTGGAATGAAAGAACGTCACTCCATTCGAAGCGATCATGATCCCATACATCATAAGCGCTCAATAATTTTACCACGTCAGGGGTTTCGATATCATCGAAAAGATATTCCCACGTAAGCTCACAAGCCGCCGTTCCGATACGTCTTTTGCCTTTGACATTATAGTCCTTCACAGCTTCTATCGCCGTCTTATGGTGGTCTATCCATGTGACATCTATCCCCTTGTCTTCCCATTCGTCGAATAAGAATCTCGTTCTATCGCCAAATGACACGTCAACTACAAACACCTTATCATATTTATTCACGTCAGGTATTTCCTTGCCGTAATTGTAAGGAAGAAGATCAATGTCCCCTTTGAAATACTTTTTTACTATAGCCGCTGACATTACTCCGTCAAGATCAGCCTCATGATATATACATCCTGTCATAATCTGTTGTTTTTGATTAAAAAATCTATGTATTCTTTTATATCCTTGTTCCTGTCATTATCCCAGTCAAATGTCTCGTTTATGAATTTGAAATACGATACTGGAATCGAATGAAACATCCATCCACAATACTTGCCGAATGTCATCACCGTAGATCCAAGGGGATGATCCGGCCTTCCGGGAACAGGGGCGGCGGTTACGCCCTGCGCCAGCCCCCTCCTACGATCTTTCTTGGCGGCTTTGATATCCAGATCTGTTTTCGTTACCTTATCCCCCATCGGGATATTAGTTATTAGCTTATCGCCGATAAACATTCCCCATCCACACCCCTTGTAGTTCTCTATACTAAGTTTCCTTATATCACCGAACCTTGACGAGTTGTTACAACAATCAACGACCAAAGCACTATCCTTTCCGTCTTTTATACGGACTGCCCTTCCAAGCCACTGATAAAACGACGAGAACGAGAATGTCGGCCTTCCTACTATCACGCAATCCAGACCCGGATGATCGAATCCCGTACCGAGGGCGGAATAGTTGAACACTACCTTCGTCTTACCTGACTTGAACCCCTCGACTATAGCCTCCCGCTGTTTCTTTGGCGTGCCTCCGTGAACCACTTCCGCCATGCCAGCGCATATCTTTGCGTTCATCCATTCGGCGGCGGTATTGCAGCTCTCAACAGAATCCATAAACACCAGTATAGATCTGCATACGTCTTTTAATACCATCAACCGACGTAAAATAAGGTTGTTTAAGCCGTTTTTTCTCACCGCCTCACTAATAGACTCGGCCGTATATTCGGAGCCGTTAGAATTAAGTTTAAGGGCATCTCCATTGAAATCCCATGTCTCATATTTAAGAGGTGTCCAAAATCCTTGCCTTATCATCTCCTCCACCTGTATGACATGGATTAGGTTCTTGAAATATACCGGTCTCATACGAGTGATGAAATTAAGCTGGGAATATGACACCTGCCCTATCGACATCGTTTTAAGCCTGCATGGTGTAGCGGTAAACCCTATCACCTTTTTCGGTTTCAGTTCATTCATGAATGTCATGAACTCACTGCCGTCCTCCGGGCTATACCCGGCATGAGCCTCATCTATCAACACGTTCCTGATCCCCATCTCCTTAAGCTGACCAACAACCTTCTTGATAGACCCTAACGTGGCGTATATCATGTTAGACAGTTCTTTCTTTCCACAGGAAGCGGAGTAGATGGTAGCCGGTATGCCATACGACGTTATCTTGTTGTGGTTCTGTTGCAGCAATTCTTTTGATGGTTGTAAAATCAGCGTCTTATCTCCCATCAATCTAGCCGCCTCTGCTATCAGCAGTGACTTACCGCAACCTACAGGACCTACGATCAATACCGGATCATGTCTATCAGAATTTATGTAATCGGAGATACTTTTAACACACTCCTCTTGATATGGTCTTAATTTGTAAATCATTTGGATTTGTAGTTATCAAAAACGTCTTTTACGTACTCTAGTCTTATAGGGCATTCCCGACCATCATCCATCTTCACCATCAAAGTCTCTTTGGTCTTGCTTATGGCTATCACCTCTCCTACTCCTATCTGGGTATGGACTATATCGCCTAGCTTTATATTACATTTGATCATGGTCAAGCTTTTTATTAAATTCCTCTATCTTGCTCCTGTCTGTCTCCTTGGTCATCTTAGCCTCTTCCTTAAACATATCATACCCTTCCCGGATATTGTCGCCAACCATATTCTCTATCATCTCCCTTAGCTCATCGCTTCTTACGGCAAAAGATATCTGGAATGATTTACTTGTGCCTTTCATCAGGTAATCAATCTCCTTCTTACATTCTGTCATTAACCGATCCAGATTATCGAACTTAACGAACTTGGAGTTGCCATTGGCTTTTCTTACCCCATCCTTGAAATCCTCCAATATCCCGTTAAATACATCCGCCATACACATCATGGAATGTAGCCATACCAGCATATTGAATTTATATTCATTATCAGCATTATTCATCAAGCCTATCAAAGACTCACTTTTTGTCAACATGATTTTAGATTCTCGATCTACGATATCCTTTATCTCCTGCCGGCATTTCATGGCACCAACGAAATCCATTTTAGAATAACATTCATTTGATTTCTCTACCAATTTCCTAATATCCTTTCTAGACATCAGAAGATCCAATACCTGTTTTTCTCTTTCGTTTTTATCCATAATCATTTATTTATTGACACAAATATAATTAAAGCCTAGATATTTACCTAGGCTTTTTAATAAAGTTAATCTTTTTTATTCTTTCTTTTTGACTCATCCCAATCCGATGAGTACCTGCATGTCCCTTGTTTGTGGATCGAGAAATCGCACCAAAAACACAAGGGCTTGGGGCGGGGTTCAAGGCAGGCCGGCTGGCGTCCCATGAGGTAGCGCTTCTCGTACTTATACCCCTGTTTGGCGTCGTCCCAAACGTGAGCTTGATAGCTATCTATTTTATTTGTCTCGAAATCATACATATCAAGGAGAATATCGTTAAGCTCCTTGACCGACCTCTCTACTTTCTCCTTATCTACCTTCACGTTCTGATTGTCCAGCATGCGGGTAAAGAAATAGCTGCACATATCCGGTAATACCTTGTACTTTCTCAGTATGTAGAAGGCGTATATCGGATGCTGGAGATTATGAAGCAGCTTGTCTTCATCGAATAACTTTCTCCCGGACTTCCAGTCTATCGTATACATGGCTATCTTGTCCTTTGTCTTATACTCTCCACGCCAGTCCACCGATCCTATGATATGCACCTTATCGTACGTCACGCCATCCAAGGTAAGTGGCTTGGGTAGCTTATAGGGCAGGACGAAGCTCTCCTCCACGCCGGCCGGTCTCGACCCCCGGACCACCTTCTCCATTGGCGTAAGATCAGACCATGCCTTCTTATAATTGCCAGCAGCATCCTTCTCAAACAACCCCACAATCCATCTTATTAACCTAGCCGCATGTTGCATGGACTCGATCTGAGATTTTACGCTATCAAAAGGTATCTTCTCTATATCGGCGTAATAGTTAAATGCCTTACTCATGTCCTCATAAGAAGGTCTGCATCCGTTCTTGAAGAAATACTCCATCGTCTGGTGGATAACCGTACCATATGACGTAGCCTCATGCTTCTCCGTGGATCTGTGACCCTCCACGTAAGTCTTATACCACTTATACGGACACTGGACAAACGTGTCTATCTGCGAGTAAGAAGCGGCGAGAACCTTCTCTCCATTTATTATCTTACACAAGAGATGTGTCTCCGGGATAGTCATCATCGAATATATTTAAATCAAGTGATGTTTCGTATAAATCATATGCTATATTTTGAAGGTGATGGAATCCTTTGATATCAATTTTAACAACTGTGTTACCCCATAAACGTGTGATACTTAAAACGTAATCTTTTGTTATTGTCATATCCCCTTTATTGCGGTAATCATGATTATCATAATCGTTAAATCCAATCCAATCCAATATCCTCTCATTCAAGCTTATTGGATAAACATCACATTCGGAAGTATACCACTTTATTGTGCCATTATCAATTCTGCGTTCGAGAATCAAACTCCCTTTGTCCTTATGCATACCGGTAATACATCCTATCCTCCATATATTACCATCCTTATCTTTCACAATATTGCCTATTCTTAACTCCTTAACTGAAATCATATTCTTCCTCCTCTTTATAATCGTCATCGCAATCATCAACAAGAGGGGTCTCTAACCCCTCTTCCCAATCATCATATCCGAAATCCATTATTTACCCTTAACCCAATCATACAACATATCCACAAAAATCCCTACAGTTAGTTCATCGACAGATTTATCGCCAAAGACATCATCCGATATCCTTATATCCATCTTTTCTTCAATCCCCATCAATACCTCTAATAAATCAAATAGATCCATAGCTAGATCAGATGACAAATTACTTTCTTCTCTTACATCGTCAATTACCTCTATATTATTAATGTAATTGAACTTATGCATTTTCTCGAATATCTCTTTCCTCGCTATCTTCAATATTTCATCTCTTTTCATAATCCTCTAAATAATCATCCAACATATTTATAAGCTCTCCTACCGTCAATTCGTGATAAGGCTTGACGCCAAGTGCCTCATCGGGTATACATTTACCCGTTTTATTTTCCACTTCCATTATGACTTCTACAAAATCAAGGGAATCCATAGCCATATCCGTATCCAGCTTATCCTCGTTCATTATCTGAGCGGCATGATCAAGACCATTAAATTCACCCATCTTCTCGAATATCGCCTCCTTGACTACTTTTTCAACTTCTTTTCTTTCCATACTAAATCGACATTTTCAATCTTCTACCTAATTCTTTTTTTATATCCGATATCCTTTCGATATCCATCTTAACATCGCCCGTGATGGCGTATTCCTTATCCATTCTCTTGGGGGGATCCGGAAGCCGGCTTATGGCGAACAACCATGCCAGCTCCTTGTTCTTGTTCTCCCTAAGATACAAGTCAGACGTCATGCCATACATTTTTATGATCGTATCGAATAACGTTGATTCCGATAAACTCATATGCACGCTATACACATTTGATGGTTTCCAGATCAAGTTATCCAATCTCATCGTATACTCACGTTTAAGATCTATGTGGGATATTACGGCCCTTACTATAGGTTCTTCCTTGAAGTTGGTGTTAGCCACAAACCAGATAAGCCTTTTTTCCACCTCCTTGATAGCTCCTGTATCCTTACCCGTATCGTTATATACCCCAACGATACGGTCCCGGATCCCCTCGACCTCCGGTGTCAGACCGGGTGTCTCTATCAGCATCAGCAGCGATCCTCCCCTTGGCGTTATCTTCCACTTCCCATTCTTCTGAAGCTCAATATAACCAGATGCTTTATAACTATCTATTTTCTCCTTTGGAATGGTGTTAGCCATCTCTTCTTTTTGCCGGATCATCAAAAGATATCCAACATCAGACATCGTTAATCCTGATGTCATCATCTGTTCAAAATTTATATACATATGTAAATAAGTTAAAATATTGACCTAATCTTTCTGGCTACCCTCTCGACTATATCGGGATGATCATTTCCGTTATATATATCTATTAGCGTATCTATTATATGTAACCTTATGTTTTTCTTTGATGAATGAAACCAAAAATCTCCATTTTTTCTGTTTACAGGTTTGAACATCTTCAGTTCTGGTATAAGATAACACGCCACACATGATCTTTCAGCAAGTGATAATTCAACCGCTGTCCTTTCTATTGCTATGCATATAAACGCATAATTATCATTCTTTATTAGATTGTAAGCTCTTCTCAACACCCTAAGGGCGTCTGCTTTCGATAATCTCTTTCCCTTTTTCATATTGTTTTGCTGTATAAGATTCATTAGCCATACCAACCCTACCAACTGATATAGATTGATTTATAGATTGGTTAAGATGCCCTACAACCGACATCTTAGCCCTAACCGTATTGGCGCATCTTAGAAGGATTCGATAATCCTCTAACGCCCTCTCGTATCTTACGTCCACCCTAGCCCTTTTATCGGCGTCAGTCATGCTCTTGCATGTCCCGTCCTCCCTCAAACTTATAGCTATCTTATCCCGTATGATCCTGATATCATCCTCGGCTATCACCAGCTCGGCGTCAAGAACGCCCTTGTAAGAGCTAAGAAGATCCTCTACCGCCACTACCTCCCGCTTCAAGTTCTCCAATTCCAATACCATTGAGTTATCGTTCATTCTTTTATACTCCTGTACTTTATTGGATACCTCATCACAGATGCTCATGATCTCCTTCTCCCTGTCCCGGTTTATGATATACCTGATACTGTATTCGGCCATTTCCTTTAATGAGGATATGATCTCTCGTATGCCCATCTTGTTTTCGGTGGAGAAATTGGCTTTTAATAACATCTCCATCCCTTTTATGATGACAAGCAAAAAATTTTTTCTCAATCTCATGCTTAATAAGGTGTTTCGTCATGTACTACATTGAAATCATCACTGGGCGGTATATATTGTTGCTCCAACGGGATACTGGGAGGCGGGGGCGGTAGCGTCACCACAGTCGTGTCCGGCTTGCCGCTACCCACTGGGGCGTCCGAGCCTCCCGGTCTTTCTTGGCGCACCACCCCTCCATCAGGATAATATCGCTCATATCCTTTCATGATATCTACATGTATCGCATCAATCTCCTCTAATGACCGTTGACGGACCTTTACGATATGATGGAACAATAATCCATCCACACGGAAGGATCGTCTTGACTCGCTCTTGAAACGTTCCAGATTAGGATACCATCCTTGCGGAAATTGCATGTATGAGGAGTACCCGTATCTTTTCGGTATATTTAACGCTACCATAGCCGTACATAACTGTCCCAATGTATCTGATTGATAAAAATCAGATTGCTTTGGCATATGATCCTTTGGATCCCGCCGTCCTTCGATATCACGATTGAGTTGGGATATTATAAGAAAGAAAATATTAGGAAAAGTTCTTTTAGCGATATTACACATGGTTATCAACGAGTCGATATTTCTTTTGGCGTCTCCTGAACCTTGTACTAGAGCCGTATGATCTATAGACACGAATACCATTTTCTTATCCTTGTTTATTGGCATATACTCATTCCATAGAAAGTTTTGAAGCTCATCTACGGTTGATGGTTTAGGGATGTATGTTATTCTGCTAGAGTTCTCTTCTCTAAGGCATCTCTGCATTTCTTTTACCTCATCTTCTGACATCTCGTTAAGGAGTATATCTTGTATGTCTTTCCCCATTTTTTTTGATAGTGAACGTAACATCAAATCTTCTGGGTTCATCTCAAACTCACATCTTAACCATACATAATCATCTGCCTGTGGATTGATATTGACATTCATCACATTGCTCATGATTTTTTGCGCCAGATAAGATTTGCCAACTCCGGGCCTAGCGCCTATAGCCACCGCATGTTGTGGGTAGAACCCGCCCAGTAACGCCCTGTCAAGATAAGCGTATCCAGTACGAGCCGGGAGAAGCTCTCCCGACTGATACTTTCTTATCCTCTCATAGGCATCCATGATAATCTCCTTGGATGACCTCCATATCCTATCCTCACTCATCCTCTTGCGTTTCTATCGCCAGCCGTATCGGATTTAGATCCTCTGTTAGCTGATCTTGATTTATATTTTAACCCCTTAGCCGTATGGCATAGATCCTTCCCCTTCCGATAAGCCTTACCCTTTAGCTTATCGGTCTTGTAGTTCTTGCGACCCAACTCCCGTCTCTTGGCTTTCTGCTCAGGTCTGGCGTTGATCTTCTTATCCGTCTCAGCCTTCTTCTTTCTGGCTTCCGGATGTGTTCTGTAATATTCAGTCGATCTCCCCATCCTCGTCCTCCTCATCATAATTATAATCCTCTACGATAATATCCTCTCCATCTAAATATGAGGCTTTATCTCCGAGTCTGCTTCTCATGCTCTCGTAAGGATCATCCCCATCTTTTATTTCCCACACACATAAGTGCGGACCTATTATATCAATAAGCATGTTGGCCTTATCCTCGCTTATGCCTTTTTCTATCATCTTATCTCTGCATTTGTAAAAACCACATGTCTTGTTAAACACTGATCCTCCTACATAAAACCCTGTCTGTTTGTGAATGAAAATTACTTTCATGTTCTGTCAATTTTTATTAATAATTATTTTTTGTAATCACCGTAACTCATGTCAGCGTCACACACCACCAAGTCAGTTACCTTATCCACTACATGGAATAGATGCTCCGGACATCCGTGGCATGCGCTACCGCCTATCGCTATCGCCTTATGCCTAGGGCAGTTATTCCCCCTCCCTCCATCATATATCTGTATCCGATTATCACTATATGTCTTGATATGTCTCATGATTTTAAGTAATGATGGCAAAGACATCTTGTAAGGGGATATATGCTCCTCCGGTATCATAAGCTCACCGGATAGTTCTTTGTAAAGATCATGTCTATCATGTCCTGTTTTTATTAAGAATACGTTGATCTCGGTCATTACCATATCCATAGACCTAAGGAGATCCGGCTTGGCTAACCTACCTACAGGTTTACCCGTAGAATCGGATCTCATCCAAGCCCCACACTTCTCGCACCCAACTTGCTTTCCCTCCACCGTATTTATCATAGTGGATGGGGCCTTGCAATACGGGCATACGGATCCGTTTAACATAGCTTTCTGGGCTAAAGATAGCTCTCTCATGCCTTTTCTTGTATTTTGACATTAAATAGATCACAGAATCTATTAAAATTCCTGTTCTCTATTCTCATATCCTCCTCATACCTGTCAACTGATTTGATGAAATCATTATAACAGTCCTCGCACATCCATTGATTGATTACTGCTACATAATAGCCCACGGATGTAGGTCTGTTACACATATCGCAAATACCTAAGCACCCATATCTGGTGAGCTTATCCATCATCTCCTGTCTTGTTATTTCAAGCACCTTGAATTTCTTGTAATTGTCAACTACCTTTGCCATTGTAAATTTGTTTAATAATAAAATAATCCGCTATATCCATTCCCTCATTTATATTGGGTTTTGATTCTAGAAAATTACTTATCTCTATATTCATCCCCCTCATATCCTTGTCTACCTTCTTTCTCCATTCGTTGAAAGCGTCGCCCTTATCCGGGTACAGGACTATCCGCCTCCTACCCAATGTCTCTATCATCTCCCTTTTCAGCATATGGATACCGCCACAGGCCATAAACAACCTACTAGGGTACACGATGTTACAGATAACAGCCGTCTTCTCTGACTCTACTATATACACCGGAGCGTCATTGGGATAGAAGTTGATAAGAAACTCCCCGAACAGGCATTGCCTAAGCAGGTAATCCTGACCGTCCAGTATATGCACCCAACATACATGATCCATGGGAACCTTTACCCTCTTCCCGTCAGGCCCGTAGTCCATTATCTTCCCGGTCCGCACTACCCAATTCTTATCCAGTTGCCAGAACACACAGCACTTACCCCAGTCCCCGAATCTCATCATCCCCACCTTATACAAGCTAAATGCCCTATTGGTATGATACGATCCGAAGATATTGGATAGATAATCCTGAAGATCGGATGTCTCGAAAGGATTAAGCGTCTCAAACATCTTGCTTACCGGAATGCAGTTGGCTATATCCGGATCCATAGGAGGTCTGTACCTCCTTAATACTTTGTTTGAATCGGTAAAAAGATCATTGTTCCCAAGTTCGCTCCCTGTTGGATATTTAAAGTAACCACATTTATTTTTATGATCACACACCCCAAACTGCTCTCCAACGATCTGACCGGTGGTTACGTCCACGTACGGCGTAAAACACTTATCCTTGCCGCATTGCGGGCACGTCAGCTTCCTCCTTGGTTTGCTATGATCCAGCTCATACCGATAAACGCTCTTATTGAACTCCCTAAATTCCATCACCCTCTCCTCTCATTCATGACTCTATATATATAGTCCCTCAGCGGCTCTTTCCTTACCAACTTATTAACATCAAACTCGCCTTCTATATCTAAGGATCCGATTCTTGATGTAACCGTATAATTAGTTTTCTCGAACTTATACTTTCCTTGAAGATATACTACGGTAGCCATATTCAATATAGGGTTGTCGGTCTGTCTTTTCAGCTTATATTGGCTGGTCTTTGCAGTAGGATCACCCGGAGCGAAGTTATATATCTCCTCTATCTCCAATATCTTTCCGTAGTTCTCCAGTATCATTCTTCTATATAGCTCAAGCTGGAAAGCGTACTCGTCATAGAAATTGCCCTTCCTGTTTGATTTGAAGTCCAATATAGCGAATATCCTCCTGCATCTCTTTATCTTCTTTTTCTCCGTCTTAGGCTGACCTTTCTTGGCTCCCGTCTTATAGAACTCTCCTGTCTCGACCTCTATCTCCACTGTCTCCGGCTCGCTATCCATCTCCACCACGGCGTCCACCGAAGAAGCTACCTTTAACCTGCTTGACCTCAACATCTTCTCGATCAATACAGGTTTTACATGTCTTTCCTTGCAGAATATGGCAAATGATATTAGATCCTCTATTAGCTCATCAATGTTATCCACTAATATCCGCTCCATCCTATACTTGTCTATTCTTAGCTTGGCTTCCTTGACCACCTTCCTGATCCATGTCGGGATCAGCTTTATGTTAACCCCGGTCAGATACAACCCAAATAGATAATGCATGATAGTACCTAAGTCAGCCCTATAGTTAGCGTAATCATCAGGGTCCTTGCCCTTGAGTCTCATCTCATTCTTCCATTTCTCCAAGGCTCCGGACGTATCACAATACCCATTGGCGATATTGTTAGTGGCTCCATCGTATATGATAGGATACCCATCAACATCCATCTCATAATACACGCGTTTGCCGGCGACAGTCATTCTATATAACACAGGTGTCGGGATATCCTTTATCCATTCAGCGGCATAATACTGTTGCTCTGTCTCCAGATCATACTCAACCTCCATCTCCTCATTAGGCTCGTTTTTAGGCTCTTCAACAGGCTTTTCCTCCTCGACCATATCTTTCTTCGGGACCGTTGATAAAACGTCTAATATGCCAAAGAAAGCGGTAAATTTAGGATCTGTATGATATGATCTTAATACTGGTAATGATGATCGCCAATAATATGACGACGCATTCTCGTCCTTTATCTTGCCTAAAATCTTGCCTAAAGCCGAACATCCTATCTCTCCATCATCCGCAATAGCCACATTGTGTCTCTCGGATAAACGAACTTTCATCTCATCAAACAATTCTTGATCGCTTATGACTTCTATGATCGTCCCATAACTATATACTGTGTCACTTATAGCCTTATATCCTAGGTCTAAAAGTAATCTTTGTTTTCTTCTATCCATGATAATAATCTGGTTTTTAATTTACCATCCTCCTCGACTTTAGGTGCGAGATCCCTCATCCGTCTGGCTGCCAACAGCCATACGTTGCCAAACTCGTCCAAGAGCCGGCTGAAATCCATCGTATCTAACAGATAATCGAATTTTGCATGCTCATCAACCGTCAAGTAGATAATGTTATCATTATCCTCGGCAACTGATTTATATTTCCGTTTAGGGTATAAGTGGCATATGTTGCTTACCCCCGGGCATGGTATGTATGCGCCGGTAGCAGATCTCCTTGTCATACTCAATCTAGCCACATGGGCGCCAAAGAAAACGGCTAGGTTCTTCCCCTTTGGCTTGGCCTTCACCCGTATCGCCGCCCTTTCCTTTGGCGGTAGCTCCTTGGCTCTGCACGCGGGACACAACCCCTTACTCCTTATGGTTACCATCCTCCCACATCTCTCACACGGTAACATCCTACCTCTCATGCCTTTTTCTTTTTATAACTTTTGTTGAACTCCATAAGGCTCATAGCCCTATACCTCTTAAGCCTATTAATCTTACCCTCAGTCCAATCTTGATCCTTGAAGTTGATGATCGTATCGAATATCTGAGCTAGTTCCCGGATATTAAAACTCCTGTTTTGTATCTTCTTATAGAACCCCGATCTGCTATATCCTAATTTAGAAGCTAGATAAGTTTTGTTAGACAATGTGAGGATACGATAAATCGTACCCTCCATTTTACTTATCTCCATCAACTTCTCGGCTATGGACGACGTGGTTTCGTAGCTAGCTTTACTGTCTACTATCCTCATTTTTCTCCGGATTCCTGATCTTACCATCAAACTCGTAGAAGTCCATCAGTTTCTTCTCTTCCTTGATACAAGTGACAACGAAATCTGATATGGTTCCTTTCATGCCTTCCTCGAAATTCTTTTTGGCATGATCAAGGTCATTGGCCCGAACGATGTAGTTAAACGCCTTGCGTTTCTCATTGTTCGATTTCTCGTCTATCGTAATATAATCAGCCGTGACCTTATAGAACCGGTCTCCATCCATGGCAAACAATTCCGCTATCCTGAATCGTTTGATATCAACGCTAAACTCACCGGATATGAATGGCTTCATCTCCTCTATGATTCTAGCCTCACATTCGGTATAAGAAAAGGCATCTACTAAATACTCTTCCTTTACCTTCTTCTTCATGCCGTTCTCGGCATCGGTCTCATAAGAAACCGTACATTTAAACCAATTGTGCATTTTAATCTATATTATTGTTAAACAAAGGATAATCTTTTATTCCTTCACGAATATATCTTTCCGTATCATCATCCACGCCATAAGCCTTCTTGAAAAATATCATAGCCTTATCCGTATCATTATCCACCAGTGGTAGATATTCCCTTGCAAAAAGCGACCTAAGATAGTTCATATTATCAATCCTATGTCTTATATCGGCTACTTTATCCCATATCTCGACCCGAATTTTACTCATTTTCTTCATATTTCTCTCATATCTCTCTAGCTGGTCTTTATATTCCGCCTCAATCTTATCGTTCTTATCCTTGATAGACTTATAGGTCTCCTCGTCTTTCGTATCAAACATCGGAGTATGTTTGATATTAATTATATCCAATTTGCTGTATAGCTTTTCATTGGATACGGTGAAATCATATCTAGTCCTGTACAGATCAAAGTCACTTAAGAACTTAGCTATTTTAATAGCATCATCCTGATCAAGAACGGCTATATTCAATCCTTCTAAATAGTAGAAGAAATGGGATGGAGAAATAGGTTTACAGTCATATGTCCTCATGATTGGAGGCTCATCCATAAACCTGACACCTTCCTCCGCACATCTTATTACGATCAATTTCTCTACCTGCTCATCAGTAAGATCATATATCTCCTGATCGGTCATCTTATCAATTGTCTTCATCATCCTCATCCTCCGATATCGTTACAGCCTTTGTAAACTTTTGTTTATAGACCTCACCCATAAGGCAGGCGAAATCCCTATCATCCATACTAGCCATAGTATTGGCCTCTACCGTCAGATCCATCTCGATGTTCTTTACCGAGATTTCATAGTTATCATCATCTTCTTTATAGAAAATGACTTTACCACCATACTCGAAACCATCATCCTCGGCCTTAACCATATCGATGATCTTCTCTAACTCCTTTACAAATTTACTCTTTTTCATATGTGTAATTTTTATGTGTCTACAAAAGTAGACATTTTGTTTTTGAATTAAATTAAATAAACATTATTAATAGTTAATACGCTTAGGTTATTATATACCATTTTACACTAAAATCATAAAATGGTATATAATCACCTTATCCTCCATATATCTTAAGCCCTTTTATATTGTATTTGCTTATATCCATACACAAATTACACCCTCCATGACAACAACACCACGAGCAAAAGGCTAGTCGCTCCTGCTCCGGCCTACCTTGAAACTCCACTGTCGCCCTATACCATGCTGGTGATAATACCCTGACCTTCTCCGGTACGGGCGGCGTCATGAGCACAGATCGCCGCCTTCCTTTGGCATCCTCCCTACCTCTCATCTGGATTATCTTTTAGGTAATTATATACTTTCACATATTGCCTATCCATCAGCCACCCGTAAGGACTGCCACCAAACTCCCTGTCCATCCGCTCCGCCGCCCCGATGATCGCCTTTCGGTTCCCGAACGAGAGCCACGAGGTGATAAACCCACTGACCTCCGCGTCCCGCCCGGAATACCGCCTTGGGAACTGGACGGGATCGCTGGCAATAAAGTCGGCGGTTTCGTATTTGTCCGCCATGCATTTCGGCATGTCTACAAATTTGTCATTCATTGTTTATCCCTTCATTTGTTCGCATGCCAATCTTTCAAGTTCCGGTGTAACGTTGGTATTCATTATGCCTTTCAAGCAAGGGCATTGTCGCCAGACTATATCATAAATCTTTGACAATTCAATCAAAGCCTCATTGTTTGATTCAACTGTCATAATCCAATTGTCCGGCGATATCTCTATCTCCCTGCATGGTATTTCTTTCTTGCCTTTTGGCATATATCCGTTCTGATAGTCTTTTACATTACATCTACCAAAATATCTTCCAGTGAGTATTCCGTTTTCGTCCGTCTCAAACAACCCTCCTATCCATCCTATCTTATGGATGTTCTCCGTCCACGTTCGAGTGGCGAATAAAAACTTTTTTACAGGAACTTTTGAAAATGCATCAACATCATGGATACTCCCGTCCGGCTCTTTGAATATCGATGATTTTCTTTTATTCTGGCAACTCCCGTCTAAGCCTATTTTTTCCCATTCGCCATCGTCAAATCTCAAAGGAGAGATTATATCAAAACTGCAAAGTTTCTTGACGAGATTGATTTCAAATGGTGCCGAGAATCCGCTGTTACCATGAGAAGAGAACAGCGCGACAGCTTCTATTACCTGTTCGCGCATCCATTTGTTAGGACCGTCCTCTTCTTTGCTATATCCGGCTAATTCCAATTCTCTTATCGCATGTTTACATAAATTACTGTTTGCGATAATATACCGAAGAGCCTTCTTGTTGATAAGGCTCTTCTTGCTCATTTTCTTTACAATTCTTCTACTCTTTTTCATGTTTAATGTTATTTAATGTTTTAATCACCAATCTCCTCTATCATTCGTATTGTGCCATGACCATCTGTTTCGCGAAATCTTTGTACGCCACTATTTTTCGCAGGTTTGCTCGCATTCGTATTTCCCCGATACCGCCGACCGGAGACAAGGCGCCTGTATTAACACCTCTTCCCATGTTTATTCCTCCTTGTTATATAATTGCTTGTTTTTATATTCCAACATCCTTCCCATCCTCTTTAACCCAATTAACTGTATCGCAATACCAACAATACCCTGTCTTGGAATCCTTTTTATGAGAATGGGATCCACATGTGGCGCACCAATAATTATCATCCATATTGTATGTATAACTTTCATCCTCATGCATTTTGGCTATTCTAGCTACCCTATCCTCCAGCAGATCCTTTAGATAATGGCATTCGTAAGGTCTATCCTCTTCCTTTAATATATAAATATCGATATCCATCATGCTCCCCATCCTGTCCGTACACATACACTCGGCGGCATGGCGCACGTTCCCTTCCGGCATCCCCGGAACTATCTCCCGGATCACCGCCTCCATCTTCTCTTGGTATTCGGTGTCTACCTTAGCCACCAAGTCTTCTAGTTTATCTATTAAGCTCATAATTTTTATTGTATATAATTACTATTTGATATTTATACATATTTATTCTGTATCATCTTCACCTTCACCTATCATATCCGTATGACCAAATATCATATCAATAAATTCAAGCATCTCATCATTAAACGATCCGCTTTCTTCTTGCAGCTCCCTACATTCAACCTCGGTCAATCCACAAGAGGACACCAGCTCCTCCGCGGCTTGCGTCCATCGCCCGTCGTGAGCCAGCTCCTGAACCGCCAGCCATATCCCTTGGTTCATGCCCTCCATTCTTGCCTTATCTAAAATATCCTTATTTCCCATATTTTCAATCATTTAAATTCTTGTTTATTATAACAATCTCTATATCGTTTAACATTTTATCTTTTGATGTTTTTTCTACTGTTCTTGGAATGATATTAAAATCTTTATTGCTAAGCTTATTATCCACCATAATCTCAATCAACTGCTCTATGGTAAGCCCAAGCTCATTATGGATATAATTCTTTATCGCTTTATATTCCTTACTTCTGCTCATAATATATCTACTTAATACTGTGAATTATATTTTTTCTCTCTCCCACTGTCTTCCCCTATAGGATTATTCCATCCGTATTTTACAGCCATAGCTTTAAATAGAGGAAGTCCATAAAATCTATAATCATTCTCAGGATGAGCATATACTGTTGATTTCATTTCAGTTCTTTAATTAAAGCATCCGCATATATTACAGCTAATTCAGCCGCCTTATCACACGTCTCCAATATTAATTCACCGTGAGGTCCACGCCCTGATACGGATGTGATCGGAAGCATGGTTTTTGCCATCTCGTATCTACGTTGTTCCCAATCTACATGGGTGTTACACGGTTCTTGATTGACCTGTATATATCTTCCTTCAATATTAGAAGATCTTAATGTTTCCGCATTCTCTTCGCCGAATGCAACCAGAATAGACCCACATCCTGGACTTTCACCTATTGTTCCATCTTCTCTGTGGAATTTTATCCTTCCTTTCATGAACAATATACCTTTTGCTTTCGGGAATACAACATTCTGAAATATCTTATTGTCAAGACGATTAAAAAGAAGAGCTATTCCATTATTGTGCTCTACCATACGAGTAATAAAATGCTCTATAGTCGGTCTTGAATAAGGTGGGTTTAACCATACCCTTCCTTCCCATTTTTGTTTTAATCCATCTTGCTCTTTGTTATACATAACCCTGGCTGTCCTCCATAACGGACGCATAGGCGCACATGGATCTAAATCAAATTCTCCTAAAGCGTCTATAATTTCTTTAGGTGTGTACCATTCATCTGTACTGTTTTTAGATTTCTCAAATGATGTATTCATATATCTATGTTTTATAAGTTAATCCCATCCTCCAGTAGTGTACAAAGATACATCTTCCTCCTCTACGTTTACACCTTTAATAGCCTGTAGAAGTTTTTTCTTTGTCTCCCGGCACATATTGTAACCATATCCTTTATACCGATATGAGCGCTCCCATGTACTTACCGGAAAAGGGATATTTTCGTCAATAACCAGCCTCTTCATATGAAGATGTTCGAAGAATTTCTCATGGTAGAGAAGCTTATACTCGTATCCTACTATATCAGTAAATGAGAACGGAAAATAATCATCTTCTTTTTCTTCGTATTTAGGCTCCTTATAGTAGGCCATTTTTGTTACGGTAAAATCGAAGCTCCTAAGAATCTCTTCTGGCTTTCCGAACTCTGATTCTATGAACTCTACCCATACCTTTTCTCCCTCTTTCTGGAATGCACATGCCTTCTCATTCCTATACTTAAATTTCCATCCTTCTTTCTGATGTTTTTCATCATTGAACAAATCAACAGCTTCCTGAAAATCGCTTTCGCTTTCAAAGAAAATATCAATATCTTTTACCTTTTCTCCGGAAAGGATATTCTTAAAACATCCACCAGCTATGAACCCTTTGTGACCTTCCATGTACTTGTCAAGCCATCTTATTTGCCAGAAATTATCTGGAGTATCTATTACGAAATTGTTCATATCGTTTGTATTTTACTGTTACCAAGCGAGATAAAAATTCCGCTTCACAATAATACAGTGAGTGTAATTGCTCAGGTCGATTCCGTTGTCCGTAAATGTATCCAGGACTCGTTTTTCCACGTATCATAATATTACATTGAACTTCTCATTTAAACTATCTAAAGCTCTTTGATACTCCTCTTCCTTGTCGAACTTAATTTGAGTACTGTTCTCCAAACCAAAGGACAGGGTGAAGGATATAACCCAGCCCGATCCGTCCACGGCCTGCCCCTTGGGCCCCCACGACATCACCTGCTTCTTGGATATATACCAATTTCCTATCTGCACGAAGTCAGGATAGTTGTTAATCAAATACCTTATCTGAATATTCAGATAATCCATATTATCAAAATAAATTATGTGATATTTGTTTCTTATCCTTATCTTCAAAAAGGGATTATCCCCGTAATACGCAGCGAAGGCCGACACCACGGAGATAGGATATCTAACCCCTTTTATTATCACCCATTTCATATACAATACCTCCTTATATTAAACTATTTAATATAAATTCATCTTCCTCCGTTCTCTCATTCATAGGCTTATTTTGTACCGTTTTGACAAGATCAAGCACCTCATCCCAAGTCCTTTCTGATAGCGTCCCATTATTTATGCCACAACACCTACATCCGCTAGAAAATACCGGTATCATACTTCCATCACACATCCTAACGAATTTATATCCTACATATTCATCGCATAAGGGACATCTTCTTACTGGGATAAACCTTATTCTACCTCTATTAATGATACTTATTAATACCTCACGATTCATATTATTCCCTTAATTTACGTTTAACCTCCTTAATATATTTAGGGGAATGTAGTCCCCTATGCAATCTTATAGCCCAATCTATATCCTTTTTAGGATTATGATGAGATTGATATATCTCGAACATTTCCCTAGCCTTGACAGGGTTCGTTCGATCTTCGTATCTATATCTCCTTTTCTCCCGTTTAAGGCGTAGTATCCTATTAACCTCATCAACGTATATCCTTTTCATTTGCCACCTCCCTAAAGCCCCGGATGAGGCGTTATACGCTCGATCGTCATCCTTTGACTCCACGAAAGACAGGGCGGCCGCCAGCTTATCCCATACCCTTGCCTCTACCACGGCAGGGCTTGGGGCGTGGGGCAGGCCACCGTTCCCTTTTGGTGGTGTCAACATTATCATCACCGTCAAGAGCAAGTATCTTATCATACTTCCTTGTTTTTATAAAATTCTTCTCCAAATCTCACATTATCCACATAATCCTCCATACACTCATGAACAACTATATAAATATCCCCCTCCGCATATGTTACCTCGGACATTAACCTCTCATTGGTCATCCACCAAGAATAACTATCAATATGCCGTATCTCAAATCCATGATCATGCAACGCATACATAACATTATATCTTAAATCCCTGTCCATCATCATACACTCGTACACGATATAGCCATTGATACTTTCATAAGACCTACCGAACGTATAAACGTACCTACCCATCAACTTATACAACTCCCTTGCCATAGGATTCGGGATCGCCTCATCCATATCAAAATCCCCATCTGGATCAATAACCCACTCTACATCCCGCTCATCAATACAAGCCCTAGGCATTCCTATTGTCCGTACATAAAGACGTGATCGGTGATCCTTGCTTAATACCGTCCCGATATACTTTTCCCCTTTGGCATATCCTATATTATGGTTGCCGGTTATATTAAATACAATTTCAGCTCCTATCTTAATTTCATCCATATTCAAGATGTTTGTATCATTTGTTATCTTTTTTATACAAAAAGAGGATATAATGGCATAATATTATGATATCAAGACACGAATGCGTTATCTATCATATTATCATACATATCCTCTATACAACGTCATTTATGGCATTATATCATATATGATGCCGCAGGTCATAAATACATCTAATTAACCCTTTTTTTAGGGCTTATTGCCATTTAGGTAACTAGCTATGCCTAATATTTTCGAAATAAGGGCTTTTTTAGCCTTATACTCATCGTTTATCCCTATTATCGCATATCTGTATACCATCCCATCCTTCGACACCTCCACGCCCACGTATTTAGGCGCAACGGCATCCCTATGTAATACGATAAACGGGCTTTTGCCGTCTAGCTCATTTATCAACTGATTAAACTGTCGCCTTGTCATCTGATAGTGATATTATTTTCATGTTATAAATACGATCTCTTTTTACCCTTATCTTCTCGCACAGCTCATCGAAGCACCCATCTTCTTCTAACCTACCAACATAATATGATACATTCGATTTAGAGCTTCCTTGAAGATATATATTTCCTCCTATATTCCTTGAGAAAAAATTAGGCAAGACCATCTTTTGTCTCTTATCCTTGTTATCCATGTAAGATATAACAACAACCCATAATTCTGGTTCCCGTTCTTTTATCGATAACATAAGATCAAGACTCGATTGACTATTGATATTCCTCCTGCCAGTTTCATTATAACGTAGAATAATATAATCATCTGCGTTATCATTCTCAACCATCACGACTATAGGGCGATCGCCCTTCCCATTATCACATAATACTCTTGCCTCTTTCCCGTTGCGGAGATATACCTTATCGTAATCTCCGTTTTTGTATATCTCAAAATCAAACTCTATCACCATATCATTTCCTCCTATTGATATATTGTTGTGTACGGCCTTCTTTTATTTTTTCGAAATAAAACTTATTCCCATATAACCTTGTAAAACAGATGTTATACCCGAAATGCTCCGCACGTCTGATTTGCGCATAACCTCTACTGATATCCTTATCATCAATCAGCGTAACAAAACAATGTGATCCTACTTCTGTATTCAAAACCAGATTTTCCCAATCTTTTACCTCCATATCAAATCTCCTTAAATAATTTTTTGTTATGATTATCGCTATTATACCATTTATCAATATTATCGTACTGCTTTGGATAAACCCCATAAGACCTACACCACCTAGGTAACGGCCCGTTCAGCACGTCTAACGCCGTCGCAAGATCGAACGTAGCTTCCTCCTTGACACAACACCCCGATCCACTTCCACAGCTCGGTATATAAGCTCTACTATACGCTACGCTCATCCCATATTCCCCATGACTCAGATACCCGATGTTGGGTGAATCAGGGAAGGCGTAATACAACATCGTATAATCACCCTTACTCCAACCTCTATTATAAGTATCATCCTGCCACGCAAAAACCCTGCAACCGGCTTCTTTCAATTCCGCTGCCGCTCTTTTTAAAATATTGTCCATATTATCTATATTTAATTAAGTTGTGTCAAGGCGCCGGGAACCGACCCCGGATCATATCCGCACACGTACGATCATGATATATCCTTCCGCCCCGCCAAGGTTTTGGTTCAACATTAACAAACTTTCATATCCTCACACATCTTAAAAAAGACCTCTCTTATGATCTTCTTGTATAAGATGTATATCTCATCATCATCCTCATCAAACTCCACTCCCCATGAACGTAATAAATATCTAATATCACAATCCGCTATATGAATCCTGAATATAGACGGAACGCTCATTATGTAATCCTCAAAAGCCTTCTTAATTCCATCCCTTTTGATATGTTCTTTATACTCATTCTTGAACACACTAAGCATAAAAGACATATATTCCCTATCGTATTTAAACTGCTTACCATAATTATCTGTATCTATATGATCCAGTATATATATCTCTATAGCGTCTCTATCGTATTTTGACATACTCCTTCCTCCTCCTTTTGATATTTTATAACCTTTTTCTCCCCATACGCTTTCGCTAACTGGATAAGTTGACCGGTAAATACCTTGGTACGGTGTTTTACGATCTTATCCACCAGCTCCGGGCATCTGGTTCTCCATCTATAATTAACCTCGCCCTTAGCTTTCTTCTTGTAATACCTGTAGAATGTTACGGCTACTACCACTTCTCCATTCTGCTCGAAAGCAACCAAATCGTAATTGTTGTAAACTATTTCATTCATGTTGTTGTTACCCATTTTATGTATCTAATCACTTCTTTAGGCAAAGACATTATATCCTTCACCCTTCTCCCTAAGTTGTACATACCTCCCTTATGAGGATAATAGTCCCCTACATACATCCCTATTCCTTGCGGATGCGACGGGTTTTCGTTACAAGTGAACATCGGATAAAATAAGATTCCTCTTGAATCTTTATTCCTGTCACTTACGCATACAATAGTATATCTATCAGCGACCTTCTCGCCGAAATCATATACCCTTACCTTTCTTTTTACCCCATCATTGTTCTCTATGATATTATTCATGATGTTATTTATATTAATTAATTTTCTTTCCATCAGCGGTATATGTGCCATACCATTCCCTATCCATATTTACCACCTCAATATGATGTATATGATAACAACCATTAGCTATTCTATTGCAATCGGCTATCACCATAGCTATATTCCTATACCCAGAATCAATGAAAACACGAGCCAATCTATCCCCACTAAATATAGATACCTTGATATCGTCTTTCTCTTTTATAATCCTTCTCATATCATATCCTACTATCGAACTAATCTATTCTTTTACCATAATTAGTATATGACCCACACCATCCACGAGCCTCATTTGATACCCTAATATGATCAATGGGCTTATCCCCGACCATATTATTGGCGTACGATATTACATCCGACATACTTCTGAATCCGGAATCCTTAATGGATTTTATAAGCATCCTATCATACCCGAATACCAATATCTTCACAATATCTCTTTCCTTCACAGTCCTCCTCGCTCTCATAATATTCTAGCCATAAAATAAACAAACATAAAATCTATTTTCTCTTTGTTATCATCTATCCTATGTCCGGTTATCTCAAAAATAACCCTACGCTTTTCGATAGTCTGTATATTATCTAACTGAATAGCTATGTAAGGATATTTCATAACTTTCTCTCTATTGATGTTATTCAAAATAGCGTTGACATCTTGCCTGCGAAAATACATATCTACCCCTATGTAGCTGGCAGCCAAAAGACATTCGTCTATTATCCCATCTGTATCGAATAACAATAACATATCATCCTTCTCGATAGTATATTCCATATCAAGAATCTTGATACGTTTGCTTCCGTCCTTCTTATCAGCTATAAGAATCTCTATCATATCCTCGTCAGTCGTAAGGACATAATACGCCTCATCCTTTGTAATATTATCACGAAGGTAAAATAGCGCTTCATCTTGTAATCTTAGTAATTCTATTTCGTTCATATTCATTCCTATTGTTGCCAAGGGGAAAAGGACGGCGCTGGCGACAAGGCCTGTCCAGCCTCCCCACAGCCGTCCGCATTCCCCTTGGTATCATTAACCACCTCAAATAATCTCATAATCGAATTTCACATTAACACTCTCATCAATGCTCAATTCTTTCTCCATCCCAAATACAGTCTCCCTTACCGTATCAAAAACCCAATAATTGATTTTCGGGATTATTCACAAGTTCTCTCCGGTTATTCTTCCTAGGTTTTCGAGATGTAAGAATATATTCCGAACAACAGCCTCCCTCAAATGTCCTTACCCTAGAATACCATATATCACTAGTTCCGTACTCAACACATATATTCATGTTTATGATAGTATTATTCCACGCTTTTTCCGGGAAATGTTTGAAAATCCTGTTAACCCACCCCGTGTCAATATCTATATAAGGACAATCTAAATCCGATGTCCCCTTAATATCCAGATATAGCATAACCTGTCTATTATTCTTAAACATTCGAGCTTTCACATTCATTTTCTTCCGTCCCCATACCACTATTCTATTATTTCCAACTTCCCGTAATAAGGATAAAAACAACCGTCTCGATAAACCGAATATCTGAGCGTTTTATCCTTTGCTTCATAGATGGAAACACAACCGCTGTTATAAGCGCTGGATAGTTCTTTTGCTACAAATCCACCTATTTGTTTATAGGTTTTAGGCGTATCCGCCAACGGCCTGCCTACATATATTTTTACCCTCTTGCACTTTTTGTCGCCTACGCATATATCCTTTCCTCTAAGCTCCGTTAAATACATGAATCTCATATCAGTCAATTTTAAATCCAACATTCCTCTACCTCTATCTCCATACGATCCTCCCAATTACATAAATCAGGATTCTCTCCTTCATAAAAGTAATAGTAAGCCCATACTTCAATATCGCCCACTTTTATGCATCCATCACTGCACCATTCCACAATATCGTCATTCCTGCATACATTTGTCGGTTCAGCACCAAGCGACAATAGTTTGTTTATTATATTGTCACCGAACCTTTCTTTCGCCTCCTCTTTCGTCATATCCCTATCAGATTTTTAATATTACACTACCGCCAAAGGGAAACAGGGACGGACGACCAGCGGGACCTACCCCACGCCATCGCCGCCTCCCGTTTCCCTTGGTTTCCTCCGCATCGCCCCATACCAATAAACAATATCTACCCGCCATCGCTCACAACCGCCTTGCCTTGACCGGAAACTCCTACCACTTGTAAACTTTTACATTTGATCGGAAGATACCCCTTGCTTGAAAGGCGTTTCCTTGCCTGAAAAGTATTTTTCTTGTTTATTGAAAGGCGTTTGCATTGCTCGAAAGGTGTTTCCCTTGTTTGTTGGTGTTTCCCTTATTTGTTGGTGTTTCCCCTGTTTGTTGGTGTTTCCCCTGTTTGTTGGTGTCCCATCACACAAACCCCACCCCTCCCTCGAAATCCCCACGAAATCCTAAGACCTTCCGCTACTTTGTTCCACGTGGAACGCCCGTTCAGTCTAGGATATCGAGGTCCTTGTTCTTGATTGCCTTATATACTTGCCTAATACAATGTATTGATAATAAAACCAATAAAGAAACTATGATTATAGGCAGGGCGTCGCCCGTAACTATAACATACCGCCCCAACTCAAACGCCATGTAACCACAAAATAAGGTAAGTACGAAATATATAAATATACCCATAAAAATATACAATAAGTATCCGTAACTTAGAAACAATACCCAAATAATATAATTAATTGAGTATCAACAATATAATATATATCAAGCCTTAGAGCTACCTCTAAGGAAAGATAAGCCCAGATATAGATAAAAAATATACAATAAGTACCGCTTATTATATACCTTTTAGGATCGATTCAAGCGCAAAATCATACATAAGGGCACAATATACCCGTCTGTATGGATATAGATATATACAAAATGATACATAATAAAGCATTTTACTTACGTATTTTCGGTCAAGGCTTAAAATTTACCGACTTAACACTTTTATGTGTAAGCAAAATATATACACATTCTATCATTTTGTAAAATATAGGCACAAAAAAGCCCTTTCGTCCTATATCACTACAGTACGAAAGGGCACAAACTTTAAAATCAAATAAAAACAAACGATCTATTGCCGCAATTTGTTTGCCATGTAACTAACACGTTTCCGCCTACATTTATCAGATTCCCTGCTACAATCTAATTTATTAGAATTGTATAGTTCTTTGGTAAGTTCAACGTAAAATTCCATTTGGGCTTTTTTGATGGACTTTAAAGCCTTTTCTTTTTGAATGGATAATTTCTTATTCAAATTATCAAACTTTTTTTTGTACATAATCTATTCTTTTTTAATGGCACCAATAAGAAACGGGAGACCGGGGACGACACGGCCGGCGTTATCGATATAACCAGCCGAACGCCCGCACGCCCCCCTGTTTTCTTTGGTTTCGTCCCTTTGCCGACAACGAAGCCGGCCAAATACGCACATACGTTTCCCGTGATACGTACCGACAAGGCGCACTTTGTCCGTCAATTTAACCGCACAAAATACCCTTGCAAGGGTTGTTATTTGCTATCCGTACACATGTTAGGTATTTAAGCTACCCTAACATACGTCGTATTGATATATTGGCACGGAAATAACGCCGTAATACACTCAATACGTGCTGCTCTCACAACGCACTAACATACGCCCTATACATGCGTATATACACCAATATACCCCGTGCTTTTACACGGCCTACTAGGTTAACCTAGCGTACTTACCGGATTGATATAAACCTAAAGATAATAGTACTACCCTTGACTAGGATAGTACCTAAACCACATTACTAAGCGGCGGCTTATCTACTGCAAGTTCTCGACACCCTAACAACCAGCAATATGTTTATATCAAAATATCAAATATCGTACCTATTTAGTCTAAATCAGTAGCGCGACGGGAACGCATAGGTGTGCTACCATAACGCCCCCTATGTGATTAAATAGGGAGCAAATCGTTTTATCTATCATTCTTAGGGTGCGTCAAATAGTAAGTGACACATTTTGCAATAAGATTAAACGTATATCGTTTGATAGGTACAGCGCACTTTATGATACGTTTGTCTGCTCCGTTAAACGTTTCGTAATATATACCAAAATCAAACTCTATAGGCTCATTGTATCCAAAGCGTTTATGAGAAGAACCTAGTATTGCTATATCCTCTATTTCGTTCATTTTAAGCTTTTTGTTTTTATCCTGATCATTTTTATCATAGTATTCACGTTCTACTTCTTTGTATGCGCAAAATGTGTTATTTACACGTGGTAGTATTTCTTTACAAAGCTGTATTACTACTTCTTTGTCCTTTGCCAAATTGACTAAAGCGGGGACAATCGATTTGTCTACTTTGATCTCATTTTCCTTTAAAATCTCATTAACTTCTTTGCTGGATTTAAACAGCTGGCACCATGCTTTAATGGCACCTGTTAATGTCTTTTCGCTCGATTTTTTAATCTCATTCTGTACTTTATTAATCTCTTTACTTATCATATACTTTGCCTATACCTTTAGGACTTATAATGGCACCTGGTACGCCTTGTTTGTTAATGCTGTTATCTTACAGGAGCAAATATACTACATGTTTTATTATCCAACAAATATTTTGCAATAAAAATTCGACGATTATATGTAATAAATCTAATCAAATGTAAACATATATTAAAATATTGATTTATATGATTGACAATCAACAAGTTAAACACAAAATAACCATTCTTTTTTCGGCTCGCAGATCGTTTACCGTTCTTGTTTCCCGTCCTTTGTGGATTGGGGGGGGCTGGTCCAAAAACGGCAGCCCGGCCGGGCCGATTTCGGGGAGGTGGTCCGTCCCGCATATCCCCCTCCCATCATACCCCACTTCATCCTTCCAATAACGTCCCGCATATCATCCTCTCCGAATATCCCTCATACTTCCTCACAACCATATCACCTTCCATCTCATTTAATTTGTTATATTTGCGATATAATTAAAACATAATATATTATGAATAAAGAAGTTAAATACATGATGGGGGGGGTATTTATATCCTCCGTAAAAATTTATTCTTATGATAAGGAGGAGATTTTATTCAAGTTATAAATCCCCTGTTGATAATGGCGTTTATGCCGTTAAACAGGATGGTAGATTAATACCTTTGTCAAAGGCGGATTATCAATGTATATCCGTAGCTATTGTACATGATGATCATAAGATCATGATTGAGAAGAATGAAGATTCTAATCAAAGCTACAAAACAGCCACGTCCGGTTTGCCCGATTCTCTTAACAAGACTTACTCTTTTTATTGGGGTGAATATGGTACGGATCAGACCGGCATTACAAATTATGACAAAGTAGACGGGAGCAATGATTTTGGTTTCCTAAAACCGGAGTCGGGTTCATACAATGGTACTCCTAACCTTTCGGCAAATGTTACTGCCTGGACAAGCGGGGCTTTATCTGATTGGGATGGGAAAGCGAATTCCAATGTATTAAAAGGGGTGACTACCGGTGGCGGTTCTTATACTTCCTATGCGACAATTGGTCATGTACTTAATACGTTCTTAGCTAGTGCTGACGCTAAAGGATATGATGATTGGTATATCCCATCATGTGGTCAGCTTTCATTGATATATATGTACTTGATTAGCGTCAATAACGCGTTATTGGCTATTGGTGGACAGCCGTTAGATACCAGATATTATTGGTCTAGTTCAGAGCATAGCTCCAACTCCGGATGGATCGTACTATTCAACAATGGGCGCACATTCACCCGATACAAGCGCCTAATCTCTTCTGTTCGATTTGTACGTGACATCGAGTGATCATACACCCTACTGACCCAATAGAACGGGGCTGGCTCCCATCCCTTATAGCCTTCCCGGCGGGTATGACGCCAGCCCCCTTCCTTGGTATCTTCCCTCCCCCATCTAATATAATTTATTATATTTGTACGTAACTTAAATTATTTAATCATGTATCAATATATTACAGATAACTTCGTGGGGGGGGGGGTATTTTAACCCTCAGATAAGGAGGGGGTATGTTTAGGCGCAGGACTTCTTCTACCGGTAAGATCCACTACCGTGTTAATATAAACAAGAATATGTGTCTTGGCGTTGTAGATATATATATTGATGGGAAGCCATATCAACCTGGTTTTAACGGATCTTATCTTGATATATATCGCGATAAGAAGATAAAAACTATAAGCATAAGTGGCCAGATATCATATCTAAATCCGAAAAATGAGTACAATGTTATTTTGGGCATAAGTGGAGGTATTATAGAGGGAGCCCTTACGTATCAATATAATTCGGGTATGCATTGCGATTTGGCTAATAAGGTGATATACGGGAATAGGATAACTAATTTTGTTCCTGTAACGGTGATAAAAGATCCTGGGAAGATCATTAATTTCACTTACAGATCTGAATTACAGACTCAGGTTTTAGATGAAAGTTATGTAAGTTGGGATGGTGATTATGTATTAAACGATAATTGTATAGTAACTGATCTTTGTTCGGGATGTGAATCTTATGCCTATGGGAAAAGTTCTCATGGTAACTATCGAGTAACGGTAAGGATAGTGTAATCCCAAGGGAAGGAGGGAGACCTCGTCCTTCCGGGCCTCCCCCGTCCTACCACCGCCTCCCGTTCTTTTTGGCTTCTCCATGACTACAATCATGTTTAGAGACACACTACATAAAATCAAGATCTTCTTCTGCGATGACGATATCGAGAAGATATATGTAAGGGATAGTACGGTTATCCGCAACAACGAGATACATAAGATGTATGACGAGATACTTAACGAGCTAGGTGATTTGGCTACGGTCGTATCCAGAAGCTACGTGTATGGTAAGATTAAGGACGCTACTAGGTTAAGCGTCCGTCATATAAGTAGGATAATTAACCATACCAAGGCAGTAGATGTAAGGTAATTAAGGAAGCTACCTGACATAGGAATTACCTACCTCAGGTAGCTTACATATCATACTTCTTCCCAGTCATCGGCGAATACGTCGCTGATAGACGGCACCCATGAATCAGCACGACCGGAATCCTTATTATAGATAAGGCACTGTGATGTATAGTCGACAAATCCACTACCATCCATGATAATATCCTTAGCCTTATCCGGTAGCGACTGCATTTCCGGAATGATATTACTATCGACATGAGACGGTACCTGTTTGAATACCACGATATTCTTACCATTCCAGCCTCTTCTCCTAACGACCCCTCCTCGTTTAAGGACATTAATAGCATCCCCGAGTCCCATGGAACTGTCTTTTATCTTAATATAATTCTCTAGTCTTGTAGATGCCTCATCAGGCGTATGTCCATCCCATTCCCATGCCGTATCAAGTTCAGGGATATTAAACAACTCCCAATACTGGTTCTCATAATGATTGGATATCTGTCCAGTTGGCAGTTCTGCCATTACGATAAACCACCCTCCGCCGAAGCATTCCTCTCCATCATGATGCTTATGTGATTTACAGACCTTTATATCGCCTTTAGCCAGCTCATTGAAGAAAGCGGCATTGTAAAGCATTCGATATTTATATAGTTCGTTAAATGTATGATACCCGTCGGATATATTACCCATCTCATCTTCATGTAAATATGTTTTCTCGAATATATCAGACCTACAAGGATAAAACTCTCCATTTACCCCTTTTATGATATAATCACCTACATTGGCTGTCATAACACCTTCAAGGGTTTTTATACTGCAATCAATACAAGGAGGTATACCTCTATCCGCATCACCTTCACGAATAACTTCTATTTTAACGCTATCACCAGCGAAATCCTTGATCTCATCATTACATATCTATTCATAATTTTACGATTTAATATATTATTATCTTTTGATATACCTTTCTATAAGATCTATGGATAATTTAGCGCCCAGCTCTTCCTCCAACAGGTTAAGGTAGTTCCGGTGCAGGCATCCGCCCCGCTCCACCTCCCTAAAGCCGGCCCCGTCCCGGATCCTGACCAGCCCTTTCCCTGGATCCATGTCGATCAGATCCCGAAGCTCGTTCATATTCTTAAACCGGTTTTCTATTATCTTAAATACATCGATATCAGGTTTCTTATCCTTATTCTTAGGCTTTATCTTAATTCTCCCGCTCATAAGACATTAATCACTTTCCAGTACTACCAAACCCTCCATTTCCTCTCTCTGATTCTCCAAGGTCTTCTAACGACCCTACTTGATCCCATACGATGCGTTCCCGTCTACGGATAAGCAATTGAGCTACCTTATCCCCTGCCGAATAAGAAGGGTTTCCATAGTGATCTACACGTCTAGTCACTACCATAATCTCCCCTCTGTATCCCTCATCTACGGTACCCGGAGCGTTTTGGATAATTGACTTAGTTTTTGTAATGCTACTACGTGGACGGATTTCCATCTCATAATCCTCAGGTAAAGCTACATGCACACCAGTATGGTATATAATCCTACCCCCGTCAAGTTCTATGTTTTTAACGAACAGATCCATGCAAGCGTCCTCCTTATGGGCGTACTTAGGCAATATCGCTCCTTTTTCCAGCCATATCTTGACCTTACAAGCATCTATATCTTCAAGTAATGATTCTACCTCATTATAACTCATTGGTTGTTCTGACGCCAATGAAATGGCTCTTGCCAATAAATCTTTAATCTTACTCATTTTATCTTGTTTTTAAATTCCTTCCCTTTCGGACATTGTAATTTACATTCCTCGCCACAAGCGGAACAGTTGGGTCTCATTCCGGGCACCCCTCTTCCCCCGTACGGCCAGTAGGCGTAATCGCAGACGCTCCAGAATGCCTCCATCGCCTTGATCTTGGCATCGACGGTTATCTTCTCCTTCACCTTTTTCATGCTTTTCCTGAACTCGTCTTTCATATCCTTCCCTTCTATCTGTCTGGCCTTACGTCTCTCGTTCCACCAATTGTAGTAGAATTTGTCTGCCATCTTATAAGCTTCGGGGTCAAATTTATCACGATGCAGGATAGGTGCGTCCTTGATCTTTCTCAAATTCCTGCCACAAACATAAGCGAGTCCTGCGTACGGAGGTATGTCCTTAGGATCAACCAACCCATCCGGAACGCAGTAGTAGAAGTAGTTGGGGCGGCCGTACCTGACCCAGTCTCCGGTCTCGTACAGGGCTTGCTTCCGAGCCTCGAACCAGCCTTGCATTACTTGGTGCTTGCCCTCCTTCTCGAAATCCTTGTTATAGTCAGCCAACGAGATCTTCACCTCAACCTCATAAGCGTACATAGATCTGGTTATAGCCAGATAATCAGACTCCCAGTTATAGACATACAAGTTGTTTATAATCCATCTAGGAGATACCAAGAACTGTCTGTTAAGGATATCCAATATCCCTCTTTCAGTGTATTCCGTGCCTTTATTTGATTGCCGTGTTCCCATCTCCTGTCAGAGGATTATTCCTATATCCTACCGCCATTATAGCGTTACCTATCAACATCCTCAACTTCTCCATATCCTTATCATGGAACGAGAAAGTGGTTAGAATATGACCATTGGTCTTATCATAAGATTTTATCATCAACACAGCCACATACTCACCCATCATCTTACCGTTCATGATATCAAGATCGATTATGCCGTGATCTATTAGATCAACCACATCCCATCCTGCTGGTAGATACTTTTTTATCTGATTTATATCCATATGATTAAATTATTAAATTTTGTATAAATATATTTTATACATTTATTATCGCTCATTCATATATGAGCGATTTATTAAATACAATATTCATTGTGATAAAAATAAATTCGTTTTAACAGATACCAAGCCATGGCTGACATATTTTAATTTCTTGCAAGATACATCTTTCTTATTCTCTCCATTAATATCCCGAATATTAAATTGCCCAGAAAGCCTTCTTGCGTAAATAAAATGCTCTTCTCCTTGAAACATCACTTTATCAAATAACCTAAATCCAAAAACTTTAAAAGGAGCCTGGTTTCGCTTTCTAATTCCTCCTTTCAATATTTTCATCTTATGAATCTGACGGTTATGGCGACGAACTAATTTACGTTTGTAATAATATCCAAGCCTACATGAATTAAAATTCCTTGAAATCACAAAAGCGTCGGATACATGGGATTTTTCAATTCCATGGTTTATACGATTATATTTTGTTATGTATCCGAACGTCATCGAAACGTTATCGTATTTGGATTTTAACTCCTCGTACAACTTCCATTTCATGATTCCCATGACGGCTGCGTCACGAAGTGACTTGCCTCTGCTTACTTTCAATTTGATATTTCCTTTATGAAATTCCTTATGACAAGTCTCACAAAGAGTAATTAAATTGGATGGTGAATCTCCTCCTATCTTCCTTGACTCAATATGATGGATATTAAGGATAGGATCTTTTGACTTACCCTTACAATGCTGGCATTTATGCCCGTCTCTTGCTAAGACATACTCCCTAACATTCCAAAATCCTAATTGCTCACCTTCCTGATACTCTTTGCCTGATATCTCTGGATTCTTGATCTTTTGAGTATCAAATTGGGCTACCTCAACAATCAATTTTGAGACAGGTAGTATAGAATATACAAAACTGATAATTCTAATATGAGAATCAATCTTATGGCGGACAGATGGAGCAATCCATCCATCCTTCTTGGATTTTACCCTATTATTGAATCTTTGCTTTCTATACCTAAGCCTGCTTCTTCTAGTCCTCCTTAATCCCCTTCTTGTTGATAGAAGATCAACAACATCACTTCTTAGAATAACTTCACTTGCGTAAAGCTCCTTGCTTTTCGTCGTAGCTGACAAACCAACATGCTTGGTTCCCGAGTCGACGCCTAACACAATCTCTTGTTTGTAATCGGATGTCTTGTACGTTAATTTGATGGTAAAAGGACATGTGTTCACAACGACCGCTTTGTTGTCTTTTAGCAATCGCCTAACCTTTCCATGCCTTGTCGTAGGCATCATCGGTTTTCCATCTATGTCCTGTACATACACCATTTTACAAACTAATTCAATGTTTATTCAACATAAGTCAGGGCAAAAAACCTGATCCTATATAGATATATATAAAATATTAAATGAATTTCAACACCTTATATATTATTTGAGGTTATTAATTACCGACCTACAGGAATATGTTTAAGAAAACACCATGTACCCCAACCACGACTCGAACGTGGATCCCATCTTTAGGGGAGATGTGCTACTTTCCTCTTGAGCTATTGGGGCGTATACCCTGATCCTCACGGACAAGGGTATCAAACAAAATCTAAACTCTAAATCTAATGACAAATTATATTAATCCAACTGTGGACCCGGCCGGACTTGAACCGACAACCTGCTGGTTATGAGCCAGATGATCTCACTAATTGATCTACGGGTCCTAAATGCACCACATCGGCTTTCACAAGAGGATGTGGATCGGAATTTCTCGAAAATTATATAGTAATATCATGAAACTATTGTCCAACATTCTAGCATATAGCACCAATCCTCGAACGGGAATGTCTCTATACCTGACCTACCCCATCCCGCCCCCCAACTGTTCTGTAGGACGAAGCCGGCCTTGTCCCAGCCGGTGAGGATAACGGCATGACCTCCCAAGTTCTGCCCTTGGCCTTGCCAGAATCGATTACCATAATTATAGCAATACAGACCTATAACCAGAGGCCCATTCAGCATCAAAGCCACCTTAGCTGATACCGGATCTATGATCCTAGCGTAACTGTTTATTTTCTCCCCATCTACGCCTATGTTCTTGATAGACTTGATAGCGTCACGAAGAACCATCCCGTCTTGATCCTTATCCTCTCTCAGATCATATATATCGTAGGGAGAGATCTTAGCCGGTCTTTTAATAGCCCTTATACTCTTTCTCCAGTTAAGTATCTCAGCTAAGCTTACCGCAGCGCAAATAGGAGAAGATCCTTGATCCACTACGCTATCAACGTTGTTGACCTTATACTCATCAGGGACAGCCTCATGCTGCATATTCATGATAGCGTCTCTGTCATCCACAGGGGATGGTATATATCCTAACCCGTAACTCATTTTTTATCCTTTTTATGGTAATCAATTATCTTGATATTAAACGTATCGGATCTTTGCCTTACCTGTATAGACCCTCTAGCCTTTCCCTTGGCGTCGTACAGGGCGGTGAAGCCAAAGTTATCGACCCGGCCGTCGTCCAGCGTAAACCGCCACTCCTTCCATTGGCCCATCACGGTCCCGGAAGACACTATGGAATCCACCACATAAGATATATCAGTAGTATCATATTCCGTATAGTAGGTTCTTGACGTACTGCATCCGACAACCGCTAAGGTAAATAACGTTAACAAGAAAAACAAGATCTTATTCACTTTTCTTAGATTTTTTACGTTTCTTAGATTTCTTCTTATCCTCCACCTTATTCTCGACATTTACATCATTACCGGCATCGGCATCAGTAACCTCAGGAGCGTTATTTTCAGGTATATCAATATGACCGGAATTAGGATCCATCTTATCCTCATCAACAACAACCTCATCAGGTACATCGCTATCTAAAAGCTCTGCCTCAAGATATTTGATACGATCTGACATAGCCTTATTCTGACCCTCAAGTTCCTTATATCTTCTTCTAGCCTCATCGAGTAATTTAGATGATAACTTATGTTTCTTCTCGATATCCATATAAGCCCGTTTAAGAGTTTCTTTCTCTTTTACCGACTCATTATATAGCTCTCTTGATTTACTAAGCTCATTCCCCATCTTAACTATATGAGAATCCTTGGAATCTATATCCATATTAAGAGAATCGACAAGCGTATCAAGATACTTTATTTTCTCTTCCAATTCAGTTATCTTATTACGGGCATCCTCATAATCCCTTTTTAATCTGCTTGAATAGCTAATAGCTTCATCAAGATCCTGTTTTAGAGTATCTATATAACTACTCTTTACTATCTTCAATCCGAACATCTTCATTACTTTTATAAGTTCTAAAAATATCGGCTTTTATCTTGCCGACTATAATTAACTCAGCTATATGTTTGTCTTTCTCGACTATAGCTATATCCTTACGGACATTAGTGACCCTGATCATGATATTCCCGTTATTAGACGACACGAATGGTGATCCTACCAAAGTAAGTCCCGTATCGCCGATAAACGACGGCAGCATCATCAACACCCCTATGGTATTGTCCGGGAACGATGCCCATACCCCTGTGTCTATATCAAGGACATCACCATGTCCTAATGGGAAGGCATTACCCTGTTTAATAGGAATATCCTTACCCAACGAGTTCCATGCTTTCGAGAATCTTACGGAGTTAAGGAAGATCTTTCCCTCTTTCTCCACCATCCCTACCATAGGTTCGCAATTCAGTCTAACCTCGTTTTGTTTATCATCCGGCTTCTCCTCAAACTCGTCAAGGTATCTAGCTGATGTAAACGACTTACTCTCCAGAAGTTTTTTAATATCCTCAATACTGGTCATTATAATTTGATTATTAAATAAACGATCTTCAATCCTAACTTCAAATCAGATGTCTTTTCGAACATCTCCCTAAGAGGTAAGATAGTAGCGTCAAGATCTGACGCTACCCATTCTCCATCCTTATAATACATATCCTTTTCCTCGGAATACGCTACACAAGGTCGATGCCCTAAGTTCTTCATAACCGTATCTACCTTATTTTGGGTAGGCATCGAGACACGGTTCACTTTAGTAGATATATTAAAATTACTTTCCATCAACTTTCTGATTTTTAATTAGTTAATTAAAATGGAAGATCATCGTCATCTCCAAAAGGAGGATATTGAGGAGGTTGCTGGTATGATGGAGGAGGTGTCTGCTGCTGGGCCTGCGCCTGATATGACGGTGGGGGCGTTTGCGTTGTAGCCTCACCATCATTGTTTTGGATTGCCGACTGAGCAGGTTTCACACCATCTGTTTTAATGCTTTGAATATACTTATTAAGTACCTGATAGGCGAAAGCGTCTTGGGCGGTATAATCAAACTTCTTGTTACCCATAATATCCGTGCTCTCAACCCTGTCAGGCCATCCATTCTGTCCATTCTTATAATATTGCTGGATAAGCTCATCTTTTCCGTCTGGAGTCTCCCTAGCGTATGAGATAAAGAAATTACCAGGAGCGTATTGCTCTCCTTTTTTAGTATGCGCAGGATTGATAACAATCTTCCGTTTTAGGTCGATATTAGGCAAGTATCTTACAAGAGACTTAACATAGCTGTTAATACCGCCTCTTGAGGTCATCAACGGAACTTTTATAACATAATTACCTTCCTCATCGCTTATCTTTATAAATAAGAAATTTGTCTTAGCGCCATTCATCTCCTGCTCTAATACAAAAATATCGGAAAGATATCCTTCTATACCGTTCCAGAAAACCCTCCAGTAGGATACGGCTCCTGTCTTCTCATTTATATGTTCCTCGAAACCTTCCTTAGGATCTCTTGACGATTGATATAATACACCACCTCCACTTATATTAAAGTATTGTGTATTAGATGATAATTGATTTTCACGAACTCCCATATTATATATATTTAAACGTTAAACAATAATTGATGATGACAAGAAATACTCGTTCTTATTATCCTCCCCATAAACCTTATTGAAATGAGATTTATGATCATGCTCGATAACTATCCTATTACACGATATGCTTTTTATGATACCCAGATATCTTCCACATAACACGTTGCATACAATATCTTCACCATAATGAGACAAAGGGGTAAGTCTTTCCTTACATGATTTACCTGAAGACGGGTTCTCTGACATAATATCGCATCCTTTATCGGTAAATATCAACTTGCAATGATCGAATTCATTTACCTTAAGATTGTTTTGGAGGGCTTGGACGAGTAGATCCTTATCAAAGACATAGGTACTTGTTTTGACAAAATGCTCGTCCACGAACCTCCAATTTGGATAATTACCCTCAAAATGGGTCTCATACATATCCATATCAGGCGTAGAGAAATAAGTCTTAGTATCGTCCACTTTTATAGACAACATATCCGATGACTTATTGATATGCTTATCAAGCAATATCGCAGATTCGTTCGATACCGGGATAAACATCTTCTCTACCTTATCCTGATTAGGGACAAAATACCTGTAAATAGTATTTCTATCCGTACTTACTATATTGATATTAATATCATCAATATCAATTACCACATTCTCGATGCATGGATAAAAGTCATCTACCTCCGTATAATCGCTGGCTTTGTTAAGAACCGAAACATAATCGCTCATCTTAACCTTAATTCCTCCATCAAGTATCTTATGTACCTGCGGGAATGTATTGATATCAAAAGCCGGACAACTATACTCACCAGAAGCATAGCAGATCGTTATCTGATCTTTTTTATCTGAAAGCAGTATCGTAATCTCGCAATTCTTCTGTTTTTTCATGAACTTAATAAAAGAGCTTGCCTCTACCAAGAAAGAGAAGTTAGAGTCAGCCTCGACCTCCAATCGCTCTATAACACATACCTTGGCATTTACGGAAGTGATATAAGCCAGATTATTGACAACATCTATCTTAAGATCCTTATAAAGGGAGTTGGAACCGGCGTTCTTAACCACCGTCTCCAGTTTACCCAACTTCTCATTTAATGACTTCGACAAGCATCTTATAAGCATAACGAACAACTTTTTATTACATCGCAAATGTAATCATAATTATATTAATACAAATACAATAAATACTTAATAGTATTAAAATAGTTTAAACTTACGTCTAATATACTCGGCTATAAGCGTGGCATCACACATTCCGTCTTGTATCTTAGTAGGTTGCACTCCTTTCCCTGACCATGGTTTCACGAAAGAGACCAAAGGGAAAAGGCGCATGGCGCATCGGATGGAGGTAGCCTTCGTGTCTAACTTCGCCGCCGTATACACCCGATCGGATGTCGTATGAAGCTCCTTCTGCCAGGTCTTTGGTTGCACCTCCTCGAACATGAACCTAACATCCGGGTGAGATCCGTATCGCTCCATCATCTCCACCATCATAGCGAATAGGGCGTTCGGTTCCCGGCGTCTCCCGCCAAAGGTGAAGTTGCTGGCTGCCGAGCTGTTGTGGATGCTATGGACGTCCTCGACGGCGATCGCCAGCGTCCCGCCTCCCTTTTCTTGGATCTTGTCAGCGGCATCGAGGAAGAAGCTTGATATAGCCCTAAGATCTATATCCCCCTTAGCCGATATCCTTGGAGTCATGATTACCTTAACCTCGCCATTCTCAGGGATCATCGCCAATCCTCCGGTATCTATACCCGGATCTATTCCTATCGCTATATTCATAAAGAGCAGTATTGAATTATTAATCTATTCTCGGTAATATCTTTAATCATATCCATAACATCATCCACAGATATATTGTCATATGATTTATATAAATCCATTACCCCATTAAGTCTTGATCTTACAAAAGATATATAGGCATCGTGGTAATCCTCAATATTCATTATATTCAATCTATCATTTAATTTAATCATTCTTATAGCATATTCTATGTTGTCATTATTTGCTATAAGCTTAAAGTTATTAATATAATCAATCACATAATCTTTTGTGATCTCACATTTATCTGGGCTTACGTCAATTATCAAGTTGGCTACTATTCTATTCGTGCATTCTATATATCTCCTATTTACTGAATAACATAATCCGTTAGATCTAAGATAATTAAACATAGAGAAATTATAATTATCACACATCATAGATAATATGATAAGCAACACGCACAATTTATTAAAATCATAATTATCTAATACAAATGATACATATAACTGTTTGGGATTTTTAGTATATTTATAAACACCATATTTAGGACCATGAACATGGAAATATTTAAGACTATTACGATAGTATGTATTAATATCAACTTCATTTGATAATTCCGTTATATCTGATACATATTTATTCATAAAATCATCACATCCATATAAATGAAATACCATTTCTGACTTATTCAATATCGTATCTCGGCACATATAAAGATCATCCCTTGTTATTTTGCTGACATACCTTTTAGTACCTAATGTGTTTATAAAACAACGTTTATCTATTCCAGATAGTTTTATAAGTCTATCTATATTAATACATGATTCATCATTATCAATTTCAGTCAATATAACATTCCTCTCACTTTCTATAAGATCTTCACTTATGTCTGGATATACGATAAAATTATAAGAAAAATCAATACACTTCTTGGTATCAACATCAGGCAATGTAAATCCTTTAAATACTAATGATCTAGGATCTGTATATCCATTAAAATCAAAGAATAACTTATCACTAATATCATCATTGCATTTTATTATCATATGTTCATAAAAATGAGATAATCCATTCTTTGATGATAATATAGAACTAATATCAGGTATCTCAGCGCATACGAACCCAATAGGTATATTCATACCGCTATTGTAATAAAAACATCTACATCCTAGATCTTTTATCAGTCCAGTGTATATTTTCATATTTTAATCGTATATAATGAATGAAAATCCTCCGGTCTAAACACCTGTATCGATTTATCTGGGTACATACCTATATAATAACCGTAAAAAGCCCGTAGAATACCATTTTCTAGCTTTATATCCAATGCCTTTACCTTATTCCCTTCAACCATAACATCAACCTCATCAGTCTTGTTAGATATCTTATCGAACCATTCAGGTACAGGATCAATACCGTACCTGAATGCGTTTACCGTTGATTTTATTGAGATATATGTTCCCATATTAGATAAGATTACAATCGTCTCGTTTAACAACCTTAAAATCGCCATTTCTAAGTAATATCGCTACATCAGATCTCGTATATGTGAGAGGCGTATACGATACCAAATGATAAGAAGCCTGTCCTGTCGCTGGTCGAACCGGTCTTAATACGGCTATGGCTATATCGCCGCCAAGTTCCGTACCACCGGTGACACCCTGTAGGCACATGTATATGAATCCCTCATACTCATATTTCTTCCCGATAAATTCACTCATGGGAATACCTACGAACAGATAGTTCTTTACATCCCCCTTCTTAACCTCGACAGCGTTCTCTACGCTGGATGGTATTACGTCTACAAATTTTACTCCTATTGCCATGATTACAAATTCAATTTAGTTCTTAACTCTTGACACAATTCTTGATTATCTCTCATGATAATTAACGTATTATCCACCCCATTCCCTACCCGGACATCCCCGTACCAGTACCATGATCCCTTACGGGTAAAGATACCTGTTTCCTCGCATAACTTCAAAAGTTCAAGTTCCTTGTCAAACCCAACTCCATAATATAAGGCTGTCTCGGCTATCTGGAACGGTACGGCGGTCTTATTCTTCAGCACCTTTATCCTGACCTCATGACCTACTGAAGATCCGTCCTCACCTAATATAACCTTCTTTCTCGCCATCTCCATACGGATAGAGGCATAGAACTTAAGAGCGTTACCTCCGGTCGTTACCTTAGGATCTCCGTATATAACACCGATCTTCTCCCGATACTGATTGATGAATACCAGAACACAGTCGCTTTTGTTTACGATCCCTGTAAGAACTCTCATAGCCTTTGACATCAATCGAGCTTGCAATCCCATGTTACTATCCTCCATATCACCCTCGATCTCCTTCTTCGGGACTAGATTTGCCACGGAATCCACGACAATAAATCCTACCCTGCCGGACTCCACCAGCTTAGCCGTGATGTCAATAGCCAGCTCACCGTAGCTTGGCTGGGAGATCAAAAACCGGTTTATATCCAATCCCATTTTCCTAGCGTACTCAATATCAAAAGCGTTCTCCACGTCTATTATAGCTACCAGCTTATCGGGATGTTTTTTCTGGAACTCGATCATACTTAACGTACACATCATGGTCTTGCCACAAGATTCCATGCCGACCAGCTCATGGATCCGGCCTACCGCCCATCCGCCGCCGAGGGCCTTGTCCACCACCAGCGAACCAGTGCTTTCCCTTGGTATGGATATTATAGGCTTATCATCGCCGAAGTTCATTATCGAGCCTTCTCCAAGCTCTTTATTTAAAGATGATACTAATTCATCTACGTCTGAAAAAAGTTCTTTCTTAGCCATTATAATCCAAATTCCTCAAAGTTAAATAAATCCTGTTGCTTCTTTATCATACCCTTACCGATATCAGATATTTTCTCCGGCAGGAACACTCCATCGTTATCATCCACCTTCTCCATGAAATTTGATACATTCTCACTTAACAATATCGCGTTATCATTAGGTACTGATTTTAGATAAAGACCATCAATTGATCTACACCTTGAAAGAGCGGTATATATCTGACCGATCTCAAAAGCCCTACTCATATCAACGAATATATTGTCTAATGTCATCCCCTGAACTTTATGAGAAGTGATAGCGTATCCTAATCTTAACGGATATTGGATGATATAACCACAAGACGTTCCTTCTAAAGATCCATCTACTTGCCTATATTTCATTTTATCCCATTTTTCCTTAGTTATATAAACCTCACTTCCATCGGAAAGCTGAACCGATATAGCGTCATCACATGGGTCTATATCTGTTACTACACCCATAGAACCATTCACATATCCATTACCGTTCCTCGTTATTATAACCTTAGCTCCTACTTTTATTATAAGTTCATCCTCACATGGAGCCGCAGGTTTTTCACCGAATATCTTAGCCTCGAATTTAAATACCTTATTCTCTATCTTATCAAGATTAGATTTGTTTATCTCATAAGCCTCCTTATTGGTTGAGCATATTACTATAGTATCATTCATATTCTCAGGGTATATCACCCTTGATTTTAGGATAGATCTAGATTCCTCTGTAATAACCCCACATCTTATATCCTCCAATACAGACAAAAGTTGTGGGTCTTTTTGACGGAATACCTTATCGAAGGTAATTACCGAGAATCCTGAGGCTCTTAATGCCTTTGACGAGAAAAAGAATCGGCTTTCATAATACTTATCAATAAAATCATCAACGGTCACTACAGGAGGTAATTGTGACAGATCGCCGAACATAATCAGCCTAACTCCACCAAAAGGTTCCCTGCTTCGTTTGCATTGTCTAAGTATATCGGCAACCTCATCAAGCAAATCGGGTCTTACCATACTAATCTCATCGATAACGATAGTATCAAGATTCTTGACCTTGCTTTTCATGAACGGACTTACATCAACCTTATTTGATAACATATTCCTCTCTACTGAGGGGATGTAAGGATCGTTTTTTATAGCGAAGAAAGAGTGAATGGTTTGTCCTCCGGCGTTCAGGGCCGCAACACCAGTGGGGGCTACTATAACACATTTACCCAAGAACTTTACGATACGTCTCATGAACGTACTTTTACCACTACCAGCTCTACCGGTAATAAATAGATTCTCCCTAGTGGTGAAAATCTTTTTCAAGGCACGACCTTGCTCCACGTTTTTATCCACCGTCATAATATGACGAAGGAGGTCGTTTTCATTTTTAAAATCTTCTTTTACCATATCTTTTTATGTTTATGGTACAAAGATACGAATAGTTATAATTAACTATTAAAAATAAATGTGAATAATATATAAATATTAAATTTTATATCTGATACTCAAATCATCCAGCTTTACTCATCTCGGACCCTTTTACCCCTAAAAAGACGTCTTTTATAAAATCTTCGGCGATGATTATATGCATTATCTTTCCTCTGTATGATAGTCTTAGGTGTCCGATAGTTACGTTCTTCCTATCTTTGGTATTAACTATTCCGTTGTTTTTCTTTACCTCATCATATAAATCGGATATAGTCTTACAGCACATACTAAGAACTTCTTTTATCATCCGATATACCGTTCTTTGGGATATTAGCATCATACCTTCTTTTGATAACTTTATATTCAATCTATCCATAAGATATGACACATTGAATTTGACAGTTCTTTTTTTAGTTACCTTATATATCTTATTTATATTTCTGTTTCTAGCTGAGAATATTATTTTTGATAACATCTTGACTCTATTTAATTTACGACTTTTGTTAGCCATCCATCTTCTGGTATTCGAATCAAGATTTTTATCAAGGCAGGTATATACAGATTCTCCTTTCTTTACAAACATATCCTTTATCCTTGGGGTCTTACTAGCCCTATGCTTGTATTTTATGATATCCGATAAAGCTATCATAATCTCTCCTTCAGCCCAAGCCTTTAAGCTTATAAGCTGGTAGTTCATATCCTCATGAGAATCCCTTAACACATGACGGTAGCAGAAATAAGCACATCCATCTGATAGGATATCAATAAAATCATTGGTATTGATCTCTATCTGATCTCTATTCCCGCCATGCATCCTATTTCTTAGAAACACATGTTTGAATACGTTTATGATAATAAGATATATCATTGCCATCTTACATTCATCACTGATCTGAATACCTGATCCATGATACTCCTCATGTTTCAATGAATATTTTATAGCTGTCACTTTTTTGCCTTCCTTATTGGTAACAGGTTTAAAATCGACTGGACATATAAGTGACCCGGCTGGAAGTTTTACGCATCCTAGCTCATCTTTTTTGGCCTGAATATTACGTGGAGTATATCTTTCGGTAAGAATCTTATCGAAATTTGATTTCATTATATGTAAAATTCCTATCTTTGTTCCCATAGTATATTTTGTTTTTCCGCGAATATACAAGTTTCATCAATACGAAACAAGTTATTCAGATGGATGGGTAGCCTGTGAAGGTCACCCATTTGTTGTTTATACGAAATTATCGTAATAAATTAGAGAGGGTAAATCACTGTGTTTGTGAAAGATCATTTTTGACACAACACTTGTTACGCGCGCGTTAATAGGTATATTTATTAAATATAATTAACTCTATAAACATATACTACTTTCTAATATCTCTATCCGTACACAGAACCTCTCCTGACGTCGAGTTCCTGTGTACTCCACTTAAAGTCTCTATTTAATAAAACATTGCTTTTTACCGCCAAGATATGGCGCCGTCATGCAGGATACCGCAGGCTAAACCTGATAGAAGCCGTATCCTATACCGGAAGCCGGTACCCCGGTAGAGAGATCTGGTGGAGCATAAGCCAAAGAAGAAAAAGCGAGGTCTTGTACGATCGCTCGCGCTCCGGCCGTCCGTATCTTCTACGGCAGGCTCCATCGCCCAAGGCTTCCCATTTCCCCTTGGCTTTATATCCCATATCATGGCATGAAGGAATCCAAAGGGAAAAGGTGTGGTCATGTCCCGTGAGGCAGGATAGGGCTGTCCACCGCCGCTCGGAGGCATGTATGGTCTGTGCTCCACTGGCCTCGTTGCCGTGGCTTACGGTGGACTTATCTGGCTTTCCTCCGCCACTTCCACCGCCTTTTCCCATTTGGATGTTCTTAAATACATGTTAATCAGCATATATTATGTTGATTATGGCATAATTTCTTGACAACGATATTTTTTTTAAGTAGTTTTGCTGAAAACTAATTTTATATGGCTGAGCAAAGGAAAGCTTTCGTATTTGCGTTGCCTTATGATACTAGACTGGATATGATCCAGCAATTCTTAAGGATATACAACGGCTATCTGGATTCTAAGGGTAAGAGCTTGATTACCGAAAGGGCGATAAACTTACTTTCTTTCTACATCAATTACGGATACTCGGATGATACCAGAGCCAAGTACATGGATTGTTATGGACAAAAGGAATCTTATATCGCTGTCCTTAACAATGAGCTAAAGCGTGGCGGTTTTTTAGTAGATAAAAAGAACGGAAATTTCCGTACCCGTGAGCTGTCTATTGAGACGAGAAGCCTACGTAATTATTTTGTTCTTGACGGGGAGGGTGATGACACCCGTGTAATGGGATTCGTATTCAAGAGAAACAAACTTAATATTGATGGATAGGAGTCTTATTTCGTTCGACAGGGATATTGTCGATGAGGTGGTGAGAAGATCTGGAGGAAAATATACCAAGCAACAGGTCGAGTGGTGCATGAAAGCATCCGTATCTTATATCCATCATCTCGCCAGATATACCGATAATATATCTATCAGGATCCCGTTTATCGGATACGTTATCTGCAATCTCCGTGAGATGCGTGTAAGACGTGATAAGATATGTAGGATATTTGTCAAGGAGGGTAATCGTTATCCAGACGAAAGGATGCCTATTGAGCTTGATTGTTTGGATAAGAAGATAAAGGTGATAGAAGGTATGGAGGGATTGAAGAACGGAGATCCCCTTATACGTGACAATCATGAGGCTATGTACCAATGCCGGTATGGCATGACATGGGAACAGTTACAGGATTTTCAACAACAACAATTTAAAAAATAATTATCGTGCAAACAATTGGTAAAGCCCAAGTAATAGCCCAAGCTTGGGAAGACAGTTTATTGGGCAGGATTCCTAAGGATGAGAAGGATTATCCGGAGTGGTACAAGAATCGTCTTGATTTATGCAAGAAATGTCCTAAGAACTCTTCTAATATTTTTTTCTTTAAGTTACCAGCTAAGGTATTGCTGCAAAGATTGATGGGAAGACAGGCGTGCTCGTTGTGCGGTTGCTTTATCAAGGAAAAGGCTTGGATGAAGACAGAGGTATGCCCGTTAAAGTTCGTGGAGGGGGAGAAAGCCAAATGGAATGCTATGGAGGTCATAACCGCCGATCATAACGATTTTAATATCGAGAGTCCTAATGATAATTTCGACGTGGGACTATCGGATGATGAAAGTGAGTTTTATATAAATCTTTTCGATCAGAAGATAGGAGATAAGATCGAGATCGTTCTGTTTATAACTCATAAGGATGGATTCCATGTTAAGGATAAACATCTTTCATGCGGATGTATAGGTGACGTATCATACAACAATCATCCTGATAACGAGAATAGAACCATATTTCGTATGACGTTGGATACATCAAAATACCCGGAAGGTCATTTTGAGAAACATCTATCTCTTACCGGTTATGTGAAGGATGATCCTGAACGTAATTTCAAACATTTCCCGCTACGTATTATAGGGGAAGCTTATAAATAATGCTATGAGAAATCTCGTAAGAAGCAAGATAGATGACCGTATCCATGCCCTTATTGTCATGGAAGTCGGATGCCGTGAGTTACCTGAATATTCATTGGGTGATATACTTTACTCCGCTTTAAGGAGGATAGCTAGGGCTAATGGTGGTAATGTCCGCTTCTTGCGGGATGTTAGTACCAGGGATTTATTGAGGTCTATAGACCAAAGCATCAGTGATGAGATCGAATTAAATAATAATGATTTTAACGTGTGATTATGATGGAAGAGGATAAGGATATCAAGAAAGAGATCAGGGATTATCTTAAAGAAGAGGCGGATACCCATATAAGGCATTGGATAGCCATAAAACGTGAGAGCAAGCGTCTGTATAGCGATATTGAGGATAGGACTAAGAAGATAGCCCTTAAATCATCTTCGTTGATAAAAGAGGAGGATTTTGTCGTTCTTCATGAGATGACCCATAAGATACAGATGTTGAATATAGAGGCTGTAAAAGTCAATTCTAGGTTGATGTTCATAATCCAGTTGGCTACCAGCTTCGGTATGGATCTGGATTTAGATACGACATATGCGTCCACCGCCAAGAGCATTATAGAAGACAGAACGTCTGGATTCGTGTTTTATGATGATAAGGAACGTCTGAGATATGCTGACAAGGAGCTTGAGGATATGTTCCATGACATGAGCGTGACGGAAGTAAGTAAGATCGGGGTTGTTCAGTCTTATGAGCTTCTTATGAAACAGTATAACGAGTTTAAGGACATAATCAAAAATAATATTAATTCCATATAATTTCATTATAGGGTTTTAATATATCTATAAGGATCTGATTATTAGCCTAAGTCTTGAAACAGAGGCTACGTTATTGGAGAATATATAGTTACCTACGGATGTTTATCCAAGTCCGTAGCTCTAAGGTAGGTGATTAAACAGGGATTGTATTTGGGTTTCGGTGTTGCCTGTACAAAACCTTCAATAACATTGGCGATGGGTACTAACAGGGTTTTTACCCTGACTTATGTTGAATAAACATTTTATTAAATTATTTATTGTAAATGGTTTATGTACAGGACATAGATGGTAAACCGATGATGCCTACGACAAGGCATGGTAAGGTTAGGAGGTTGCTTAAGGCAAATAAAGCAACCGTAGTGAATCTTTGTCCGTTTACGATTCAGTTAACTTACAAATCAACCGATCATAAACAGCCGGTTACTCTGGGCATTGATGCAGGAGCTAAACATATCGGTTTTTCTGCAACAACTGAAAAAGAAGAGTTATTTGCTTGTGAAACAATCTTAAGAACAGATATCGTAGATTTACTTTCAACGAGATCTCAAAACAGAAGGACAAGAAGATCAAGGCTCAGATATAGGAAGCCTAAATTTAACAACAGAGTTTTCTCTAAAAAGAAAGGCTGGGTAGCCCCTTCTGTAAAACAAAGAATTGATTCCCATTTAAACGAAGTGAATGAAATTCATAAAATCCTTCCGATTACTAAAATAGTAATTGAGGCCGCTCAGTTCGATACTCATAAAATGAAAAATCCTAATATTTCAGGAATTGATTATCAAAACGGAGAACAACTTGGATTTTGGAATGTCAGAGAGTACGTTTTGTTCAGAGACGGACATAAATGTAGTTATTGTAAAGGGAAATCAAAAGATCTGATCCTGAATATTCATCATATCGAGTCTCGAAAAACAGGAGGTGATTCCCCTTCCAATCTCATTACCTTGTGTGAAACTTGTCATAAGGAATATCACAAAGGCAATATTGATTTAAAGGTAAGGCGAGGCAAGTCGCTTTGCGGCGCAGCCATAATGGGAATCATGAAATGGAGATTATACGATGAGTTGAAGTCAAGATATTCAAACGTTTCAATGACGTTCGGTTACATTACAAAATATAATCGGATTAAATACGGAATAGAAAAATCACATACATCCGATGCGTTTGTAATTTCTAAGAACTTCAATGCGAAACGAATTGAGTATCAATACTTGAAACGTTTAGTTCGTAGGCATAACAGGCAAATACATAAAATGAAAATTTTAAAAGGAGGGAAGAAGAAAAATAATCAAGCTCCTTTTGAGGTTTTCGGATTTAGATTGTTTGATAAAGTATTGTATAACAATGAAATAAATTTTATTTATGGAAGAAGAAAATCGGGAAATTTCAATATCAGGGATTTCAATGGAGAAAATCCAAAGGATGTTTCATACAAAAAGCTTAAACTCATTAGAGGAAAGAGGCATCCGATTATATTAAAGTAAATAAATGTATATAAACATGTTTAATATATTTTTAAATATGAAAGCCAATGCCACAGGGAAGACGAAAGCCGACGAGTAAGGACGTCGATCGGGTAAACGATAATCTTGAGGTCATATCCAAGGCCGTGGATGACGCCAAGACGTATATCGCCAAGCATCCATGGGATAAGGAGAAGCCTGAGGATATGGCTAGGGCGTTCGATTTCATATCCAAGCTGATCGATAAGATCAACGTATGGAATGACTCGTATATGGAGAAGAGTGGAATCATGGATGTATACAGGAGTGTCAGCAATGTCCAGAAGAAGGAACGTAAGGGACAGGTTTCCGGTGGTATAGAATCCGTATTAAAAAATATGCGATCATGAGTTTAAGCACGAGTCCAGAATTTTATGTAAACATGAAGAATCCCCCTATATGGAACGATCTGTTCGGATGGGAGGATCAGGATGATGATGTTAAGCAGTTCTTCACGGAGGAGGCTTATAAGGTCAAGAACGGGGTGACTATCAACGGTACGTTCATCCCGCCATGGCTTTATTGGCATGTTAATTTCTTTCCCGTATTTCAAGACCTTCCAAATGGAGAGCGTGTTCCGGCTATCAGCCGGTTACGTGATAATGAATGGTTTTTCGCCGAGATGTACCAACGTGCCCGTCAGGAGAAGAAAGGGCTGGGGATGTTCGGTACCCGTCGTTTTGGGAAGGCCCTTCTGGACTCGGAGCTGATATATACTCCTTATGGACCTAAGAAGATAGGGTTCGCTGATATCGGTGATATCATATATGGCGATGATGGTAAGCTTACGACTGTAGTAGGCGTATATCCTCAAGGGTTCGTTGATATGTATAAGGTTACGTTTGAGGACGGGCGCAGTATAGTATGTTGCGGTCAACATCAGTGGAAGGTTAAATATCATGGTGATTATAAAGTCATGAGCACTATGGGTATCATCCACTCTGACTTCCAGAAGATGACTATAGACATAGGGGAGGCCGTGGATTTCCCCGAGCGGCGGTGGCTGATGTCGCCCCAGCTCCTTGGGTCTCTGACCGCCTCTTTCCTTTGTGGATCTACCGACAGGATCTTCGAGTTAAGCAATAAGGAGATGGATGATATTATTTATTCATCCAAAAAACAGAAGGAGTTGTTTATAAGCTCATTCATGAAGATATCTTGCGGTATAAGTACCGGTGATGATTGTTTTAAGGTCGTTTACAAAAGTGAGTATATTATATCCTTCGTAAGAAGAATATTCTGGTCTATGGGATATTATTGCGTCATGGATGGTGATGATATGTATATATCCAAGACTCATAACAGGCTTAGGATATCCGATATAGATTATTACGGGAAGTATAAGGCTACTTGTATTGAGGTCGATAATAAGTCCCATCAGTTCCTTGCCACTAATTTTGTCGTATCCCATAATACGACTATCATGTCATCACTTCTCCAGATGAACGCTACCATGACGATCGGGCTTAGTCATTCCGTGGTAGGTTTCAGCGATAGCGATTTATCTAATATAGGTGAGTATTGTGAGTATGGTCTTGATCATGTGCATCCTTTTTTCAGGATTAACAGGACCAAGACCGATTGGAGTTCTGGTGTCACCTTAGGCAAGCGTATGTCCAACGGGGTTCGTGATGTTCATGCCATAATATCCATAGCCAACATCAACATGGGTAGGAAGACATCCACACAGAAGACTGCCGGTCTGACCCCCGCCACGGCTATTTTCGACGAGGTAGGTAAGGGACCTATCAAGAAGCCGTACACTGCCGCCATGCCGTCATACGACACTCCTTACGGCTGGCGTCTCAGTCCGATCTTGGCTGGTACCGGTGGTGAGGTGGAACTATCCAAGGACGCTCAGGAGATGTTCTCTGATCCTGATACATACAATCTTCTGGTCATGGACTGGGATATTTTAAATCGGAGAGCCATGAAAGGGAAAACATGGAAAGAACGGAAATGGGCGATGTTTGTTCCTGGTCAGATGGCTAACTCCGGTGTCAAGAGAACTATAGGTCTGGGTGATTATTTGGGGAAACCTGATGATAAGAAGCTTAATAAGATCAAGATTGACGCCACGGATTTCGAGGCTAGTACCAATAAGCTTAACGAGGAACGGAAGAAGCTATCTACGAAAGATAGGGTAGCTTATACCTCTCATACCATGTTCTATCCATTTACGATTGACGACTGTTTTTTAAGCTCATCCCAGAACCTATTTCCGGTCGAGTACGCTATCAAGCATAAGAATGATCTTCTTGAGTCGGGGCAATATAGCGGCATGCTGTGTGATGTTTTCCTTGAATCGGGGAATAAACTTGGTACTACTAAATCGAATAAGCAATTGGCTGGTTTTCCGTTTAGCGGTGGTGTTATTGACGCTCCTGTCCAGATATTTGAGATGCCTCAATCCAATAGGTTTGATGACTTTATATATGTGAGTGGTAGCGACCCCTACAAACAGGCTAAGTCGGATACGCCCTCATTAGGTGCTTTTTATGTATTCAAGAGACGTGTTGGTATTCGAGATCCTTATGCCTATAGAATAGTTGCCTCTTACGTATCTCGTCCATCATCCATAGATCAGTTTTGCCGTACGTGTGAGGTGCTTCAGAAGGGATATGGGGCTATATGTCTTATGGAGAACGCTGACCAGATGTATGAGCAGTACCTCAACCGGAAGAGTGGTATGCCCGCTTCTTTCTTCCTGTTCGCTGGTGAGGCTATAGCCAATAAGTACGTGAAGGCCGGCTCCCGGCAGAACAGCAAGCTGGGGCTATACCCTACCCCCGGCAACCAGAACCTGCTCTTCTCCTGCGTGGTGGATTACTGCTGGCAGGATTTCGTTATCGGTTATGATGATCAGACTGGTCTTGATATAACTGTCAAGGGTATTGAGCTGATCGATGATATAGCCCTACTGGATGAGATAATACAGTATAAGCCCGGATTGAACGTCGATAGGATAATAGCGTTCGGGCATGCGTTGGTTCTCGCCAGATATTTTGACGATAACAATTACATGCCTAAATCGAAGATCGAGGAGATGAATAATGCCCGCAAGGAAGACGCTTATAAACACCATGAGGTATATGCATCTGCATTTGGATCGGTATCTATAGGAGCTTTTAGGTAAATGAATGTCAATTAAACGCCTATCTTTGTTGTAAATAAAATTGAATGGTGATTATATATAATTTTACACTAAAATAGCATATAAATAAGAATTTGTAAATATTCTATTTATATTTGCGCTATGTA